GTTTCTAATAGACTGTTACCAAACGGATAGTTGTTATCTAGCCCTTCGCTCATTGATAGATGAACAACATGTTCTGCATCGATTGCAGTTTCATTTGCATCTTGACTCCAACGGCTTGTGCTTTGATCAGGAGTTCTACCTGTCATATATTTGTTGTCAAGTGTTTGGTATCCAGGATTGTTACCGCCTGGACCGTAAACTTGATTTGTATTGATTTTTGTTGCACTTAATCCTTCAAAGGCAATGTTAAGATCTTTTACAATATATTGCTCAGGACGTTTGCCTTCCGATTCGTTAACGATAATTTTTGTTACATTAGCAGGATCTACATGATACCATTTTTGTGTTTCAGGATCTCTAATAAAAAATTGGTCGCCAAACTTAAATGCATTTCTTATAACACGGAACATGCGTTTTTCAAATTCTTGTATCTTGCACCATTGTTTTAGATACTGACCAAGAATTTGTACTTCGCTTTTTGTTGCACCTTTGTTAAACTCAATATTAAAAGGTGTGTTGTTTTGTTTGTTCTTTTGTGTGCAAAATTCTGCTAGGATGTCTAGTGCAGCATTAACTTCAGAGTCATTATCCATTGTGTTATATTGACCATAACGCTCAACACGATTTGGTGATCCGACATAAACATCAGGAAGGTGAGATGAATAGTTTGCTGCTGCTGGTCCCATTCCTTGACCTTGTGTAAAACTAAATGGACTGAAGTTACCGGTAGGATTGGCACTCGTTGCTACTGGTGTAAAATATTTTTTCCAACTCATCTACCTAAACTCCTATACAGGTTAGTACTGCCTTTTGTATTTCTTGCAATGCCTTTTTCGACACTTAGCCCTTCACTTAGCAAATGCACAGCCATTTTCATATTGTTATTTAACTGATCTATCTTCTGAATTAACTGAGTCTGGTCCGTACTTGAACCTTGCCTTTCGTAGAACGCATCTAGAAGTTGTCCTGCTTCTGTATTCCTAGGCACAACTGCTTCATTACCGTGCAATATTGCATGAGTTCCTCTACCAAAATCTCGGAACCCATTTGTTCCAGTGGCAAATTCAGGAAAGGAAGGACTATTAGGATAAAGTGCCATGATACTCTGACGTAATGCATCAGGATCGGTCATAAGAGCATCTAAATTAAGTGCGTCTGAGACAGGATCAGTTACTAAGTTTAAAAATTTAGCAAAATTTCCAGAAATAACACTGCCATTGTCAATTGATCGTTGAACTTGTTCTGCACGTATAGTTTGTATTAAACTTTGTAATTCGTTCTTGTCAAGTTGTTCGCCTGACATAAAGCGAGTCATAGCATCATCACGTTGCGTGTCTGTCATCTTAGCACCTGGGATAAATGACTTTGCATATTGACCTAAAGATTTTAGAATTTGCATCATGCCTGCTTCAATTGAGATTGTCATCTCTTGAATTAATCTATCAATATAACTAGCAAAATCTTCGGTAGCCTCCATGCCTAGTAAATCTCTTACAGCGTTAATTTGGGTATTAATAAATGTTTGCATTTTGGTTTGTAAATCAGTAAGTGTTGTGTTCATCCACTCTTGAAACGTTTGGCCCCCTGGTGCAAATCCAAATGTATCTGCTATTGTATCCATTACAGTAATGATAGTGTTATTAATAGCATTCATGGTATTTGAAATACTTGTCCAAGTACTGTCAAACCATTCACGAAGTGTTTGTCCTTGTCCAAAACCTAGTGCATCTCTAAAGTAATTAACAGTACTATTCATTGTCGTTGTTACAGTGTCTATCATATTACTTATAGTTGCTAACGTATTGTCAAACCATTGTGTTAGACTTGTTTGGCCGCTTGTGCCTATAAATCCCTTTATATCGTTGTACAATGTAGTTATTTTAGATAATATACCGTCTGGACCGTTAAATGCATTCTCAATTGCTGTTACTTGAGTAGTAACAAATACCTTTATATCGTCGTACAATGTAGTTACTTTAGATAACACACCGTCTGGACCGTTAAATGCATTCTGAATTGCTGTTAATTGAGTAGTAAGCCAATCTGATACTGTTGTACCTTGTGGCATTCCTAGTATTTTAGATAAATGGGTATCAACAGTGTTAAACGCATTTGTTATACTATCAGTAATTGCTTTTCCAAATTCAGTACCCGAAAAGAAGCCTGCTATGCTTTGTTTGATACTATCAAACATACCACCACTTCTTGACTGTTCTCCATTTGGCCCTTGCTGAAGTTCTCCAAATGCAAAATCCATTATATTTGCAAACGTGTCTCTAAGAAGTGTTTTAAGTCCTTCAATAATTGTTAACTTACCGTCTTGATCTGTAAAAATACTTTCTAAATAATTAGCAAACTCTACAAGTTTTTCTTGAAGGTATCCTAATGCATCTCTTGCTTCTCCTGAATTTAAAAAATCGTTAAATCTTCTCAACCCTCTAGTAACAAATCCTTGTGGACCAAAAATTGCATTTAAAAAATCTTTTACAGTGTTTGTTACTGTGCTAAGACCGCCTGCTGCACCTGGAGAAAAGAAATTTTTCAAAGCGTCTCCAAACTCTCCAAACACTTCAAGTAATCCGCCTCTGCCGTCAGTACCGTCTACAATTTCAAAGAATGCCCTAACAACTGATTTTCTCACGTCAGTTATTGCTTGTTCAAAGTTTCCTAGTGCAGATGTTAATCTATTCCTGCGTCCCTGTTCTTCTTCACTAAGTCCTGCATCTATTCCTCTGATACTGTTGAATTGGTATGCATAGTCTGCAACACTTGCAAGTGCAGCAACAACACCGTTACTACTGTTTTGCATTGATGTAAGTTGTGCAGGGCCATACTGTTGCGAAAATCTTTCTAGCGTAGGACCAAATCTGTTTTGCAAAGTTGAAATAACATCAGATAGTTCTTCTTCACCTGTAAAAACTCGTTGCATATAAGTTTCAATGCCAGGCATAGCCTGTACTAAAGCCTTGCCTAAATCAGTTTGTGCAACGCCATCCATTAGGTCTTGGAAGCCATCACTGAAACCCGGAAGTCTTGTGTCAAAGAACGTCAACGCACCACGCAAGTTGTTTCGTTCATTTTCATTTAATCGATTCAACTGATTTCTAATTCTAGCTTCAGTCATTTGCTGTGCCATTCTATCAGCAAGTTGTCTGCGTTCTTCACCTGTTAGTTTTGCTAGTCTATCAAGTTGTAAAATATAATTTGCTGCACTTGCTTGTGTTTGTCCATCAAATCTCAGTGCTTGTGACTGTCTCATTCTTTCGTTTGATAGAAAATCAATAAGTCCTTCGTTAACATCTTCAATAGTGAAACCCATTGCAAAGAATTGTCTACCTAATCCTGTTCTAAACTCTTGACTGAATGTTCCAAGAAGTTTTGCACCGTTAGTTACAGTGCCTCCAAAAAACGCTAGATTTGCAGCATTGTCTCTTACCATTTGTGCAAAATCATCAAGACTCATTGATGCTTCTGCACTTATTTTCATCATTTCAAAAATACTATTTTCAAAACTTGCACCTACTGATGCTAAACTTCTAAATTGATCAACTGTGTGATCCAAGTAGCGTGTAAGTCTTGTTACAACATTTGTACTTCCAAAGATTGCTTCAGCAAAGTCACTAGCCCGTGTGCCTCCAAACGCAAGTTCTTTAGCAAAACCTTTAAGGCCTTTGCCTGCTGCTTCTGCTGCTTTGCCTAACTTACTGACTTTGTCAGTGCCATCTTTTTGTGCTTTATTATAATTTTCTTGTATACGTGTTGCTGTATCAGGGCCGCCGCCGCCACCACGTCTTTCAGTTGCTGCTAATAAAGCCTGTAAGGTGGCTTCACTTGCTACGCCGTCTCTTGGACGGGGGCCGCCTACATTACTAATTTCTACATCTTCTGCCAATGAATCATTCCAAATTAACTGCGCACATTATATTAATTCATATATATACGTGTAGTATTTATCCGGAGAAAAAATACATGCAGACAGCAACAGCAAACCCGCTGTCTAAACATTTTAGACAGCCTAAATTATATATCAAATTACCTAGTGGTGGAAATTTTTATCGTCCTGGTAGTCTTGTGCCTGAGCAAACGGGTGAATACCCTGTGTATGCTATGACAGCAAAGGATGAACTTATGTTCAAAACTCCTGATGCTTTGTTAAACGGCCAAAGCACAGTAAACGTAATTCAAAGTTGTATGCCCAATATCAAAGATGGTTGGTCAATACCTAGCATCGACATTGATGCTATATTAATTGCAATTAGAATCGCAACCTATGGCGAAGTAATGGAACTAGGTGTTAACATCAAAGAAATAGATGAAGAAAGATCATTTGAACTTGATTTGCGCACAGTTCTTGATGGACTAATTGCAAGACAGTATGATAATGTTTTTCAAATCGGCGACTTTACTTTTGAAATTGCGCCGATGGTGTACAAAAAGTTTACAGAAATTGCTTTAAAAACATTTGAAGAACAACGTTTGTTTAGAATTGTTAACGACGATAACATGAGCGAAACAGATAAAATTACTCAGTTTAATGAAGCATTTGTTAGAGTTACCGAACTTAACATTAGTAATATTCTAAACAGTATTATGTCAATACAGTTTCAGGATGAAGAACCTGTTACTAACAGAGATCATATTATAGAATTTTTTGAAAACGCCGACAAAGACATTTACACTTCTCTTATAGTTCATTTAGATGAACAAAGAGAAAAGTTTGCAATACCGCCATTCAAGGCACGTCTAAGTCCAGCGGATATCGAAAGAGGAGCACCAGAAACTATTGATGTTCCGATTACTTTCGATCAATCAAATTTTTTCGCCTAAGGATCTCAGCTCTGTCCTTAGAGGACATTCTTAAACAAGTTGAGATCCTTGACAACGAATCAAAACAAATAAAATATGATCTCTACAAATTGTCTTGGTACATGCGTGGAGGTGTTTCGGTGTCAGAACTTTACGAGATGAGTGTTGAGGACAGAGAAATCCTAGCAGGTATAGTAAAAGAAAATTTAGAAACTAGTAAAAAGACAGGACAGCCGTTTTGGTAATTAAGAAGGCTGTGAAACTTTGTAGCCTTTTTTCTTAAGCATTGCAATTGCTGTTTTTTCTTCAGGTGAAATTCTTGATGTTGCCCACTGTGGTGTAGCATCCGGTGATGCAAACTTACTACGTTTCTTAGGATCACCAGCACCAGATCTTTGAAAGCCTTGCTGTGTTACTTTCTTTAAAATCTCATCTACTTCAGGATTGCTTAGTGGTTCATTTTCATCTCTACCACCTGCTTCTCTTGACTTACCTAAAATCATATCAACATCAGTAGTAGGTAAACCTTTTTGTCTTAGAAAACCCTTGAGTTGATCAGGTTCTAGTTTTCCTTTTTTAATGCCACTACCTGCCATCCATACACTTAGATCTTTTTTGGTTTGGTTTGCATCTTTGCCTACATCAAGTTTTGCTTTTGCAGTTTTACTGCCTAATTTACTCATAGCACCAAGTCCTGCTCTTTTTAGCAATCCCATTGGTTTTTCACTTACGTTATCTTCACTAATAATCTCAAATACTTTCATAAGACAATCCTTTTTGATGTTGTTATATTTATTTATATGAATTATTTAGTATTGCTACTACGTAGCAATAAGTTTTCGCTATCGCTCAAACTATATTTGTTTTTTTATTAGTGCGAAGCACTTAGTTTCATGTAGATTAATTAGTCAGACGGAACCTTGCAGCGGTTCCATCCTCCTCGAGCTTCATGTGAGTTGCATAGCCGAGACTTGGAAGTAGGTATTTGACTTTGCTACTGGGCTCTAACCTTTCCCAACCTACGTCGACATCACGCAAAATGCGCTATCCCCCGCTTCGTTCCTAGTGCTAAGGGGTTTTCGTAGCATACAGCCTGTGGGACTTCACCAGTGTCTGATCACGTGGTTACGTGAAGCTCAAGGTGGATCGAACAATTCCGATCAAACAGTGTCCTGATGTGCCTTTAAATTTTCTCTAAGTATTTTTGAACCACCAACTCGAACGTTTATAATACCATTATAGTATTCATCTGTTTCTAAAACTCTACGTTCAAATTGTTCTCGTGCCTCTAAATATGACATTTCGCCTCTAGATTTACAAAAATAAAGTATTTCTCTTGTAAACTTGTTTTCGCCTAATTTTTCTACGTCTGCTATTAGTTTATCTGACGATCCCCAATAGTCTCGCCAATCTGATTCCTTGTAGCCTCGTCTTTTATTTTTTTTGCCTTTAAGCGGTGGTTTGGTTGTTTTAAACTTTGCTAGTTTTTTGCCTACGTATTTGCGATTGTCCGTTAAATTAGTAATAAGGTAAACAAACCCTTCGTACTCGTTTGGTATTTCTGTTACTTCTTTACCTTGATATATCCAATTCATACAGTAATTTATGTGTGCCTATGTGCTTTCTTCTCTTGTTTTGGATAGAGGATGTTTTTTTAGTGCCTGTTGGTGTATTTCTTGTATTTCTAAACGTCTTACCTTTGCTAGTTTCATAATTTGACTTAAATGTTTGCGAACTACTCGTCTTTTTGCCTCAGATGGCCTTTGTAAAAATATTTCATTGGCTTTAAAGTAAGCCAAATACTCTTTTACCAATTGATCATGTACATCGTCTTCAATCATTCTACCACTTCAATGTCGTTTTCGTATGAAGTAAAGCCATTTTCCTTTACAACCTTTAGAATATTGTTTACTCTGCCTACTAGTTCGTCTTTATGACTAATCAAATAGATGTTTTTCTGTCTTTCTCTGCCCATCTTCTTTAGTACACTCAAAGAATTCTCGACACCCTGACTGTCCATACCACTATCAATAAGTTCGTCAATGAATAATAGGTTCAGTCCTTGGTACAATGACTCCCAAACATCACGGAATGCAAAACTCATACCAAGTATTAGCCTATTGCGTTCACCTCTTGACAAGTTATCAAAGTCTAAGTCTTGGCCAAGTTGTGTTATTTCAACGGCTAAGTCGTTTTGGAATGTAACTTGATGAGGTAAGCCTAACTTATCGAGATAATTCGTAAGCCTGTTGTTTAGATATGCAAGATTTTGATCAATAATCTTCTTTCTTATGAAAGAATCTTTGTTTGTTAGTAGTTTTAACAAAAACTCTTGGTGTTCTTTGAAAGTATTCAGTTGATTTATAACTGACCAATCGATATCTTGCAGTGCTGTGTTAGTTAAATCGTCAATTTGTGCCTGATAAGGGTCTTCTTCTTGCTCTTTACTTAGCAATGTATTCTTTAAGTTATCTACGTTGTTTCTATGTTCATATGCTTCACGCATTGTATCATAAAATGTAGTAGGACGACCGTCAATATCACCAATTATACCCAATTCAACAGCGTTATCATCAAATTTATTTTTTATTTCAATGAAATATGCTCTGGCATCGGCTAGATCTTTAGTTTTAGTTGCAAGAATCTCTGCTTTCTTAGTTTCATGTAGTTCTTGACCACATGTATAACAAATAGCATCGTCTAATTCTGCAATGTCTTTAGTAACCTTTTTTACAGACTTGTCTGCACGTTGTAGTGCAGGCTCTAACGTGCTTAATTCTTTTCTAAGAGCCGTTATTTTGTTGTTTAGTTCTTGCCAATTCTGTAATTGTTCGTGATTTTCAAGTTCTTTTTCAATATCTACTTGTTCTAGTTCTTTAATACCGTTTTTTAACTTTTCAATGTCTGTTTTTTGCTTTGTTTTCCATGCAGACTGTCTAGTTCTTAGTGTATTAATACTTTGAGAGATTTTTTCATTAGAAGATTGTATTGCATTAATCTTTAATTGTTCTTCTGTAATGCTATCTTTGGTATATTTGATTTGTTCTTTAAGATTATCTGCCTTTTCTGATAAAATAGTAATACCTAGCAGTTGCTCAATGACTTCACGTTGATCATTTTGTCGCATACTTAGGAAAGGCTCGGTGTATGTGTTCAATGCAACCACGTGCTTGAACATATTGTGACTCATTTCAAGTAAACCATTAATAGAGTCTTGTGTTTTACGGCTATCGCCTTGCGATTCGTCAGTTAAATCTTGTTGTTCGTGGTCGTTTACATAAAATTTTAGTACATTAGGCGATCTTCCACGTTCAATTCGATAACTGTTTCCACCTTTTTCAAAGTTTAGTGTAACCAACATGCCCTTACTATTGGTTTTGTTAATCAAGTTATTACGCTTGATGTTTGTTAGTGCTTGGCCGTACAAGGCATAGGACAATGCATTGATTATCGTAGTTTTACCTGTACCGTTGCGTGATCCTGAATCATCACCTCCTTGGTCTAAGTTTTCACCAAGCACTAGAGTTAACTGTTCACGGTCAAAGTCAACAGCTTGGGTAACATTACCCACACTCATAAAGTTTTTTACGGTTAAATCTTTAAATTTTATCATTATAACTCTTTGTAAATGTCCAACAGCATCTTTTTATTGAAAGATTCAGAGTCAATTGCAAGAATTTCGTTGCTAACAATCTGATCCACACTCTCAAACTGTGCAATATCAAGTTCTGTTGTAATTTCTTCAATTTGTTTTTGTGGTATTAGTGTAATTTCTCTACATTTGTACTGATCTATAAATGTTTCTTTAATAAAACTTGCTTCTTCGTATGAAATAGGAAGGTCAAGTGTTACCCTCAAGTACATATTAGGTTTGATCAGTGTGTCTTTTTCGTCAATCAACTGAGATAACTTAACTGTACGAAACTTTGGACAGTCTAGCCAGTTGATATACTCTGGTTCTGCATCGTTCTCACGGTCCAGTATCATCATACCACGGTCATCATCCCAAGTATCTGCATAGTTGTGTGGGAAAGCATTACCTATGTAGTGGATCTTGCCCTGCCGTTGACGTTTGTGGAAGTGTCCGCTGAACACATACTCTTGATTCTTGAAGTGTTGTGACTTTAGTTCACCGTGATCTGGCATCTGCACCATAGCATTCATATAGAAACTAGGTAATTCAAAGTGTCCAAACAAATATTTGGCTTGTATCTTCTCTATACGGCGCCATTCATCGCCTACTAACCAAGGAACTAGTGCTACATCTTCTACAACTTGTATTTCGTTAACAACTGTTATACCTGGAATGTGTTTTGCCCATTCGGTGCTTTTAACATCACGTTTATCTTTGTAATACAAATCGTGATTGCCTGCAAACATATAAAAGTTTTCAAATGCTGCACCTAGTTTTTCTAAACTACGAATACCTGCATCCATAGTTGTTAAATTAAGACTATTTCTGTTATGATTCCAGTCACCGCAGAAAATACCAGTCTCGCAACCGTTTTCTTTTGCTGTTTCGATGTACCAGTCTATGAAGTTTTCACAATCTTGGTTATGTACTCGTGAATTACCCTTCATACCAAAGTGTATGTCAGTAAACACTGCTGCTTTTTTAAACAAATTTATACTCCGTATTGAGTTTTATTATAAGATCAAAGGAAAACAAAGTCAACTATTATTTTTTTGAGTCTTCTTCCCAACGTGCCTTAGAACGTTCGTGTTCGCCTTGGCTTTGTCTTGTGTAACTTGGGTTGAGATTGTTCATTTCTAGGATATCATCTCTAATATTTTGATTTCGTTTTTCTAAATTAATTACTCTTACAAATGAATTTGTAACTGCGGCTGTATAATAAGCAAATGGGTTTTGTGATTTTGATTCATCAAACTGCAAACCAATTTGTGATAATTGCAAAATAGCCTGACCTTTCATTTCGTCATTGTACGTGTAGCCACGCACATTTCCTCTAGTTGCATATCTTTCACACAATTTCATCCACATCATTGCTAATTTGTTTGTAGCCATACCGTGTGTTTTGTCAAAATGTCCATTTTCCATTCCACCTGTCCAATGGCTTTTGCCTACACAGACAAGTTCATCGTTTTCGTTAAACTTGTAGTGCTGAAATGGAGGAAAATTCAATTTTGTTTTAGTATCTGCAATAGTTTTAGGATTTTTCTTACGTCCTGGTTCTTCTGGAACATGATCAAACGTCATAATACGAAAAATTAGTTCATATTTGCTAATTTTACGGTAATCAACTTCGCATTCGGAGAGTTTTTTCTTGCGTCCAGCAGCTTTTTCTGCTTCATAAATTCTTTGTGTTTGTTTTTTTGCTTTGTTCTTTTTTGCCTCAGCAATTGTTCTAATGTTTACCTTTTCAATACTAGGTAAAATGATATCATAATCAGCATAACTATTATCAGTATAACTGCAAAAAGTATTTTTTGATTTGTGTATCTCGGCTAGAATGTCCTTGTTGTTTAAATAATTGACTTTTTTCATTTTTTCTCCAAGTTGATACACATATAATAATATATGTATTTAATTTTGTCAACTAAATATATGTAGGAGATTCGATTATGGGAATAGTAAGAGATAGCAAAGGGAATCCTGTTAGAGACAGTAGCGGTAATGCAGTTAGAACAGGCACTTCTCGAGGAAATTCGCCTGCACAAAGAAACAATGCACAGCCTCTTGATCCAAGAGTTGCTAGTGCTGTAAACGCAGGCGCAAATCAATTTCTTCAAACAGCATCAGGTAGAATTAAAAATCCTTTTTTAAAATCATTGTTTAATTTAGGTGCTGCTGCAATGAAAAGTGAAATGCGTAAAAGCACATCTCTTAACACTCTTACTAATAGACAAAATCAAATTAGCACACAAAGACAAAACTCGTATGGTTTATCAACTAATGTAGCAAAGTCATCTTATGCAGCCAACAGTAGATCTACTACAGATGATTGGCGTGTTAAAATTAAATTACCTAATATTTCAAGTTTTCAGACTAGTCCACAACTAAATCCTTTGGTTGTTAAAACAGACGGATACATGGTATTTCCAACATTACCGCAACTTCTTGTTACACATGGAGCAAACTATGATGTAATGAGTCCAACTCATACAAATTATGGCTATCAAATCTATCAAAACAGTCAAGTTGAAGATTTGACAATTGCTTGTGAATGGCCAGTAGAAAACGAACAAGATGGATTGTATTGGATAGCAGCAACACACTTTTTAAGAAGTGTTTCTAAAATGTTTTACGGTAGTGATGCACAAAGTAATTTAGGTGCTCCGCCGCCTGTTGTTGAATTGTCAGGATATGGCGACTTTATATTTCCAAATGTTCCGATTGTAATTAAAATGTTCTCTTTAGATCTAAATGATGGTGTTGATTATATCAAAGTACCATTGTACAATAGGTCTCAATTTGATGGAACAGCAGAAACTTACGGCGCAAGTCAAGGATATGATTATAGTTACGTTCCGACACTAAGCAGATTGTCAATTGTTGCAGGTATTGCACTAAGCAGAAATGAAGTAAGTCAGTTTAACTTAGACAGTTATGTGCAAGGCGATTATATTCAAGGTAATGGGAGATTTATCTAATGCCATATGCAAACACTAGTCCATATTCACAAACAAAATATACTAGAAACGGAGCATTAGGTATATTTTCACCTAGATTTATACCCGAAACAGAAGACGATATTTTATATACAATAGAACCTGTTTATAATTATAGACCAGACTTGCTTGCTTTTGATGTGTACGAAACACCTAAACTATGGTGGGTATTTGCACAACGTAATATGGATATTTTAAAAGATCCTGTATTTGATTTTAAAACAGGAACACAAATATATTTGCCAAAAAAATCTACATTGTTATCAGTATTAGGAGTTTAGTATGGCGATGCAGCCAAATATATTAAACCAATTTAGGAGTTGCAACTATAGATGGTCTCTTGGAGTTTTAGAACCTCAAGATTACAACGAAAGTGGTTTTTTAAATTATAAACCAAACCTTATTATTAGAGATGGCGGCATCGGTCAAAAAACTGTTTTAACAGAATTAGAAAAACAATACGGACAAGTTGAATTTTTTATGGATGATGTTGAAATAGAAGGGTTGTATAATCCAAATCCTGCAACAGGTACAACAAATAATGTAACATTTCAATTTAATGTTTACGAACCATACAGTGTTGGGTTGTTTTTACAAGCACTTGCAATTGGTGCGTTGCAAGCAGGGTATGCGAATTATATTGAAGCACCGTTTTATATTTCTGTAGATTGGATCGGACATACAGATCAAGGAGAGCATGGCAAAACGGTAAGTAGTAGAGGTTATGCAATTAAATGGGTTGATATACAATTCAGTGTAGATGCAGGAGGAGCAAATTATAGTTGCACTGCTACACCTTTCAACCATTTAAATTTACTAGACCAAATTGCTAATATGCAGACTACAACAAGTATTTCTGGTACAAGTGTTGTAGAGGTTTTACAAAAAGGTGATAATAGTTTAACTTCTAGTCTAAATAGAATAGAAGAAAAGGCAGTTAGAGAAGGCAAGAAACTTGTAGGCGATAGATATACAATTGTTTTTCCAAAAAATCCTGAAGGCGGCTTAATTAATGAAGATGATATTTTTATTCCCGAAATTGATCCTGTTCTAAATGCACCTATAGGATATTTTCAAGGAGCAGTTGATCCTGCACTTGCAAGAGCACAAAAAGATTCCTTACGCAGACAATTAGACACTGTGATTTCTAATATAGATGCACTGGATGATTTATCAGGGGTTGGAGATCGTGCAATTTCAGAAGCAGCACGAGCAAATTTAGAAAAAGAAAGACAAGAGATACAATCTCGTCTTAATGGTCCTGCTACACCTACAGTAACAGATACAGGATTAGGAATACCAGGTAGGATAGAATCTTTTAGAGCAGCTGAGCAATCTGGCAATGTTCAGTATGGAGATTTCTCAGCAGCAGATGTTACACTGTTCCAAGATGCAAATTCTAATTACATCGGAAACAGTCCTATTGTAAGAACATTTGAAGATCCTGGCAACATACGTTTTGCATTTGAAAACAGTAGTTGGGATGAAACTACAAGAACAATTAGAGATGCTCAATTTACAATTGATCCGTTGACAAGAGATTTTGTATTTCCGCAAAATACAAGTATACCGATAATAATTGAAGATGTAATTTTAACTAGTGAATGGGGAAGAAGTTTAATTGAACAATATCCTGATTCTGATGGTATGATGACATGGTTTAAAATCGATGTAAAAAACAGAATACTTGATACTATTGAAATGACAAAAAGTGGTAGATCTGCTATGGAGTTTCAGTACATTGTAATTCCTTATAAAGTACATTCTAGTGTTTTTGGTGCTCCTACAATTCAAACTAATTATTCGCAAAGGGCGTTAAATTTAGACAAAGGATATTTTTATTCTTATACTGGAAGAAATACTGATATTATTGATTTTAATTTTACAATTGATAATAGTTTTCACAAACCTTGGACTAATATACAATCAGGAGAAGATAGCGATGTACCAAATGTTACAAATAATAAAGTAACTTCAAAATCAGGTACTAACATTCCTCCTAATGCAAATGCTGGAATTAGGAATGTAGTATATCCATATACATTAGATATGGCAAATTCAGGCGGCGCGAGGATAAGCACGAACACTAGAAGAATAGCAGAACTTTTTAATAATTTAATTCTTAACAGTGATACAGAAAATGTGTCATTAGAATTAACAATTTGGGGAGATCCTTACTATATGGCAGAATCTGATGCAAGTAATTTTAGATTACCTGCTGATCAATCTAGATCATATGTTGCTGGAAATGTTCAAGCACCGTTTGTTTATGAACAAGTAGATATTCTTGTGTATTTTAGAACTGGATTTGACTATAGACAAGGACAAATGGTAATAGACTCTTTACAACAGTTTACAGGTTTATATAATATTGTTACTGTTAGAAATAGTTTTTCGAAAGGCAGATTTACACAAACACTGGAATTAGTAAGACGTCCAGGACAAGACGAACAAACACTTAATTCTATTGCAAGTTTGTTTGATGAAAATCTTTCTGGAGATTTAGCAACACAATTAATTAACCAATCGATTATAAATGTAGTAGATGACTTTAATAAAATACTTGAAAGACTACCACAAGAATATTTGAAAGTTACAGGATTGGAAAGAATAGATATACAAAAAGTTGTATCTGCAAGTGTAGATAATTTGTTCCAAAGAACAGGCGGAGAATATGGTGATTTTGTAGGATTTTTTAGAGACGTAACAACAAATGCACTTGCACCTGCAATAAATGTTCTAGGAGGAAATGTTAGCGATTTAGGAAATTTCCAACTACCAAATGAAGTTGGATCTAATGCATTAAATCAACTTCGACAGAAGGTGTTAGAAAGAGGTGCAGTAGACGGATCAGAAATTGCTCAAGATATTTTTAAGGCAAAAATGGAAGCATTAGATGGAGCAATAGAAACAGCAATAAGTGGAGCATTAGACGAAGCAGCAAATCAAGTTGCACCTGTGCTAAATGATATTGTAACAGCAGGAAAAAATGCAGCACCTGATGTGTATAATACTGCAAGAAAAATGACAAGAGGATTTTTCACATAATGATAGCACCTAAACCTATAAGAACAGAACTTGGTAGAACTAGTAGAGAAGCAGCGCAACCGCATACTCCTGGTACATATCTTGCTAAAGTTGTAAGTCATTTAGATCAAAGATTTATGGGCGCTCTTAGAGTGCAAATTATTAAGACAAGATCTAGTGCTGATGACGATTCAGATCCTGGACAAGTTGTTGATGCATTTTATGCAAGTCCGTTTTTTGGTACCACACCACTTACAGGTGCAACAGGACCAAACGATTATACTCATACACAACAAAGTTACGGATTTTGGGCAGTACCGCCAGATCCTGGATCACGTGTTCTTGTAACATTTGTCGAAGGCAGACATGACTATTGTTTTTGGTTTGCATGTGTGCCAGATGAATATATGAATTTTACTGTGCCTGCAGGTAATACTGCAACTGCTGTTACAGATCCTACAATGACACCTGGTACACTACTCGGTAAAAAATTACCAGTGGGAGAGTACAATAAAAATAGAGTAGATCCGCAAGGACAAAAACAACCAACATACTATCCTAAACCTCCAAATGATAGGATAACAGATCAATTGTTTAAAGCAGGTTTATTAGATGATGATACAAGAGGACTAACAACAAGCGGTGCAAGACGTGAAGCACCTAGTAATGTATATGGAATGAACACTCCGGGCCCACTTTATAAAGGTCCTGGTGCTCCTAGAGTAGATAAAGGTGTTGCAGGTGCTACAGCATCTATGTTCTCAAGTAGGATAGGCGGCCATAGTATTGTTATGGACGACGGCGATGAAAAAATACTACGTAGAGGTCCTGCACGTGAAACACCATCTGAATATGTGCCTTTAGAACAAAACGAAGGTGGCGGTAATTATGAAATACCTGCAAATGAACTGTTTAGAATTCGTACTCGCACAGGACATCAAATTTTATTACATAACAGTGAAGATTTAATTTACATAGGAAACGCAGGAGGCACTGCATGGATTGAACTTACAGCAAATGGAAAAATTGACATTTATTCTCATGATAGTGTAAGTATACACTCTGAAAACGATTTAAATTTTGTTGCTGATAGAGACATTAATTTAACTGCCTATGAAGATATGAATATCATAGTTGGTAAAGAATTAAGAATAGATGCTGGAGATCAAATAGGACTAACAAGTGGTGCAAAAATTGCAGCAAATGCTGAAGAAGGTATTAGTTTATCTGCTGGTACGTTTTTAGCAGGATATGCACCTGATAATGTAAGTTTTATTTCCCAAAACACAGCAGACTTTTTAGCAGAATCTACAGTTAATATCGGATCAGCCGCAGGAGAAGTTGCGATTGAAGGTTGTTCTTATGTTAAAATTGCAACTGACGGTGATTTCCATACAAAAGCATTGGGAACAATTTTTATGCAAAGTGATGAATCTAGCATTAATTTGTTAGCAAAACTTTCAACAAAAATTACTGCTGATAATACTGTAGAAATTAAAAGCACAGGTGCTGCAATGAAACTTTATTCCGCAGCAACAATGAGTTTAAAAGCAGACGGAGCAAATATACAAGCAACAGGAACTAATATTCATCTTAACACAGCAGGAAGTCCTGCAGATACTGCTAGTAATGCACAAGCAGCAACACTTCCTGCTGTACCTGATCCTGCGCTGCCTGAAAGTCCTGCAAGAGCAAAACAAGCCGCAAGACAACCAATGCACGAACCTTGGTATCAGCACGAAAATCTAAATCCAACGGAATATACTCCAGAAAAAACAAGAGCAGGTCAACAGCAAATTGATACATTTGTTGATGCTGTGCCTGATACTTATTTGCCTCCACAAAATCAGCCATCGGTTGGCAGAACACAAAGTCAGCAGCGTCCACAACAAGATTTTGCAGGACCTCCTGGCGCATATACAGATCCAAATGCTAATGTACCTAGAGCACAAGGCGGAACACCAGCAGAACCTTTAACTGCTGCACCTGGGCGTATTCCTGGATTCACAGAACAAGAAACATTAATTTATCTAAATGCTCTAGGTCAAAGAGAAAGTGGAAATTCATATGACGTTGTAAACAGTATATGTTTTGCAGGAAAATACCAATTTGGACACGCTGCACTTGAAGACATGGGATATATTAGATCGGGAACATTTGCAAGAGGGTTAAGAAACTGCACTGTTATGCGTGATTCTTCATTCTGGACAGGAAGAGACGGCATTTCAAGTTTACAAGATTGGCTAGGCAGTCCAGATGTTCAAGAAGCAACAATAATTAGATACACAACACAAAATTTAAATACACTACGTAGAATTGACGCTTTGTTTGCAGGCGATAGTGTAAGTGTTATTTCAGGATTGCTAATGGCAGCACACCTTAAAGGCCCAGGAGATGTAAAAGATTGGCGAGTCGGTAATTTAGTAAATCCTGATGCATATGGAACTACAGTGCAAGCTTATTATAATTTAGGAAGGTCGACAATTTCAAATGAAACAGTATGGAGTGCATAAAAAATGTGTCAAGTTATAATACCAGCAAATGCAGTTGTGCCTCCAAGACAGTCTCCAACTGATCAAATAGCACAACAAGATAGTCAAGGTACACAAGCATTACAATGGCCACCAGGAACAATCGGCGATTTGCGAGATGGAGATCCTGTTACAGGAGTAGATGGCGGACAGGGTGGAACAGGTGGCAGTCCTCATTTTTTCAGTTATAATAATCCTAACAGAGGTGGAGTAGAACAAATTACCAATATTCCTCCAGCAGATACTCCATACGGTGCGCTTGCAAATACGCTTGTTGCCTTTAACAGACTAGACTGGACTGAAAAAGGATCTCCACCAAATCCTAATATCTATGCTTGTTATGTAACTGCTGGCAGATCAGGATATACAAGAGATTCGGGTGCAATTGATTATGCATGGTGTGCAGCATTTGTAAGTCATGTATTAGCAACCGCAGGTTTAGAAAGTTTTAACACTATGGGAAGTCAAGAATATAAGCGGTACGGACGGGCAATTGATTGGAGAGATTTGTCTAAGATTAGAAAATACGATATTGCTGTTTTAAAATCTAGAACACGTAGCGGAGGTCATGTAGGGTTTGTTTGGGCTGTAGAACCAGGAAGTTTTAAGATACAAATTGCCGGAGGCAACCAAGGCGACAATTATAAAGTTTCTAACTACTGGATTAACAATCCTGATGCAAATTTATATCTTACTGATATTCGTAGGAATTGGGACATACCTCCCAAATATGATATTGCATATCCAACAGGAGATACAGCAGTTGACACTGGCGGAATAACACAAGGGAGTGTGATATGAGTTCAATTGATAATGTTTTAACAACTTATCCTATGTCTAGTAGAGAAATCAACAGACTTATTGATAAAATTGATATGAGCACTGATATAGCAGATGACGGTTATCCTGTAGGATTGACTGATTTAGAAAAACAGCAATATGATAATATAATTGGACCTTTACAATTTTACGCTGCACAAATCGCAAGACAAGCAGAAGCAGCATTTGCTGAACAAGTAGAAGATTGGGATGCTAGAGTTGATACTAGGGTAAATGGAAGAGAGTTTATACGTAATGGATTGATGTTAAATTCTACTCCTGAAGAAGTACAAAAACTTATATCTCAAGCACTACTAGACGATTTTAATCGTCAAAAATTTGAATTAGATTTAGCGTACAGATTAGAAAGAATTTTTCCTTGGCAAAAAGAGGAAGTTACTTGGAAAAACGCAGACGCACCCATAAACTTAGGTCTAGATTGGGCTCTTGAAATGTATGACAAATACAATGCAAGATCTGATGAAGATTTTAGACGTCTTGCAATTAGACAAGCAATCAGATACTAAATATTATTATGAGTACACTAGAAAAAAATCTGTATAAAAATTTAAAGGTAAGACAAAAATCTTATCAAGTGTCTAATCCTGTAAGAAGTAAATCTTATAGAGGAGTAAGCACTACAGATCCTAACACAAAAAATTTCAACTATACAGATATTGAACTAATAAAAAGAGATATTTTAAATCATTTTCACATTAGAGTAGGTGAAAAATTAGAAAATCCTAATTTTGGTACAATTATATGGGATCTTTTATACGAGCCGTTTACACCGGATGTAGAGCAAGCAATTATTGCAAATGTAACTGAAATTGCAAATGCAGATCCTAGAGTTACATTAACAGATGTACAAGTAGATTCTTTTGAATCAGGTATACAAATACAGTTAACTTTACTATTTTTAGAGTACAATATATCTGAAGTTTTACAATACGAATTTGACCTAAATAACGAAATCTTTTAAAGTACGTGTATTATAATCCTAGATAAATATTATAAATTAATGTTAAGGAAGTGCCCATGTCTTCTATAGATAGACAAAACAGATTATTGCTTGCTGAGGATTGGACAAAGATCTATCAGAGTTTTAATAACGCAGAATTCAAATCATATGACTTTGATACATTACGTAGAACAATGATAAGTTACCTACGTAAAAATTATCCAGAAGATTTTAATGATTATATTGAAAGTTCAGAATATCTTGCAATAATTGATATGATTGCGTTTCTTGGGCAAAACCTTTCATATAGAACAGATTTAAATGCAAGAGAAAACTATTTAGAACTTGCAGAACGTAGAGAAAGTGTACTCCGTTTAGCAAGACTATTAAGTTATAATGTAACACGTAACCAAGCAGCAAACGGCTTTCTTAAAATTACAGCAGTTCAGACATCCGAAAATGTAATTGACAGTAATGGAAATAGTCTTTCAGGTAGAAGCATTTTATGGAATGATAACGTTAACAATGACTGGTTTGAACATTTTGTTAAAATATTAAATGCAGCAAACAATGTATCTAATCAATTTGGACGTCCTGTAAACAATCAAGTTATTGACGGTATTCCAACAGAGCAGTATACATTTGAAACTAATAATGGCGGTATTCCAATTTATGCGTTCAATCGTGACGTAAATGGCGAAGGTTTAGATTTTGAAGTTGTAAGCACAATTATTGACAATGGTGAATTAAAAGAAGCAACACCTAAACCTGCAGAGCCATTAAGTTACATTTATAGAGATAACGGCAGAGGACCTGGTGCATCTAGTACAGGATTCTTTATGCATTTTAGACAAGGTAGATTACAAAGAGGTGACTTTGGTGTAGACTTTCCAGTGCCTAATCAAAAAATTGACATTGATACAACAAACATTAACAATTCAGATGTTTGGCTTTTTGGATTAGATAGTTCTTCAAGAGAAACTACAGAATGGACAAAAATTGATGCTGTAGAAGGAAATAATATTGTTTACAATAGCATTTCAAAAAATATTAAAAATGTCTTCAGTGTGCTATCTAGAGCAGACGACAGAATTAGTTTAATTTTTAGTGACGGCGTTTTTGGCAATTTGCCTACCGGAACATTTAGAGTATATTATAGAACAAGTGCAAATTCAGATGTTGTTATATTGCCAACCAATATAAAAGATGTACAAGTTACTATTCCTTATATCAGTTCAACAGGTAGAACTGAAACACTTGTTCTTACATTGTCATTACAAGAAACAATTTCTAACAGTGCAAGTAGTGAAAGTACAGATAGCATTAGAAATAATGCATCTTCAACTTACTATACTCAAAACAGAATGGTAACAGGCGAAGATTACAATGTTGGTCCACTAGGTGTAAGCCAAGACATTATTAAGGTAAAATCACTAAACAGAATTGCAAGCGGTATTAGTAGAAATTATGATATTTTAGATGCTACTGGAAAATACAGTAGCACTAATCTATTTGCTACTGATGGTATTTTGTATAAAGAGTATATTGACGAAGTTACAAGCTTTGACTTTACAACACGGTCAGATATTTTACAAACAGTTTTAAACAAAATTACTCCATTGTTACAAAGTAAAAATATTAGAAACTTTTACTTAGAAAATTATAACAGACAAGATTATCGTGAATTAGGTTTAGTGTGGCACGAAGAAACAATCGATACAAACAGAACTACAGGTATGTTTGAAGATAGTAACTTAATTAGATATACAGTAGGATCATTCACTGAAGGACCGTTGCGTTTTATTGAACCTGGTGCAATGGTTAAATTTACTGCACCATCAGGTTATCATTTTATGACTAATGATGACAATAAACTTATGCTAGGTGATGCAACACATAGATATTCAACTTCATATATTTGGACAAAATGTATTAGTGTTACAAACGGTGGAAACACTGTTGATGAAACTACAGGACTAGGCGGTGTTGTTTTTAATGATGCTATACCTGACGGTGCTGTTTTAGATAGTACAATTCCTAAACTTAGCACACAATTGATTGTAGATATTCAAGGTCAAATGGTAGATCAAATTTTCTCGTACAATACTTTTGGTTTGCGGTACGATAGAGAATCTAGATCTTGGAAAGTTATTACTCAGGACAATTTAAATATCACAGGTAATTTTAGTTTAGGACAGGCCGGAGATGTAAGTAATTCACGTATTGATAGCAGTTGGTTGTTTTTGTTTGAAACTGACGGCGAAACTTATACTGTAACTTATAGAACATTGCGTTACATATTTGAAAGCGATTCAGAATTAAGATTCTATTTTGACAACAACAAAAAAATATTTGATAGTAAATCAGGTAAAATTATTAGAGATAGAGTATCAGTGCTAAACATCAACAATGATGTAAATTCTAGTACAGGAACAGAATCTTACACATTGGATTATGATTGGGAAATATCAAGTGTATATAGAGACCAAGACGGTTATATAGATAGTACTAGAGTTGAAGTTGCGTTTTTTGATAGCGACGATGATGGGGTAATTGATAATCCAGACTTGTTTACAGAAATTGTAGATTCTACAAATTATATTTTCTTAAAAGCCAAACAGCAAAATAATACAACTGTCTACAATTATGTTTCTGCAGAAAGTGAAAATATAAATGTTGTAGGGTTTAGCACAGACATTAATTTATTAACACCTAATAATCCTAAGTATTATGTAAGTGCAACAGACGAATTTTATATTTTAGACTCTGTTAATAGAACATTATCACCTTCTTATGATTATAAAGCATTTATAGGTCGTGATAGTATAAGTTTTAGATATGTACATGCAAGTGATGAAAACAGCAGGATTGATCCTAGCAGCACAAACGTAATTGATGTGTATCTAATGACACGAGCATACGATACAGCATTTAGACAATACCTAAGAAACATTGTTACAACTAAACCTTTACCATTGAGCAGTGATCAAATGGCAAGGTATTATGGCGGTGAAATTGAAAAAGTAAAATCTATAAGTGATGAAATAATTTACCATCCTGTTAAGTACAAAGTGCTATTTGGAGATAAAGCAGATATAGATTTACAAGCAGCAATTAAAGTTGTAAAATCTAAAGAACGTGTAATAAATGATAATGAATTAAAAGTTCGTATTGTGCAAGCAATGAATGAATTTTTTGCATTAGACAATTGGGACTTTGGCGAAACATTTTATTGGAGTGAATTAAGTGCATATATTATGAAGCAATTAGCACCTGATATAAACAGTATTGTAGTTGTTCCAAGACTTGCAAGTAGTTCATATGGAAGTTTACAAGAAATTAAATGTGATTCAGATGAAATATTAATAAGTGGTGCAACTGTTTCTGATATAGAAATAATTGAGGCACTAACTTCAGAAAGACTTAAAGCGTCTGGTACAGTAGTTACTCAAAGCGAATTTGTAGGAAGCGGAATACAAAGTGCAGAAGAAACTACAACAGATAATTTTATAATTGGTTCTACAGATAATACCGGAGGCTATTAATGGCATACGATAAAGAACAAAACGAAAGTGGTTTGCCTACTGATAACAACGAAAATCCAAAAGCAATTGATTTTCTGCCAAAATATTTTAGAACAGATGTAAACAAAAAGTTACTATCTAGCACCATACAGCAAATGATCAATCCAGGTGCTGTTGAAAAAATTAATGCTTTTGCAGGTAGACGTAATTCTAAAGTAAACCAAGTCAGTGATGTTTATCTTCCTGATGTAACTCCTGACAGAGAAAATTATCAATTTGAACCTAGTATTGTATACAAAGACGAATTAGATAATGTTTTGTTTTATAAAAACTATCCTGATTTTATCGGACAAATTAAAAACTTTAAAGGCCCTACAGAAAATCATAATAGTTTAAACTCGCAAGAAATGTATTCTTGGAATCCACATATTGATTGGGATAAGTTTGCTAATTTCCGTGAATACTATTGGTTACCTTTAGGTCCTTTGCCTATTCCTGTATTTGGTGAACAAAAAGAAATTGAAAGCACTATTGTTGTGTCAACAGTAGTTGACGACGATAATACTGCATTCTTGTTTAGTTCGAGGGGAGCAACAAGAAATCCTACACTAAGATTGTTTAAAGGACAAACTTATGTTTTTGAAATTAACACTCCTGGGCATCCATTTACTATTGGAATTACAAGAGATTTTACTGATACAGATCTAGGATTTAGTGTAGAGCAAGAAATTAGTAGTGAAATTTATGACAAGGATATGTTAAAATATGTTTATGACGAAGAAGGTAGACTTGTTTTAACAGAAGATGATTATATTGAGGAAGGGGTAATAAAATGGACTATACCTGACGATGTTCCAGACAGTCTTTATTACCTTAGCCAAAACGATATAAACACAAGTGGTATTATTTTAAGTTTTGCTATAGAAGAAAACACAGAAATCGATCTTGCTGAAAATGTTATTGGTAAGAAAACCTATAAAACAGGCACAGGCGTACAACTTTCAAATGGCATGAAAGTTTATTTCCAAGGTACTGTTACACCACAAGAATACAGTGAAGGTTTTTTTTACATTGAAGGTGTAGGCACAAGCATTAAATTAATTCCAGAAAATGATTTAGAAGTTCCTAGTATCTTTACAAGTGATGTAGAAATTGCATGGGATGAATATGGATTTGACGAAGTACCGTACGAAGACGCTGCAAGTTTTCCAGGTACAAAAGATTATATTACAGTTAATAGATCAAGTCATGACAGAAACCCTTGGTCACGTTATAATAGATGGTTCCATAAGGATGTAATTGAAAAAAGTTATGAAGTTAACAATACTGAAATAAATCTAGATCAAAACTTTAGAGCAAAAAGACCGATCATTGAATTTAACGCAGGACTTAAATTATTCAACCATGGTACATTTGCAAAGAAAAATGTTAATTTAGTTGATAATTTTACAAAAGATGCTTTTAGTAATGTAGAAGGAAGTCTTGGATACAACATAGACGGTGTAGATCTAACTGACGGAATGCGTGTATTATTTACAGCAGACCCTGACAGTTTTGTAAATGGTAAAATTTACGAAGTTAATTTTATTACACATAACAGCCGTAGGCAAATTAGTCTTGTTGAAACTACTGACACTATGCCTTTAGAAAATGAAACTGTACTTGCGTTAGAAGGTGAATCGCTAGGCGGCAAGATGTTTTGGTACAATGGTACACAGTGGATTCAGTCACAAGAAAAAACAGGTGTAAACCAAGCACCACTTTTTGACGTTTTTGATCATGACGGAACAATTTTAAACGATGAAATAACATATCCTGCGTCAGACTTTATTGGTAATAAAATTTTTAGTTATAAAGAAGGCACCGGATCTGATGATACAGAATTAGGATTTCCTCTAAAGTATAGAAATATTTCTAATATAGGAGATATTGTATTTTCGTTTGATTTACAAAACCAAACAGTAAGATATCAAAACGAATTGCGCGAAACACTTACAACACAAACTGATACAGGATTTTTGAAAAAGTTTTCCGATATTAGCACATTTGATTATGTAAACGGATGGACAAAAACAAATATATTAAGCAGACAGGCAGTAATACAACAGCAACTTACAGTTGATGATGAAGTTAATAATTTTCCAATTACTGTTTTTAACAAAAGCGGTACTCTAAGTGATTTAGTTGTTAAAGCTTATGTTGATGGTAAAAAAGTTTTAGATTCTAAATTTACTATAGACAATATAAACAATATAGCAACTGTAATTTTTCAAGAAGATTTAGAAGTTGGAAAAACACTTGTGTTTAGATGTTTTTCTAACACTCCAAAAAATGAAAATGGTTACTATGAAATACCTGTAAACTTAGAAAAAAATCCATTAAATGATAACTTAGTTGACTTTACGTTAGGTGAAGTAAATGATCATGTAGAATCTATTATTGAAGAAGTACAAGGCTTTGACGGCATTTATCCTGGCGTTAGTAATCTTAGAGATTTAGGAAATGTTACACATTATGGTAAGCGTTTTGTACAACACAGCGGACCATTTAATTTAGCAGCATTCCATATTACTGATAAAGAAGCAAATATTGTTAAAGCAATTAATTTTGTTAGATCAGAATACGGTAAAACAAAACGAAGACTAATTGCACTTGCTAATGAAAGCGGTATAGAAGGAACTGCAAAAGATCAATTAGATGCAGTGCTTGAAAGATTTTCTAAAGAAACTGTTTCATATAGAAATTTCTATTATGGTGACATGGTTGGTAAGAAAGCAAATACAAGCACAACACACAATATAGATAACAGTGAAGAAACATATTTTGCTATTGGTCTTACAAATTTTGATATAAACAAGTTGTCTAATCAAGCAGTATATGTTTATCTTAACGGAGTTCAACTTCTAAAAGATAGAGATTATACAATAAGCGATAACTTTGTTAATATAACAGCAACACTTGCAAAAGGCGATGTTGTAAGAGTTGATGAATTTGAAAATACAAATGGATGTTATATTCCGCCAACACCTACTAAATTAGGTTTGTTTCCTTTATATTATCCTGAAATTCAAAAAGATCATACAGTAAGACCTGCTGTAAAAACATTTGTTACACCTAGAGCCCAAACACGCTTTGTACTAGAAAATGTTAACAAAATTATCGAAGCAACTGATCTTATTGTACAAGTAGGTGATGTCAAAGCATATGCTAATGTTGATTATAATATAGAAAAAGTAAGAAATGGTTTATTTTATGTAGACTTTGTAGAACCAGTTGCAGCCAATGAAAATGTAATCATAGGATTTCCGCAAGTAGTTATTCAAGGACATGATGGAAGTTTAACAAAAGCATGGAATGATTTTAGAGATGACTTTTTGCTAGAGTATGAATATAGAGTATATAATAATATTAAATTAAAATATGATGCTAGTGTTTTAGATGTAAACAATTTTATTCCTACATTTGACAGAGATACTAAATTTACCAAAGAACAAATTGATAACAGTATACTTGGAGATTTTACAAGTTGGTTAGAAGATGCAGGAAATTTAACTTATACTGAAAATAACTTTTATGATGCAAGAGACGGATTTACATACAACTATAGTTTTATGTCAAATACAGACGGCGAGCCCTTAAAAGGATTTTGGAGAAGTGTGTATAAAACATATTATGGCACTGATCGTCCTAATACTCATCCATGGGAAATGGTAGGATTAACAATTAAGCCTACATGGTGGGATGAACAATACGGACTTGCTCCTTACACAAGTGATAATATTTTACTTTGGACAGACATGGCAGAAGGTATTGTAAGAACACCTGGCACTGTTCCACAAAAAAATAAAATGTACAAGCACTCAAAATTACTTAATGCTATTCCGGTAGATAGCAACGGTAAGTTAGTTGATCCGTATAATGCAGGACTTGCACAAAACTATAAATTTGACACAGCAAGTAATAACTTTGTGTTTGGCGACGAAGCACCTGTCGAGACTGCATGGAGAAGAAGTTCAGAGTTTCCGTTTGCATTATTAAAGGCATGGATGTTAAATCAATCTGCACAAATTTTTGGTCTAGCTTTTGATAGATCACGCATAAAAAAGAATTTATCAAATCAATACGTCTATACTGAAACAAACAAAGCAATACGTTGTGAAGATTTAGTATTCCCTAGTATTACAAGTGACGAAGATATTACTCTTACAAGTGGACTTGTAAACTTTGTTGCGAGTTACATGTCTTCCAAGTATAGTTCAAATTATAATAATTATAAGCAAAGACTAAAAGGATTAAAAAATCAACTGTCAATTAGAGTTGGCGGGTTTGCAAGTAAAGAAAAATTAAAATTAGTTTTAGATGCAAGAAGTCCTCTAAACAAAAGTAGTAATTTTGTACCAGAAGAAAATTATCAAATTTTCTTAAACACATCAAGTCCGTTGGAAACGTTTGTCTTCAGTGGCATGATAATTGAAAAAACAGCAGATAACACATATATCTTAAAAGGCTACGATGGCGATAATCCTACGTTTCCTTTTTACAGACCATTAGAAACAAATTCAGATACATCGATTACTGTAGGCGGCATTTCTGCAGATTATGTTGTATGGACTGAAGATCAACAATATACAATTGGTACAATTGTTGAGTATCAAAATAACTGGTATAGAACAACAACTACTCACAAGAGTGCTGAAACATTTGACGCAACAAAATTTGCTAAGTTGCCTACACTTCCAGTTACTGGTGGCATTAGTGCAAAAATTAGAAAAAGATATGAAACTACCGTTTCGTATATTTCTTATGGCACAATTTTAGAATCAGTGCAAGAAGTTGTTGACTTTATGCAAGGATATGAAAAGTTTTTAAAACAGCAAGGATTCAGACTAGACTATTACAATAGAGAAACAGATAGTTTAGAAGACATGACTTTATGCATACAAGAGTTTATGTTCTGGGTAACACAAAACTGGGAAGCAGGGACAATCCTTACAACTAGTCCGTGTGCAAATAGGTGTATCTTTACTGCTCCGTATTATGTTGTAGATGATATATTTGATGATTTTTACGGTTATAACCTGTTGTCGGGAAATGGTGAAAAACTAGGCAGAGATCTAAGCAACATTTATAGAGATGATACAAATACATTTGGTATTACACCTTCAAACACAAATGAAGGAATTTATTTAATTAAACTACCGCTTGTGCAAACAGAGCATGTTATTTTGTTAGATAACGCAACAGTTTTCAACGATGTAATTTACGATGTAGCGCCGGGCTACAGACAGGAAAGAATCAAACTTGTAGGTTATAGAACAGACAATTGGGAAGGTGGCTTAAACATTCCTGGATTCTTCTATGACAATGTGAAAGTTGATTTTTGGAAAACTTATGAAGATTATGCAGTAGGCGATGTTGTTAAATTTAAAGAATTCTTTTATTCGGCAAATGTAAAACACAACAGTGGAGAAGTTTTTGTTTCTGCAAACTGGAATAGATTATCAGAAGAACCTAAAGCAGAACTATATCCTAACTTTGATTACAGAGTAAATCAGTTTACTGATTTTTATGATTTAGATACTGACAATTTTGACACAGAACAACAGCGTTTAGGACAACATTTAATCGGTTATCAAAAACGTGAATACCTAAGTAATATTATTCCTGACAGTGTAAGTCAATATAAGTTCTACCAGGGATTTATACAAGAAAAAGGAACAAAAAATTCTCTTACAAAATTGTTTGATGCACTAAGCACATCGGGCGAAGAAAGTCTAAAGTTTTTTGAAGAATGGGCAATTAGAGTCGGATCTTATGGTGCATTAGATAATAAGCAAGATTTAGAGTTTAAATTAAACGAAAGTAACTATAAACTAGAACCTCAATTATTTGAATTAACAAACAACAAAACAGATGATGCAGATTTAATTTATAAAATTGCTGATTATGAAGTATATGAAAAACCCGAGGACTATGCCAATGCGCCGTTTGTAATGTCTACTGCAAAACTAAACACAAGCCGTAATAATGGTTGGGTGCGTTTACAAGATGTTAAAGGTGCTGTTACAACTTATAAAGGACTGTTAGATCTTAACATAGCAACTACATATATTGGCGATAATATTTGGATACAAAACAAAAAGAATGAATGGGATGTTGTAACTCAAGTTAAAGAAACAAATAAAATTGTAGGTTATGATATTGAAGTTGAAGGAGCATATACTGATTCTAGAGGTAACACATTAAATGTATTAAAAATTGTGTTTGACAAATATGTTGATTTTACTAAAGGTGAAATTATTGGCATTTATGGCGGCTTGTCTACTATTACAGGATATTGGGAAATTTTAGAAGTAGGTATAGATTATGTTATAGTTGACACAGGAACATTGTCAGTAACTGAAACACAAATTAACACATTCCCAGATAGTACAGAAAATGCAGTATCTAGATTTGTTACTAGAAGATTTACTGATATAGAAGAATTAAACGAAGAAGTTAAAGATTTATTCCATGTAGAAAATGATAAAGTATGGATTGAAAAGGTTGATGGCAATTGGGGATTATACGAAAACGAAGGTATCTTTACTTTACAAAAAGAAGTTTATAATCCATCGGGCGATCAAGACGGATTTGCAACTGCTTATGATGTAAATTCAAATAACACATACATTCCTATTGCAAGTTTAGGACACCCTGGAGAAGAAGGCATACTTAGACTTTTCTATCGTCCAAATGAACAATTAGAAATCAGCCTAAGACAAATAATGGAACCTGAATTAGTAAGCGATCCAGAAATTGGATTTGGCAGAACAGTTGCAATTTCAGATGATGCAACTTATATTGCTGTAGGTGCTCCTTACACAAGTAATGTAAAAACACTTTATATTGATGAATTACAACCTGATGTAATTTATTATGAAGGAGATATTGTTAGAGATAGAGGTGTTTTATGGCAAGCAAACAAAGACATTGGACTATACTATGATAGCGTAGGTGATAGTTCTACTATTACTATTAATGATGCTGATTGGGACGAAGTTAATCTAATTACAGGATTAGAACCATCGTTAGACATATTGAAAAACCGTTTAGTACCTAGTGTAGAATTTACAGATCAAATGCTGAATGTTGCATTGTCTAACCCAACAGCACCAGCAGAGTTTGAAACTTGGGCACGTAGCATTGCAGACGATGGGTTTGCATTTGGTAACATTGACAAAAGCACTTCACCACCAACAATTAGAAGTGCAGATGTTTTGCAGTTTATAAAAATTAGAGCGGGTACTGCTGCACAAGACAACGTTGACCGTTGGAAAGATATTATTTTACCTAGTTTATTAGAACAGTCTTGGTACAATGATACCTTTACTTTAGGTCATAGCGGTAGCGGTATTGAAAAACAAGGTACAGTTTATCTATACAAACAAGATGCTGATACAGGATTGTACGAAGTTGAACATATTATTTGCTCACCGTTTCCAAAGGCAAACGAACAATTTGGTACAAAGGTACAATTAAGGAAAGCAGCAAACGGTTCTCTTAAAATGTTTGTTGGTGCTCCTGGTGCAGACGGAACTGATGTTGGTAGAATTTACATGCTAGATAACGAAGGCGGTGAATGGAAATATAGTGCTGACAGAAGTTATAAAGGTGTGTACAATGATCTATTCAAATACAATGAAAATGATTTAACGTTCTATAACGGTGCATTGTATAAAGCTGTAACTAACATTGCACCTGGTACAAGTTTACCTTCTGATGCTCCTAATTTATGGATTGAACAAACAGATGTAAACACAGAATATACAGGATACGTGCCTAGACAAAACTTTATTGCAAGTGAAAACGAAGGAGATGTTACTAACCAAAGTATTAACATTGGTAAAGTTTTTGATACAAACAAATTAGGCGATGTACTGGCATTTAGTGCAAAATCTGGCAATGACGAACTTGTTAGTATCTATACTAATGTTTTTGCTAGATGGAGGCTAAGTCAAAGTATTGTAAATCAAGAAGGTATTGATTATAGTGTTGCTGTAAATGATACAGGAGATACAATAGGTATTGGAGCTCCATTATATAACACTGAAGAAATTACAGATGCAGGTAGTGTAAAATTATACACTCAAAACTCAACAGGCGATACTTGGGAATTAACTCAAACTCTTACAAGTCCATACAAAGAAAAAAACGAAGCATGGGGACTTGCAATTGATTTTTCTGCAGATAAACTATTAGTTGTAGGCAAGAATACTGACACACGTACTACTACAACATTTGACAGATATGTTGAATATAAAAAGTATGCAATAGGAAAAAATGAATTTAAAAATACAATTTACAGTAGATATGTAAATGATAACACAGGTACACAAAATACAGAAAAAACTACATTTGACGGCGGCAGGACTACCTTTGTAACAAAAGAAATTGATTCGGGAAGATTAGGTATCTACGAAAAGTTAGGTGATAAGTTTATATTTGGTGAAGATCTACCTTACTCAAGAAAAACAATAGCCAATGATTTAAGTAATATTAAATTACAAGACAACAATGTATATGTTGGATTACCTATGATTAATCCATCTGAATTTACAGATTCATCTCGTTTAGAAAATGAAGATTCTACTGCCGGTATGTTTGTAAACTTTAGAGCAGATAAGAATAAGAATAGTTGGAAAGTAATTACATCAGAAACTGGTCAAGTTGATCTAAATAAAATTGGTAGAGTATTTTTATACAGTCAAGCAACAAATGATATTATAACTAATTTAGATGTAATTGATCCTAGACAGGGAAAAATTGCAGGTGTTGCTGATCAAGAAATAAATTATAAAACACCTTATGATCCTGCAATTTATAGCAATGGTGGTGCAAAAGTTATTGTTGATCAAGCAGCAAATTGGTGTGAAGAACACGTAGGGGAAATTTGGTGGAATATTGATACAGTAAGTTGGTTTAATCCATACCAAGGTCCAATACAATATAGATCTGCAAATTGGCACAAGCAAACACAAACAAGTCTTGTTACTGTGCTAGAATGGGTAGAAAGCACGGTTCCTCCACAAGAATATATTTCACTTGCTGACACTACACAAGGATATGCACAAGGTATAAGCGGCACACCTTACTATGATGCAAACACATATAGTGTAAAAAGCAAAGTTGATTCTGTAAGCGGTCAAGCAAAACTTTACTATTACTTCTGGGTACAAAATAAACAAACTATACCTAATATTCCTAATAGAGCATTAAGTGTATTTGAAATAGCAAAATTAATTGAAGATCCATCTAGATATGGATATAGATACATTCAGTTACTTGATGACAATAAATTTAGTTTGCATAATGTAAAATCATTTATTAATGACAAAGACACTATTTTACACTTTACATTAATTGATGATGCAGAGCAAAAAACACCAATTCATAATGAATATCAATTAATGAGTTCAGGGTTAGCAACAAGCAAACCAAACGATGAAATAGAATCTAAATGGATTGATAGTTTAGTAGGTTATGATCTAAATAATGCAACAGTTCCTGATCCAAATCTATCTCCTAAAATGAAGTACGGCATATTAAACTATCCAAGACAGGGTATGTTTATCAACAGAATTGAAGCATTAAAACAAGTTGTTGAAAGAGTCAACACGGTATTTGCTAAAACACAAATTGTAGATAATTATGATATTAGTTTGCTACAGCAAAATGATCCTGTACCAAATGTTTCTGAAAACCTATACGACACAACAGTTGAAACAACTGATTTATTAAGATTTGTGGGTACTGCAAAAGTACAAACAGCTGAGTTTACACCAGTAATTGAAAACAGTAAAATTGTTTCAGTTACAATTACTAATCCGGGACGTGGATATGTTTATCCGCCTACTGTTAGAATAGAAGATACCTATGGCAAGGGTGCTGTTATCAATACCACAATAAACAACTTAGGACAAGTTACAGGAGCAACTGTAAGAAAGCAAGGTAAAAATTACAGTAATGCAACAACAATAACTGCAAGACCATTTAGTGTTCTTGTAAATTCTGATAGTGATATTGGAGGTAGATGGGCAATCTATACATATGATGCAACATCAAGTGAATGGGATAGATTAAGGTCTCAGTCATATGTAACTACAGGTTATTGGAATTATGCTGATTGGTATGCAACAGGATATAATTCACAAACACCAATTGATCAAACAGTTGATTTGGCATATGAATTATTTAGACTAGAAAACAATATTGGCGACATTGTAAAAATTAAAGAAGTTGGCACAGGCGGCTGGCTATTGTTGAAAAAAATTGATGACCAGTTAATTGAGGATTACACAATTAATTACGAAACTATTGGTCGCCAAAACGGCACTATTAAATTAAGTAACAAACTTTATAATTTCTTAGAAGCTGCTGGCGGTTTTGATACTGAAATATACGATACATCATTCTATGATAGAGAACCTATCCAAGAACTTAGAAATATTTTAAGTGCATTAAAAAATGACATCTATATAAATGATTTAGCAGTAGAGTGGAATAACTTATTCTTTGCAAGTTTAAAATATGCAATGAGCGAACAAACTGACTTAGACTGGGCGTTTAAATCTAGTTTCATTAGAGTAAAACACGTACTTGGCGATTTTGAACAAAAATTGTCTTACCAAAATGACAACTTAGAAAATTATGAAGACTACGTAAAAGAAGTTAAGCCATATCATAGTAAGATAAGAGAGTACATTAGTTCTTATGATCATGTTGAACCTACAAACAGTTTAACAACTGACTTTGATGTACCTCCTAGTTATAGTACTTCAAAAGAAATCGAAACAATTGCTGCAAAATATGATAATGGTAATGTTACAGATATTATTGAAAAGTATCAGCAATATCCTTACAAAAGTTGGGTAGACAATAACGGATATGACATCATTCAAATAGAAGTTACTAACGGAGGATCAAACTATAAAGAAACTCCTCCTGTGACTATTTTAGGAGATAGCGGAGCAACAGCAAAAGCATATTTGTCTAAAGGTAGTGTTAGCAAAATTGAAATTGTCAATATAGGTAGTAAAGTTTATGAAGCACCATTAGTAGTAATTGACGAACCAAGTCCTGGAGGAATACAGGCTAAAGCAACTGCTATTATTGGAAACCCATTAGTGCGTTCTACACACATGGTAATGAAGTTTGATAGAACAACAGGCACATACTTGATGACAAATGTAGACGAATCTGAAACGTTTACTGGCACAGGTTCTACTACTAAGTTTTCTTTAAAATGGCCAATTAATAGAAATACAAATACGTATGAAGTAACTGTAGATGGATTACCAATTTTAAAAGGTGAATATTCTGTAGACAATGAAAACGACACATCAAAAGGTTATGACAGAGAATTAGGGTATATTACATTTGAAGAAGCACCTGCGACAGGAGCAACAATTGTAATTACATATAAGCGTAATCTAAACATGCTTACAGCAGCAGATAGAATTTATCATGCTTATAACCCAACCGCAGGCATGCCTGGCAAGGACCTATCACAACTAATGGACGGTGTTGATTATGATGGCGCTGTATATGATGGTATTAGTTTTGGTACTGAACAAGGTTTTGATATCGGCGGTTTTGCAGAATACAGATTTGATACCATTGCAAATACAACAGATGATGAAATTTTTGTTTTAGATGGTAGCACAACAACATTTACACTAAGCACTCCGTTAGAAGACGGTGTGCAATACAACGTATATTGGAAGTCGATAAATGCAAAATTAAATGATGATCCAATAAGACTAGATGATCCTGACTATGATGGAATAACAGTATTAGATAACAAATATGCACTAATGTTGCCATTATCAGGTGATGGTGTTACTGATACTGTAAATATCGATTGGACAAAATGGAAAACTGTAGAAGACAGAGATTTTCTTGTTGCAGGTGACACAGTAATAATTAGAAAATCAACAAGTGACGGAAGTTTTGAACTTGCAGGAAGCACATATGACGTTGATTTATCAGGTGGTGATATTGACTATGGAGATGCACTGGGCGTAAGTCCTAGCGATATTGTTGTAGATGGTGATGGATTTGTAACTCCAACAACTTCAAAAGGACCTGAGGAACTTGTACCAGGACAATTATTAGATACACTAGACATTTCAGTATATCATAGAACAACAGACGGTACAGGAATGATTGGTTCAATAAATTATATTATTGATGAATCAACTTCAGTTTATGTGTTGCCTAGTGTTCCACATAGCAATGATGCTATTATTGTAAAACTAGATAATGAAACTATTGATAATGATAGATATGAAGTTGACTGGGATACACAAACACTTACATTTACTGATAGCACAGTGCCTTACGGAACACATTTAAACATTACAACCATTGGTACAAATGGTGCAGAAATGCTTGATACTGATTATGTAAAATTTGATGGCAGTACATATTCATACATTACAGCAGCAAAATGGTCAGATGCATTAACAGCATTTGTAACAATTAATGGCGTTGTTCAACAGCAAGGCGTAAACTTTACTGTAGAACGTAGCACTTCATCAGATGTATTTGAAAATAGAGTAAAACTTACATTTGAAGATGGAACAATGCAACCAGATGATTATATTCAATGGAGCATTTATGCAAGTAATCTAAAAACATATAGTCAAGTGTTAATCGATAACACATTTGAACCAGATGGACAAAATGATTATTATCAGTTTACAACAACTGAATTTCCTATTCCTTTCAATAGAAAGCCATTAGGACATCAAATATTAGTATTCCAAAACAAAAGATTGTTACAACCAGGATATAGTATCAAACATACTGCAACAAATTCAGTAACCTATGAAATAGAAAAATGGCAGTTCAATGATCCTACACTAATTGAAAGTGAAAACATTTTAGTTTTTGTTAATGATAGACAACTTACAAAAAATGAATTTACTTATGATACAGTAAATGCTAGAGTGTTCTTAAGTAGAAGAGATATCTTTGAAGAAGGTGATACTATTGGTATCTATGTTATTCAGTATGCAGATTACTATTTTGTTGATACAAAACTTACATGTGTACTAGATGATAGTACTGCACCTGCGTTAGACACATACTTAGAAGTAGGTAATGAACTTGTTATAGAATCAATTGGTGATAGCACAACTTATACAAGTACAATTGTTGCAGTAGAGGAAAACACTGTAACAATTAGAAGCAAACGTGATGATATATTTGCAAGTTGGGTTGCAGGTAATGATTTTGTAATTAGTGTAAATGATGGCGATAGTACACCATTGCAAATGAGTGATATCGAATACGTTTCAAGCGATTCAATGACATTTGCAACAGCACCTAGCAGCGGTGCTAACATCGAAGTTTACCAATTTAGTAATCATGATATTAATAATTTTGAAAGACAGCAATACGATGTATTAGCAACAACAACTGTAAGTGCAGGTACAGATGCGTACTTCAAACGCAACCTACTATCACAAGGGTTTGTTAATTTAAGAAGTAATATTCAAAACGTACAATATGTTTGGGTTGCAAAAAATGGCGAACTACTAAGTCCAAACGCAGATTATACGTTAAATGCAAAATACAATGCAGTAAGTTTGAATTTGCCTGTTTTAGATGGCGATAGAATTGATGTGTTAGAATTTGGTAATGATCCAGCAACACCTAGATTTGGATATAGAATATTTAGAGATATTCTAGGTAGAACACATTACAAACGATTAAATGAAGAAAATGCGTTCTCACTTAAAGATCCTTTGAACTATTACGATACACGTATTGTACTCGAAGGCGGCGCAGATAATTTATATAGACCATCCAAAGGATCGACACTACCTGGAGTAGTATGGATTGACGGCGAACGTATTGAATATTATGATATTAAGGGAACTACATTGTTGCAATTACGTAGAGGTACGTTAGGTACTGGTGTAATTGAGTATTGTGCAGCAGGTACAAGAGTGTTAGGTCAAGGCCCTAATGAAACTATTGAGTATTCAGATACAACATATGAACAAGAAATTATTGCAGACGGTAGTTCTAGTGCAACTGAATATACACTAAACTTTACACCGTCATCAGTTAATGAAATTGATGTATTCTTAGGAGGCAAGCGTTTGCGTAAAACAGGTATGCAAATGTTTAATTGGCAAACTAATCAAGACAGCACAGAAGCAGACTATACTCTTGATGCAGAGTATAGAGTAAGCGGTTCAAATATATACATTGAACCAAGAAATCCTTTAACAAATGACATTATTCCACCGTCGGACTTTGAAGGACAAAAAATTAAAATCGTTAGAAAAACAGGAAAAGTATGGAATGATACAGGTAAATCGTTGGCAAATAGCGATAATAAAATTGCAAAATTTATTAGAGCAGCCACAATCCGTTTGCCTAAATAAATACAGTATAGGTGATTATGATGAATGAAATAAATGAATTAAACGGCATACATGTAGAAGGTCATATTAAGATTTTTGACCCTAAAACTGATGAAGTTTTTATAAACCAACGTAATGCTATTCATTACGAAAATATGAGTATTGCATTGGCAGAAAGTTTGTCTAATGCAGGACAAGGGTTCATAAATGAAATGGTATTTGGCAATGGCGGAACAAGTGTTGATCCAACAGGGATTATTACATATTTGACTCCTAACACAACAGGAACAAATGCAAGTCTTTACAACCAAACCTATACTAAAGTTGTAGATGATCAAAATGTAAACAACACAGATGCCAGCAGAAACAAAACAGAAATTAGACATGTAAGTGGAACTAATTATACTGATATTTTAGTAAGTTGTTTATTAGATTACGGCGAACCAGAAGGACAAGATGCTTTCGATACTGCTAATGATACAGAACAACTATATGTGTTTGACGAACTAGGCTTGCGTAGTTATGCAAGTTCTGGCACAGGTCGTTTAATCACACACGTAATTTTCCATCCTGTACAAAAATCTTTGAACAGACTAATTCAAATTGATTATACTGTAAGGGTACAAAGTTTAAGCGGATTCAACGAGGTGTAACATGAGTGATCAATATGATGTAAGATTTACAGATTTTAGCAACAAGGGCAGTGTTACAGTCGATGCCGATGAAATAAACACAGAAACAAGTGTTAGTTTTATTGGTCGGAACAAATCAGATTATGGTTTGTCCTTAAATGAAAACTTCTTGCATTTACTTGAAAACTTTGCAAACAATGATTCTCCATCAAATCCAGTTGAAGGACAACTTTGGTATGACACAACCGCAGGAGTTGATCAATTAAAAATTTATGATGGCACTGGTTGGGTCAGTGCAGGCGGCATTAAAAAAGCCAGTTCTGCACCTGACAATAGTGCATCTACTGTAGGAGACCTTTGGGTCGATACTGTTAACCAACAGTTGTTCATTTATACAGGAAGTAATTATGTTTTAGTAGGACCGACTTACACACAAGGGTCTGCAACAGGACCACAATTTGTAAGTGTTCTGGGAACTGATAACATAGAATATCCAGTTGTAATAAATTATGTAAACAGTGTTCCTATTACAATTTATGCTGAAACAGAATTTACACCCAAAGCAACACTAGCAGGTTTTACCACAATTAAAAAAGGTATGACTGTAACTAGCAACGGCAAGTATTATGGTGTTTCAGAAAAAGCAGAAAATCTTTTAGTAAGCGGGCAAACATATGCAGGTAGTGAATTTGCAAGATTAAGTGCTGCTAATACATTTACACAGCCTGTTAGAATTTCAAACAGCAATGGATTAGTTGTCGGAGAAACAGAAACACTTGCTTTTAATATTACAGGTAGTAATTCACAGATTGTTAATAAAGCATCGGATGGTGCGATTGATTTTAGAGTCCAGTCTACTCAAACTGCAATTAGAATAAAGTCAGATGGCAATGTAGGCATTGGCACACTTGCAGCAGAAGAAAAACTTCAAGTTGAAGGCAATATTAAATCTAGCGGAAAACTATCAATTGGATCTACAAATGATAGTTCAAGCATTAGTGATTCAAATGCAAGTTTATATACACCAGGCGGCGTAGCAATTAGTAAGTCGTTGAATGTAGGTGGTAGTGCAAATATTGGAGGAAACTTAGAAGTAGGAGATATTACTCCACAGGCGCTTGGAAAAAATCTAGGCACTGCTGCTTTGCCTTACAATAATGTTTATGGTAATACATTTAGAGGCAACCTAGTAGGTAATGTTACAGGTTCACTCACAGGTAGTGTTAGCGGATCAGCAGCAAAATTAAACAGTGCAACAACGTTTAGTATAAGTGGTGATGTTTCTACATTAGCTGACTATAGTTTTGATGGTACACAAGGTGCAATTGAAATGGTAGTAGAAATTGATCCTGACTTAATTGCAGATAAAACAATTTACACTGATGATGATAAATTAAATGGCACAGAAACATTATTAATTTACAAAGAACAAAGAAACGCAAGTGATCCTGATAACAATCTTCCGTTAGGATTATACAAGACAACAGTTGATAGTGTTCTTGCAACAATACCACAATTTCAACCAGGTATGATTATGCCATATGGTGCAGGAACCGCACCAACCGGTTGGCTATTGTGTTACGGACAAGAAGTTCTAATAACTGATTATCAAGCATTATACGACATTATAGGAACAACATTTGGTACACCTAGCAGCGCACTAAAATTTAAAGTACCTGATTTAAGAGGCAGATTTCCATTGGGTTATCTTGCTGGTGAGGGTAGAACACTTTCGACAGATGAAGACAGAGTGTATGACGATGCAGCCGCAGATATTTTAGGTGCAGATGGTGGTAGCAATAGAGACTGGATTACAAAAGATCAACTTCCAGAACACGAGCATACATTGATGGGAGATGCAGGTAATCAATATTATGCTGTAAACAATCTACCTAGCGCAGGTGATGGAAATAGTGTTGCTGTTAATACATTAGGGACTAATCCAGGAAGAGGTTTACAAGGAACAGAAGGCGTTGATGGTTTAACAACTACAACAGAAACAATAGACGGTACACCACAAGACGTTGGTAACAAGTTTGATACTGTGCCTCCTTTCTTAGCAGTCAATTATATCATTTACACAGGGGCATAACATGAGTTATAAGATTAATAAAACAGATGGTACATTACTAGTAGATTTGATAGATGGGCGTATCGATCAAGATACCACTGACTTAACTCTTGTAGGACGTAACTATAAAGGTTACGGAGAAATTTTTAACGAAAATTTTGTGCAAATGTTAGAAAACTTTTCTAATACTGCTCCGCCGAGCAATCCATTAAGAGGTCAACTTTGGTACGACACAGAAGAAGGCAGATTAAAAGTTTGGACAGGAACAGAATTTAAAGCAACTGATACAACAACAGTTTCAGACACACAGCCTACACTTATTGCAGGCGATGTTTGGATTGACAGCGGACGTAAGCAAATTTATTTTTCAGATGGTACATCAGATCTTATATTAGCAGGCCCTGGGTATACAGCACAGCAAGGCGAAACAGGCTGGCGTACTGTAACTGTAATTGATAATTTTGGTATTGAAAGAATAGTCGCCTTACTAATGATTTCAGGTTCTCCTGCTGCACTTGTAAGTAAAGAAGACTTTACAGCAGCAGCAACAGATGCAAATCTAGCACTTATTCCTAATTTTGCAATTACAATCAAAGCAGGTTTTAATATTTCAACAGCATTTGCTGATTTTGAGTTTGATGGCAATGCTGCAACTACAAGTGCATTACTTGACTCAACATTACAAAGTTATACACCAGACGATTTCTTAAAACTAGATCCGCCATTAGATAGTGGCAGCGGTCAGCGTAGAAATACTAGTAATGGTGTTATTTTTGTAAATGATGATAACGGTCTTTATGTAGGAACAGATGGTGATTTAAGAACTTTTGTATCAGGAAATGAAGTATACCAAAGATTGCAAAACACTACAACCACTGCATTTAGAATGCAATACAAGTCAAGCGGTATTGACACTGACTTCTTTACCTTAGATAGATCATCTGGTAGAATTGGTTTATTTACATCATCACCTACATCCACAGTTGACATTACAGGTGATTTAAAAATATCAGGAGATTTATTAGTTGAAGGCGATGCAACTTATTTGAATGTTGCGACATTACGTGTTGAAGACAAACAAATAGAATTAGCAACTACAGACGATAGTAGTACACAAACAGATGCACAAGTTAATGAATCTGGTATTGTTGTTAAGGTAGACGATGGCGATGATAAAGAATGGATTTGGGAACTAGCAAATAATGCATGGAACACAAATAAACAAAATATAAATCTAACAAGTGGCTATGCTTATATGATAGGAAACTCAAATGTTTTAACACAAAATGAATTGGGTGCAAGTGTTGTGAGTGCTCCAGGATTAACAAGCCTTGGTACACTGTCGAGTCTACAAGTAGATTATTTGAATTTGGATAATGCAACTATTACAGCAACTACTTTCCCGCTTAACATTATAAGTGAAGGCGATATTGTTGTTGCAGGCACAGGCGGTAGTCCAAATGTAAAAATTACAGGTGTAACATCACCTGAAGTTAGTGATCCGCCAGACTATGTTGCAACCAAGGGTTATGTAGACGAACTATATAAAGATACAGATATTAAATTTTCATTAGATATTACAGGACTTTCTAATATACAAATTGCATTAGTTTTAGAAGACTTGTTCCCTGCTGTAGGTTATAACACAGGTGTGTACTGTTTTGTTCACACTGTTGATTATAGTGCAGGCGGTACTACAAGTTTTGATGTAGATGATAGTTTAACAAAAAGTTTAGTTGCAGTTGATAGTAATGGTGTTCAAAACCAATCGGTCTTACAGGACATAAGTTTTACTACACAAGTAGCAACAGTATCATTTTCACCAACAAGAGGACTAAAACGGTTTATTATTGACGGTGCCTATAACTGGATATTTGTTGACGATTTGGTATCTAGTGTGTAATTAGGTAAATACAGTGCAGAGGGAGTAAGCTCACAAATGGCATATACAATTAATAGATTTAACGGCACAGTCTTAACAAATGTTGAAGACGGCACAATTAACACTACTACAGATTTGAAGTTAGTAGGGAAGAATTATAGTGGTTACGGTGAAAGCCAAAACGAAAACTTTTTGTTTTTGTTAGAAAATTTTGCAGGTGTAAATGCACCTACAAAACCAATCAGTGGTATGATTTGGTTTGACAGTGGAACTAACAAACTTAAATTTTATAATGGAACATCATGGAAGCCAGCAGGCGGCACTGAAATAAGCACAACAGCACCAGCAGGATCATCAGAGGGAGACTTTTGGTGGGATAGCAACAACGAGCAGTTTTATGTAAGATCAGCATCTGGCAACTGGGTGTTAATTGGTCCACAAGGTGTTGGCGCAGGATTTGGTGTAACACAAACTAAAAGTCTTACACTTACAGATACTACAGGTACCATTCATGCCATTTTGGCTACCTATGTAGAAGACACTGTAATTTCAACTATCAGTCCAGATACATTTACTCCTAACACAGCAAGTGCAATTACAGGTTTCCCAACAATTTATGCAGGTATTACACTCCTAAATTCAAATTCAGGAGAAACAACAACTACACATAGATTCTATGGTACTGCAACTAATGCTGACAAACTAGGTGGATTAAGTTCTAGTGATTTTGTTAGATCAACAGGTACAACAAACTTTAGTTCTCTAGTTACATTTAGTGATATTGGATTTACATTAGGTACAGGCACAGATTTAACTTTTGAAATAGATACAGACGGTATTACACCTGTATTTAAAATGAATCAAGATAAGTTGCGTATTAAAGATAGTTCAGGCAATGTTGTAGTTTATTGGGATGCAACAGGTATGCATCCTGGTGCAAATGCAAACGGCACAATTTACAATTTAGGAAAAGGTGCTGAAAAATTTGAAAATGTATATGCAACAACTTTTAATGGTACAGCAACACAAGCAGATACTTTAAAAGTTGGAAGTGCATATAGAAGTGCAGCAACTTCTGCAACATTTGATAGTATTGCAGCAAGAGATAGTGCAGGTAACCTAACAGCCGTTGTGTTTAGTGGTACAGCAACTAAAGCAAGATATGCCGACTTAGCAGAAAAATATACTACAGGTGATATAGATTTAGAGCCAGGAACAGCAGTAGCAGTAGGTACAGATGATTGTTGCGAAGTAGTACCAGCAAAGTCAAGCGATATTTGCATTGGAGTTGTATCAACTGATCCTGCAATTATGATGAATAGTGAAGCAGATGGTCAATACATTGCACTAAAAGGTCGTGTTCCTGTAAAAGTAGAAGGTCCTGTAAAAAAAGGACAAGCAATTTATGCATGGGAAGATGGTATTTGTAAAACAGTAGCAACCACTGCACTAATAGGTGTAGCACTTGAAACTAAAGACTCAGATGATGTAGGATTAGTGGAGTGTGTGCTAAAAGTATAAATATACTAGTACTTATTAGGAGTTTCGATGGCAGTAGGATCAGTAATATCAGCAGCACGTTACAATGCAATTCAGTCTCAAGTTGAACAAGTTTTAGGTGTTGGATCCGGCCGATTTGGTTATAACAATACAGTAACTAGTGCTCCGGTTTCAAGCGGATCAGGCACAGTAAACGAAGTGCATATGTCAGCACTAAAAGCAGACTTAACAGATGCTTATGTACACCAAACTGGATCATCTCCTACACCTTTAACTAGTGTTGCTGTTGCAGATGATATTACAGATGCTGTATATTTAGAATACGAAACAATTGGAAATTACATATATCTAAATAAAGATGATTTGTATGCTTCTACTCAAGCAAGTGTAGAATCTAAAGTTTCATCATCAAGAGGTACTTCTAGTCCTTGGGGAGATATTTCATCAAGAGAAACAATTACACACGAATTTACAGCGACATTTACTGATGCAAATCATAGACGTGCATTTTTCAATGCAGGAGGTCAAGTTAGAGTTAGCACAACAGTAACAAATGCATCTGGTGCAAAAGGATCTGACTGGGCATCTATGATGTCAGCAATAGGTACAGTCGCTATGGATAGATCACAAACTACTGCATCATCGCCTGGAACATCGATTGGTAATTATGATCTTAACACAACGTATCAAACAATTTTTACTAAATCAGGTTCTGGTGTTTATGCAAGCAATAGTTATACTATTAAAGCTAAAGCAGACAGTGATACAGTTTTAAGATTTAAAGTTGAATTTTATGACGGTATTCCTGCAATTGGTGCTGGTGGCACTGATGAAGCAGTTATTGCAGATATTACATCAAGTGTTTCTCAACTAAGGGCAACGGGTTCATATGTGTCAGTACCGACTCCGACATACGCTAACGTTTCTACCTTATAAGTACAGTAGGAGTTACTAATGCCGTTTACTATTGGCCAAACAATTACTGCATCTAATTATAATACACTTCGTACAAACGTACTAGGTGTGTATCAAACTCTGTACGGACAATCACCTTATTCTAGCACAGTAACTGGTAATAGCACTCCTAATGCAGGTGATGGTGATCAAATTACAACCACTGAAATGTTGAATTTATTTTTAGATGTTCAGGCAGCATACTTGCATCAAACAGGAAGTGTTAACAGTAATATTGCAGTACCAGAAGTTGGTTTAACAGTATCAGCAGACGAATCTGAAGCAGGCGGCCATAGCGGTATGATACTTGCTGTAGGTTTAACAAATCCTGCAACTATAACAACAGACACAAACCATAATTTAAAAGATGGAGTGTTAATAACATTTAATGACGTAGAAGGTACTACTGAACTAAACGGATTAAGTTACTATGTCAAAGTTACAGGGTCAGCCGATATAGAATTGTATACAAACAGTGCGTTGACAACAGGTCTAAATGCAACAGGCTATACTACATTTAGCGGATACGGGCATTGGAATGCTCAAGCAACAGCAGTAACAGACGGCACAAAAATGGGTTACAATGATTATGAAACAGCGATTTTAGATGTTGTAAACTTTAATGGAGAAGTATCAGGTTGGCCTTTGCTTACCAACTTTACTTTAGGAACACCTACTGCAAGTGCAACAAGAACAGCAAGTTGGGGCGGTACAGGTACAGGCGGCAGCGGTCCGCCTAATAGCATTTATCATGTAGTAACAGTGACATTTACAAGTGCTGCCGCATTAGGATATTATTTCAACGCTGGCGGCCAAATAAGATTTAATGCTTCTGCGTCAGGCGGCTCTGATCCTAAAGATACAGAATGGATCGGTATGCTTAGTGCTATGGGCACAATATCATTTGACAAATATGATACTTCTGCAAGTAGCGGTACAAGTGCAGGCTTAGGCGCAGACGATCTAACAGCCTCATATCAAACTTTGCTAACTAAATCAGGAAGCGGTGCTTATGCAAATAACGAATATACACTTGAAGGACTTAAATCTGCTGGTAATGTGTTGAGATTTAGAATCAGCATGAATGACGATTACACCGGTACATTTTTTGATTACGACATAACTGCTGATTTTGATAGTTCTTGCACTTCTTTTAGACCAGACAGTAGTTTTACATATAATTCTACAACATATACAGCAGTTGATTTACCTCATCCTACAATATCAAACGCTACAGAATTGACTGCCGATTTAGCAAGTCCTCCGTCATAATTAAGTTAAATACGTACATTATTATGTAGGAGTATCCGTATGGACGATCGTCTTGAACAAGCAATAGATTCTGCCAATTTTTTAATTACATTAGAAAATACAAAACGCATATTGAAAGAGCAATATAAAGAATCTTTGGTTTGCTATCATAACAAAGGACAATTTAGTATTAGCATGGAACTTATAAGTTATTTGCAAACACTAATAGGCATGAATCAAACAGAAACTGTTCTAATTGACGATCACGATATTCCTATTCAAATCGAAAATTTAAAACTTTTTGTTTTAGAAGTAATGAATCAATTTTATAATGCAAACAACAAATATCTTATAGAGTATAACAAACTTGTTAAAAAGAGGTCAACAAAGGATATTGTAGAAGTATGAGCAAAGGTGTCCTCTTTATTGCAAGAAACAATAAAGAAATTAACTATCTTTACCAAGCAGTGTTCAATGCACACAGAGTACACAAATATTTAGGTGTACCTGTTTCGATAATTACAGATAACAAAGAATATTTAGAAACACGATTCGATAGTCATCCTTTTGAACATGTTATAGAAATTCCAAACGATCAAGATTATGGATATAGAAAATACAATGACGGAACGTATTCTAAAAGAAATTTAGAATGGAAAAACACTTCACGGGCAAAAGCATACGACCTTTCTCCTTACGAAGAAACACTATTATTAGATACAGATTATATAATTGCAAATAGTTTGTTAAAAGATTGTTTTAACCAATTACATGATTTTTTAATTTATAAGGATAGTGTTGAACTTAGTGGATGGAGAGACGTATCAGAATTTGAATTATGTAGTGACAAGACAATAGATTTTTATTGGGCAACTTGTGTATATTTTAGAAAAAGTCCTGACAACAAACGGTTCTTTGATCTGCTTCATCATATATCAGAGAATTGGGAACATTATAGAAACTTGTACCAAATTAAAAGTGCAATTTTTCGTAATGATTATGTTTTTAGTGTTGCAATACACATAATGAATGGACATTATAAAAACGGGTTTGCAAAAACTTTACCTGGTAAATTGTTTTATACAATTGATAGAGATTTGCTTATTGACATTGATGGCGATGATTTTTTATTTTGTTTAGAGAAAAAAGATAGTTTTGGTAATTACATGCCATTGAGAATGAGAGGTTCTAATGTACATGTAATGAATAAATTTAGTTTAACGAGAGCAATGTATGTCCCAGAATTCAAAGATTAATTTTACATTGTTTGCACAAAATACAGATGTTGATTATGTTCAGCAAGCATGTCTTTGCGCAATGAGTATTAAAAATTCAAATCCGAACAGTTCTATTTGTTTGGTAACAAATGATGTTGTGCCTGATAAGTATCAAAATTTATTTGATTATATAAAAGAAATACCTTGGGGAGATGCTGCACAAGGACAAGAATGGAAGATTCATAATCGCTGGAAATTATACCATGTTACTCCGTATGATAATACAATTGTATTAGATGTTGATATGCTTGTGCTAGACGACATTAGCCGTTGGTGGGAATTTTTACAAACAAAGGAATTATTTTTTACATCAAATGTAAGAACATATAGAAATGATATTGTCACAAGTAGATTTTATAGGCCAGCATTTGATAAATTTTATTTGCCAGATACTTATGTGGGATTTTATTATTTTAAAAAATCTGATCTAGCACACACTTATTTTAAATGGCTCGAACTAGCAGTTAATAATTGGGAAAAGTTTCAAGGAGATTTTGCAGGAGGCAAATACTATCAGCGTGTAGCAAGTATTGACATGCTGACTGCAATAATTATAAAAATTCTTGGAATCGAAAACGAAGTCACCTGCAAAGTTAGAGATTATCCCCATTTTACACATATGAAGTTACATTGCCAAAATTGGACTAATGTTAAAGTAGACAGTTGGCAAAAGTATGTAGGCACATATCTTACAAATGACGGTAAATTAAAAATAGGCAACTATTTCCAACAAGGTGTCTTTCATTATACAGAAGATGACTTTGTAAACGATAGAATTATAAACATATATGAAAAGCTTGTAGGAGTTTAAATGTTACAAATATCTACTAACAAATTTATTTACTTTGATGAAAATGGAGAACTTTTATCTGTTAGCAATACTAACGCAGAAGAAGGGAACTGGATTGAAGTAGACATTGATGCAGTTAAAGATATTTTAGATGCAAAGGATTCTATGACAAATTATAGTGTTGCATTTGATAGCACTACAAAAAAATATGAACTAAAGCATAAACTTATAGCAGTAGACTTCAATACTGATATATGGTATGACATTTTTGAAATACCAATTACAGAAAAAGCAGATGTAATTGTTACACAAGATTGTAAAAATAAAGAATGGTTATTTGAACTAGATCCTATGATAGTAAAAGAAACAAAATCTAAAGACTCTTTTTATAACTTTCCTATGCAATTCTCGATCACAGAGTTTAATGATCCTCATAATTTATTGCAGTTTATTAAGTTTGGCTTTAGAGATTTGATAGAAGAAAATGTAGTAAAAGTTGCGTTTGATGATAATTTTAAGGTAGACAAAACTGACATAAGTGTGTATACTATTAAAAAATTCGATACCTATTGTCGGAGAACGGTGAATGAGCAAATTTAAAATACTAGACTATGACATTATCTATCTTAGTTATGACGAACCTAATGCTGAAAAAAACTATGCAGATTTGTGTAGGAAAATTCCTTGGGCTAAACGTGTACACGGTGTAGACGGAAGTGATGCAGCACACAAGGCATGTGCAGAACTTTCAGAGACGGATAGATTTATTACTATCGATGGCGATAATATTATTGATTCTGAGTTTCTTACAAAAGAATATGATTTAGAAACACACGAAGACATGCACTGGAATCGTGATATAAAGTTTGAAGACTGTGTAGTAAGTTGGAGTGCTAGAAATACAATTAACGGACTAATGTACGGTAACGGCGGTATTAAATGCTGGCCTAAAGATAAAGTGTTAAACATGCGTACACACGAAAATGCAGATCCTAATAATGCACATGCTCAAGTTGATTTTTGTTGGGACTTAGAATATATTCAAATGAATGCGTGTTATAGCGAAATTATGAATAATGCTACTCCGCAGCAAGCATGGCGTGCTGGATTTAGAGAAGGTGTCAAAATGGCACTTGACAGAGGTATGAAACCTACTTTGAATGATTTTAAACGTAATCATTGGAAGAACTTGCATCGTTTGTATATTTGGCTAATGATAGGCGCTGATGTAGAAAATGGTAAATGGGCTATTTACGGCGCAAGAGAAGGTCTTTATAAAACAATGTGTACGGATTGGGACTTTGTAAATGTTCGTGATTTTAAATGGTTAAATGAATATTGGGCAAATGAAGTTGAATCTAAAGTATCTTTAGAAGGACTTGAAGATTCAATTGAGGAATATGGTATTAAACTAATTAACGAACTCGATTTACCTATTGCTGAAGAATGCTTAACTGCACAACAAAGTAATTTTTTCAAAACAGTATATCAAAATCCGGGTAGAACTGCTGGACAACAATTTATATGAAATCAGAAACAGATAGAATTAAAGAAGCCGCTAGTATAATGGAGGATGTAAGTCCGACATTCTGTTTGGCTAAGTGGCATCATACTACAATTTATTTACACACAGGTGATACACACAGTTGCTATCATCCGTCGCCGCATAAGATTGATTTAGAAGAAATTAAAAACAATCCTAGTGCATTGCACAATACACTTACAAAGAAAAAAGAACGTGCAAAAATGCTTGTAGGTGAAAAACCTAAAGGCTGTACCTATTGCTGGAATGTCGAAGCACTAGGAGATGATCATATTTCTGATAGAAACATTCGTAATGAAAGTATTTACAAGCCTGAGCGATTACAAGAAATTGTAGATTCGCCTTGGGATTTTGACGTAAATCCAGAATATATCGAAATTGCATTTAGTAATGAATGCAATTTTAAATGTGGATATTGTTCACCTATGGCAAGTAGTAGCTTTTATAACGAAGTCAAAAAACATGGTCCGTATGATATGGTTAAAAATCATCGATGCGATGTTGATTGGTTTCAGCCTATGGAAGAAGGGTCAAATCCTTACGTAGATGCATGGTGGAAATGGTGGCCTGAAGTAAGTAAGACACTAAACATTTTACGCATTACAGGCGGTGAGCCTCTTATGCATAAAAGCACATGGCGTATATTTGACGAACTTAAAGAAAATCCACGTCCTCATATTGAACTTAACCTCAATAGTAACATGGGTTTAAGTCCACGCATTGTGTCTAAGTTTGCCGATAATGTAAAAGAACTTTTAGAAGGTAACAAAATTAAAAAGTTTAAAGTATATTCTAGTATAGATACATTTGATAATCGTGCAGAATATCTTCGCACAGGTTTAGATGTAAATCTTTGGGAAAGTAATATGAAAAACTTTTTAAATATTACTGGCTCCGATTTAACAATCATGTGTACGTTTAATATTCTTAGTGTTACAAGTTTTAATTTATTCCTACAAAAAGTTTTAGATTGGCGTAAAGAATTTTATGATCCTAAGCGTAGACGTATTAGATTTGATACACCTTATCTAAAAGAACCGTTACAATATGATATGCATATTTTACCTAAGGATGAATTTTTGCCTTACATGGATAAAATTTTACAATTTATTAATGACAATAGAGACGACAAAGACACTACGAAATTTAGTGATTTAGAATATGAACGTTTTCGTAGAGTAAGAAATTATTTTGCAAATGTTAACTATGACGAACCGAGAGTAAAAGAAGGCAGAGCAGATTTTTACAATTGGTTTAATGAATATGATGTTAGAAGAAACGTTAATTTTTTAGAAACATTTCCTGAGATGGAAGGGTTTTATAATTTATGTAAGCAAACTAAGGATGAACTAGAAGTTGTCTAATTTGTTTTGTTACGGGTGCAGTTTTACAAATTACAGTTGGCCTATGTATCCTGAATACTTGGCACAGGAGTTTGATAAAACATTTAATTGTGGATTATCTGGTTTAGGTAATTTTGCAATATATCATAGATTACTAGGCACTGTTTTAGAAAACAAAATTAAAGAAAATGATACTGTAATTGTTCAGTGGTCAGAGCCATCAAGGCATGATTACCTTGACAAAGAAGAAGAATGGTCTAATATTGGCGGCGGCTTAGCCTTAGAACTAACTGCAAAAAGATTAGATCATATTATATCTCATAGTTCGTCTTACGTTAAAACTTTGACATATATGTTTCATACAGTTAACTTACTTGAATCTTTAAAAGTTAACTGGACTTTTCTTTTTCTTACACCAGATGCAATGGCACACCTAAGTATTCAAAGAGGTAAACATATAGATTTAGCAGGACATCAAAAACGCATAGCACAAAATATGACGAACAAAGTTAACAAGTATCGTCATAAGTTTATCGAGTTACCATTAATGCATCACTTTAATCATAAAGATCCTGTGTTTATGACAAATCATGGTGGCAATTGGTGGGATGACCATCCTAGACCTAAATCAACATATAAATTTGTAAAGGAAGTTTTAGCACCAAAATTACAAATTAATACTAATAATATAACTAGTTACAACAAATATGTTTGTAACAGAATATTTGTACCTGTAAAAGAAAGAACATACAATCAAGAATTTATGATTGAAGCAATGCGTGAGTTACCTGACAATCTCAAGTATAGTTATGATATAAGTGAATTAATAAATGAAACAATTGATATGGGCATATAATTGGATTGGGCCACTAGGTCCTTTAAATAACCATAAGATACCAGATGTATATGATCTGGCTAAGCGCATTGACGACATTGATGTTAAGTTTAGCGATGCAACAATGGAGCATGATCCTGCTGTTATGGAGATAGGAAATTTTGTACCTTGCAAAATTATTCCATCTTCCGAGATAAAAGATATAGGGGATAGCAAATTTTTCTATGAAGTTATTTTAAGTCCTAACTTAAATTACATGTCTATCACAATGGATATGTTTTGCGGATTTTTACAAAGAACGCCTATTCCTGGCGAGGTTTGGGATAAAATTTACAATGGTAACGGATATCTATTTGTAAACTGTAGATATGAAAGTTTTGTTACGCATAGAGATTTTCAAACATTACATGATTATTTTAATAGTCAAGGTGTGCCCTTGAACAAAGTTATCTATGCAACAAACTGTGCAAATATACAAACTATTTACGACAAGTACTGTTTACAAGCAGGTGTAGGCGAAGATAAATTAAATGTCGAATATATGGGTTTGTATATACAAATTACAAAAGACATTTTACGTGATGAAGTTTATGAAAGTCGTGTTGACTTGGGCAAACAAGATAGATTGTTTTTAAATTTTAACAGACGTAGTCATGAACATCGTATGTTGCTGTTATTGCAAATGATTAAAAATGATATGCTAGATGACTGTCATATGAGTTTTGACAGACATGGAGGTGTTAATAGACCATTTGAACATTTTATATACGATTTTGAGAGAACTTCTTCAAAATATAATTTAGAATTTGAAAGAGAAGATTTTGAAAATTTATGGGACGATTTGCCTTTTGTGCTAGACAGTAAACATTTTGACAGATTTCCTGTAGAAGAACACTTAATGGATACTGCTGAATGGTATGATCGAACATATATTCATCTTGCAAGCGAAACAAATTTTGAAAATAATGTAATTCATTTGACAGAAAAAACAATGAAGCCAATTATATTCAAACAACCATTTATTATTGTTGGCCCTGCGTTTACACTTCAGTATCTTAAAAAATTAGGATTTAAAACTTTTGATGCTTGGTGGGACGAAAGTTATGATGAAACACTAAATGGGAAAGATAGAATGCAAGCAATTATAAAAGTATGTAAAGATATCAAGTCTTGGCCTAAACAAAAATTAAAACAGTTATATACACAAACACATGAGATACGAGAATACAATATTCAACATTTTAAAAATTTAAAACCTGTAGAACTATTAGATCTTGTTGAAAAATATGGAGCAGACATATGAGTAAGGTATTAGTATGCGGAGCCGGAGGATTCATTGGAGTTCATTTGGTAAGAAGTTTAAAAGCACAAGGACATTATGTAATTGGTGCAGATTTAGAGTATCCTGAATTTAGCGAAACCGAATGTGATGAATTTCATATTGTAGATTTGCGAGAACAAGCAGATGTACGTAAATTAATTACAGAAGACATTTATGAAATATATCAACTTGCTGCGGATATGGGAGGAGCAGGATATATTTTTACAGGCGATAATGATGCTGATATTATGCACAACTCTGCTATGATTAATCTTAACATTTTGAAAGAAATGGTTGTTAAAGGTGTAAAACGTATTTTTTATAGTTCAAGTGCTTGCATGTATCCTGAACACAATCAGATGGATCCTGATAATCCTTTGTGTAGCGAAGAAAGTGCGTATCCAGCAAATCCTGATTCTGAATATGGTTGGGAAAAATTATTCAGCGAACGCTTGTGTATGTCTTTTGAAAAGAATTATGGTATACGTGCAAGAATGTGTCGTTTTCATAATGTGTTTGGACCAGAAAGCACATGGACTGGAGGTAAAGAAAAATCTCCCGCAGCCTTATGTAGAAAAGTTGCAATGAGCGAAGACGAAACTGTAGAAATTTGGGGACCTGGCACACAAACAAGAAGTTTTCTTTATATCGATGAAGCTATTGAAGGCATTCATAGGATTATGGAAAGCGATTATAATCAGCCGTTAAATCTTGGCAGTGAACGTATGATTGCTATAAATGATTTAGCACACCTAATTGCGAGTGTTAACACTAACAAAAAACTGAGAATTAATAATGTGCCAGGACCTGTTGGTGTTAATGGCAGAAACAGTCATAATAAACTTATTAAGGAAACCATTGGTTGGGCACCGCAAGACAATTTAGAATATGGCTTGCAACAAACTTATCAATGGATACTACAACAAATTGAGAAACAAGAAAATTGAAACTTGCTGCATACTATCATGATAAAATAGGAAATATGCACGGTGTACAGCCGTACATTTTTGATACGTGGTTATATTCTCGAACACTGAAAAAAGCAGGTTTTGGTATAAAACAAATTAAAGATGGGTGGAACTGGCCTGGAATATATTTTGTAAGTGTTGCAGGTCATTCTAATGATTGGGGAACACATGACAATCATGTGTTAAACAATTTGCCCAGCGAAGTTGCTAATGCAGTTCGTAGAGGAAAAATTAAAATTGTAATTGATAATTCGTCTGAAGGTATGAATATGATATTTCCTGGATGTGATGGGTTTTATAATATGCACGAAATAATGGAAGAAAATGATTTTCATAAAAATAGTGTTATACTTATGGACGGCAATGCAGATTTCTCTACAAATTATTTAACATGGTGTAACAGAAATTGGGATATACCGTTGTTTGCACATGTTCATAGTTTTACGCATACCTTTTATTTCGATAATAGAATACCACAAAGCGCACTAGTTATAAATGCTATTAAAAATAAAGATTCCAAAGATTTCCTTAGCATGAATAGAAATACAAGACCATCAAGGCTGGAGCATTTATTTTGGTTGTTAGATACAGGTTATGTAAGCAAGGGACTTGTAAGTGGAAGTTTACCGCAAAAAGAACAAGTAGGTGCGCCTAGTAGAATTACACTACAGGATGACAATTTATGGAATAAAACCTTGCTCAAAGGTTTGCCTTTAGACATAGATGGCGTAGATTGTAAAAGTGACCCTGACAAAGATGCCACTATTTTTAATCATGCCCTTTATGAAAATAGTTTGCTCAGTGTGGTTACAGAAACTGCATTTGCAGAAGAAGGGATGTTTATTACAGAAAAAGTAATGAAACCCATTGCAGCAGGACATCCTTTTATGATATTAGGACAATTTAGAGTCTTAAAATATCTAAGAAGTTTAGGTTATAAAACTGACTTTGAAGGCATAGATCAAAGTTACGATGAGATTTTAAATCCTAACGAAAGATTCCAAGCATTTCATAAAAGTTTAGAAAATTGGATTAAATTGACAAGAGCACAAAAAGAAGATATAATTATGGAAAATCTAAATAAGATTACATATAATCAAAATTTATTTAGATCTACAAATTATAATAGAGATACTGGATTGCGACTCATGACAACTGTTCAAAATCTTTTTAACAATAAATATACTATCAATGAAAAAAATTAGTTTTGTAAATCCGAATTTCCAGCAAGGACCTAAAGAGTTTAACGCTTATTACTTACCGTATAGTGTTGGCATACTTTGGTCTTATGTAAACCAGTTTGAATCTATTAATACCCAATATGAACTTGATGAGTTTGTATGGCGAAGAGATCCTATTGCTGAAACAGTTGAACTTTTAAAAGATAACACAGTAGTAGGCTTTTCTACATACATATGGAACAAGCAATACAATAATGTTTTAGCCAGAGAATTAAAAAAAGCAAATCCAAATATTGTAATTTTATTTGGCGGACCTGAGCCGCCTATCGAAGACCCAAACTTTTTTGAACGTTTTCCTTATATTGATGTTTGTGTAAAACAGGAAGGAGAAAGAAGTTTTAGAAAAATTCTTGAAGCATTAGACGATAGAGATTCTTGGTTAGATGTAAAAGGTTTAATTGTAAATGTAGATGGTGAAACTGTAGACACAGGTGCTCAACCAAGAATTAACGAATTAGATGAGATACCTAGTCCTTATCTAACTGGTGTGTTTGATAAACTTATGGTAAAGCATCCTGAAGTGACATGGAATGCTACACTGGAAACAAATCGAGGTTGTCCGTATGCTTGTACTTTTTGTGACTGGGGCAGTTTAACATATAATAAAGTTAAAAAGTTTAATTTAGAACGTGTGTTTGATGAATTAGAATGGATCGGTAAAACAGGTTGCGACTTTGTAAGTTTAACGGATGCAAACTTTGGTATTTTTGCAGAACGTGATAGTATGATTGCAGATAAACTTATTCAAGTGCAAAAAACATACGATAACCCAAAAGCATATACTATTGCTTGGGCTAAAAATCAAAAGAAAGAAGTTGTAGATATTGTTAGAAAACTTATCTATGATGGCGGTGCAAAAATTGGATTGAATTTATCTGTACAGTCAATGGATGAAAATGTTTTAGAAATTATCAAACGTAAAAATCTTGAAATGAATAAAATTGAACAAGTGTTTGATATGTGCGAAGAAAATAATATTCCGTTATATACAGAGTTAATTTTAGGGTTACCCGGAGAAACATTAGAAACATGGAAAGATAATTTTTATAGTCTATACAAAGCTGGTAACCATACAGGCGTTACAGTATATCAAGCACAGTTGCTTGAAAATGCAGAAATGAATCTTGTGCAAAAACAAGAATTCAAAATTGAAGGTAGAAAAGTTACTGACTATCTTGTTGGCGCTTATAACGAAGATGAACTTAAAGAAGGTATAGATATTGTTGTATCTACAAAAGACTTATCTTATGAAAAGATGCTAGATGCACAAGTGTTTAGTTGGTTTCAAAATACTTTCCATATCAACGGTATCACAAATTATATCAGTCGATTTTTATACAACTTTAGCAACATAGAATATAGTGAATTTTACGAAAAATTATTTGACCATATAAGCCGAGATCCTTGGTTAAAAAGCGAAATTGATCGCATAAGAAAATACTATATTAACTGGGGTACTAACGGTAGAATTGATCACCCTAAAATTCAAGGTATTGAAATACACGGATGGAATCTTATCCACAGCACTATTATTAATTTACACAGTGAAGATAAAGCATCACATGTGTTTAGTGTTGTAAAAGATTTTATGCAAAAAGAATACGCACATTTTCCACAAGATGTAATGGACCAACTTATGGACTTCCAATCTAGTTACCTTATCGATTACAACAAAATTAAATCTTACCCGCTCACAAAAGATTACGATTACGATTTTCTCGGATACATACATAGTGGGGAAGAATTGAATAATAAGAGTACTTTATTTTTTGATTTTCCTGAAAACCAAGATATGAGTTTACAACAATTTTGTGAACAGATATTTTTTGCAAGAAGAAGGAATTTTGGTAAAGCATGGGTGACCAAGAAAAAGTTGCACACATTTACGCATGGCAATATGGAAATGCAGAACTAGAAAATAAAATCTGTTCACGTGTATGGGATCATATTTATTTTTGGTGGTATCATGAATTTGAAATTGATCTTTCCCAAAAATCTGTAAAACACATAAACAAAAACAATATAAAATATACTGTTGTAACTTGCATTAACGATTTACCTTTACTTCAAAAAAGACTACGAGTAATAGGCTTACGGCCACATGGCAGAGCAGATATTTGGCCTGAGTTCTTCATTGTAAGAGCACATCAAGAACTGTTGAATAACAACTTCTTGTATGATGATTTAATATTACAAGACAAACATACTTGGGATATATGGAAGCATCCTTTCTTATCGATGAATGGTAGAGAGCGTCATCATAGAGATGTTTTCATTGATGTTCTTGCTAGAGAAAATTTAATAGATAAAGGATTAATAACATACCATCAGACTCATCGGAATGATGATCCTACTCAGTATTTTAAGTATCATGATGGTAGTAGATTGACTACAAATGATAGGTTTACTGAAAAATTATGTAGTTTTGATTTTAATGATGACTTTATCTATAGTTTCCTACATATTCCTACCGAAAGTTATACAGAAGGTATGACAATAACAGAAAAGACAGCCACACCTATGTTATGTAAACTTCCGTTCTTAACTGTCGGTAGTAGATATTTCCATTCTAAATTAATGGAAATGGGTTTCGAAATATATGATGAAGTTTTTGACTATAGTTTTGACAATTTAAAAACTGACGAAGAACGTATCGAAGGTATAGTTAAAAATATAAAATATGTTGTAGATAACAAACATAATTTGCAAGGTATGTATGACACACTAAAGCCTAAATTACAAAAAAATGTAGAACACATATTTGACAAATACATATCAAAGTTTGAACACGTGCCTTCCACTGTGCAAAATAGGATTTTGGAAATTACTGCACCAGGAGGTGTAATGGAAGGCGATGAAGGAGAACTTTTAACTTTAGCAAAAAGGTTTACTGATAGAAAAATCAAAGCCAAAGGTCTAAAAGAAAGAAGAGATTATCTTTGGTATAATTATTGGTGTTCACATGAAAATGGAGATGGTTTTAATTTTAGACAAATTTTAAAAGATCTTAAAACTGTAAAAACTGATAAAGTTGTAATAGATGGTAGCGCAGAATGGGAACCATGGTTTGATCCAGAATATGTAGAATATGTGAATGCTAATCCTAATATAGAAACTATTGTGATTAGTGGTTGTGCAAAAAATTCTTATTATGAAAATAAATTAAAAACAAGCGGCATAAACAGAATTAGAAGTTTACACTGGTCGACTTTCTTTTTCCATTATTCTACAAAAACAATTCTTGATGCATACGAGGATTATAACACACCAAAAGATGTTAGAGAATATTGGAATATAGATGACACAACAACAAAATGGCCTTGGATTTGTTTGCAAAACAGAGCACATTTACATCGTTGTCATTTAATTGATAATATTAAAAAATATAATTTACAAGATGCAGGTTATGTAACATGGATCGATGGCGGCAAAGAAAGACCAGACTTTCCATACAAATACCATGATGGTAAACAAATGACGCTAGAAAATGATACTTTTAGTCTTGATATGGATTCATACAAATTACCTGAAGAATATTGGCATACACTATGTGATTTTGTATCTGAAGCATGTTGGGAAACTATATTTGTTACTGAAAAAACAATATATCCTTTGTTAAGTAAAAAATTATTTTTGGTATGCGGAGCACAAGGATTTCACGAACATTTAGATAAACTTGGGTTTGTTAGATATGATGAAATATTCGACTACAGTTTTGATAAAGAAACAGACTTAGCAAAACGTGTAGCAATGTATACTGAAGAAATGAGAAAGTACAGTGAAAATACTTTTTCTACTATTAAGACACACATACAAGAATACAATGAGTTGTATCATAAAATTGAATATAACCACAAGCGTGTGTTTGAAATCTTAAAAAGAGATCCTTACATGCCTAAAGCAGTAAAATATCAATGGTCAAGAATTGATACTGAAATACAAGATCAAGCATTGCCGCCGTGGCAAAAGTTATATTTAGAACTTAAAAAACAAGTGATACGTGCGAGAAAAGAATTATGAAAAAAGTAGCAATGATAGGATGCGGCAAATTAGGACAAGATTGTGCCGAAGTAATGGCAACACATTATGATGTTGTAGGTTATGATGTTGCAAAGCGGACACCGCGAAACTTTTCTATGTGTCAAACTATAAAAGACGCAGTTACAGATACAAATATAATTTTTGTTGCAGTGCCCACACCACACGAAGCACAATATGGAGGCGAGACTCCTACTAGTCATTTGCCTAATAAAGATTTTGACTATAGTATTGTTGAATCTGTGTTACGTAAAATTAACAAGCATGTAAACAAATCACAGTTAGTTGTGCTTATTAGTACAGTTCTTCCTGGTACAACTAGAAATAGATTTATCAAACTAATAAAAAATGCACGTTTTGTTTACAATCCTTACTTAATAGCAATGGGTACAATTAAATGGGACATGGTAAATCCTGAAATGGTTATTATTGGCACTGAAGACGGTAGCACTACAGATGATGCAAAAGAGTTGATCGACTTTTATAAGCCTATAATGCAAAACAATCCTAGATATGAAATAGGCACATGGGATGAAGCAGAAGCTATAAAAATATTTTACAATACGTTTATCAGTACTAAACTAAGTTTAGTTAATATGATACAAGATGTTGCTGAAACAAGTGGTAATATTAATGTTGATGTTGTTACAGAAGCCCTTGCAAAAAGCACATACCGAATTATGGGGCCAGGCTATATGCAAGCAGGTATGGGAGACGGAGGCGCATGTCATCCTAGAGATAATATTGCTTTACGATATCTAGCACAACGGTTAGACTTAGGTTATGATTTGTTTGATAGTATTATGACTGCAAGAGAAGTACAAGCCAAAAGAATGGCACAGAGATTGATTAGAGAAGGTAATGATATTTGTATTGTAGGAAAAGCCTATAAGCCAGGAGTTTATTACACTATAGGCAGTAGTAGTATGCTAGTAGGACATTATGTAGAAGAATTAGGAGGGTCTCTAACTTATTATGACATCAACACAGGAGATACGGTATTTCCTAAAGCAGATGTATATCTAATAGGTTATTGGGAACAGTATGTAGAAGAAATTGAATGGCCGCTTGGGTCTACAGTAGTAGATCCTTGGAGGAAACTTAGAGATTCAAACGAATTCAAAGTTGTACATTACGGTAACACACGGAGTTAAATATTGCATGGAACTAGTAACACATCTTAAAACAACATATCCAAACATTAAAAAATTAAATTATGAATTTGTAGGAACACCGCCATATCCTATGATTACATTAGACAATTTTTTGCCAGAATCAATGGCAAAAGCAATGGAACTTGAGTGCGAAAGCATACCAGAATTCCATTGGAAAGAATTTACCCGTCGCGATAGTTATATGCGTGAACTTACAAATTTAGAGGTAGCACCTGTAGCACAAAATTTTACAAATCAAATGCACAGTCAAGCAGGTATGCAATGGTTGATTAAACTTACTGGTATTAAGGATCTTATTCCTGATCCTTATATTGTAGGTGCAGGTTATAGTAGAAGTTATCCAGGATGTAAATTATCAATCCATACAGATTTTAACTGGAATGATACAATTAAAGTACATCGTATGCTGAGTATGATAATTTATCTAGGATCGGATTGGGAAGAAGAATGGGGCGGCCATTTACATTTCAATGACTTCAACAATAAAGGTCCTGTACAAAAAGTTGCACCAATGTTTAATAGAGCAATTATTTGGAGACACCATGAAAGAGGGTTCCATGGGTTTCCTGATGCACTAGCATGTCCTGAAGGGCGTACAAGAAATGCATTTAGATTGTTCTTTTACGTAAGCAATGCAAAACACGATGATGAGAATTTACCTCATCGTAGTTTGTATTGGTTTGATGAAGAAACAGGCGAACCCTATGATATTACAACTGAAAGATAGAACTGTAGAGTTAAACGATCCTTGGGATGCAGTCACAGTATTTGAAGATAGACTAGCAGAATATGCTGGATCTAAATATGCAGTATGTGTTGATAGTTGTAGTAATTCAATGTTTCTTTGTATGAAATACTTAGGCGTAACAGGTCAAACAATTACATTGCCTGCACATACATATTCAAGCACACCAATGCAGTGTATTCACGCAGGTAATAAAATTAAATTTATTGATAAAGAATGGAGTGGTGATTATTTTTTAGATCCTACTCCTATTGTTGACGGAGCAACTAGATTCCGTAAAGGAATGTATATACCTGAGTCATATTATTGTGTAAGTTTTCATCATAGAAAAACACTTAAATTAGGTAAAGGTGGAGTAATACTAACAGATGACATAGACTTTGTAGAATGGTGCCGTCCTATGATTTATGATGGGCGCCACAAATATGTTAGACATGAAGATGACGATTATAGTTGTATAGGCTATCATATGTATATGACTCCAGAAGAAGCCATAAGAGGTATTACACTCTTTGAAGAATTAGGACCAGATAATCCTGATACAGGTTCTAGTACAACATACAAAGATTTACGAAAACAGAAAGTATTTGACGAGTATAGAGATGAGTAAAATAAACGCAAACACAGAATGGGGCACACTTAAAGAAGTAATTTTAGGTAATGCAGAGTGGGCTCAAGTTCCTAGGATCAAAAACAAAGATATACATTGTGTTGACTATGCTAACATAGATGATTTATCCGACATGCCGGGCGGGCAATATCCAGAAGATGTTATTAACGAAACTATAGAAGACTTAAACGTGTTTCAAAAACAACTTGAAGACATTGGTGTAAAAGTCATGCGTCCTACAAAGTTTAATCATGGAGTTACACACATGTCTCCTGATTGGTCTACTGATGCATACTATAGTTATTGTCCACGTGATAGTGTGCTTACTATTGGTGATATGCTTATCGAAACTCCTATGCCTCTTAGAAGTAGATATTTTGAAACATTTGGTATGAGAAGTATTTTCAAAGAGTATTTTGTAAACGGCAGTAGATGGATTGCAGCACCTAAGCCTAGATTACCAGATAAACTTTATGATAGATCAGATCTAAATGCTCCTACACTTACTGAATATGAACCAGCATTTGATGCTGCTAACTGTGTAAAGATAGGTAAAGATATATTATATCTTGTTTCAAACAGCGGAAACAAAATGGGCGCACGGTGGCTACAAAGTACACTTGGTGAAAAGTATACAGTGCATATGTTAGAAAACGTGTATGCATATGTACATTTAGATACTAGTATTATGCCATTGGCACCTGGTAAAGTATTATTAAATTCTGAAAGAGTAAAAGAAGAACAACTACCTGACATATTCAACAAGTGGGAAAAAATATGGGCACCTGAACCACATGAAACACAGGTTATGCATGATTGGGCACCTGCAAGTCCTTGGCTAGGAATGAATATTTTAAGTTTAAGTGAATCTTTAGTTGCCGTTGAAGAAAATCAACATAGTTTAACAAAAACTTTAGAAAATTCAGGCTTTGATGTTATGCACGTAAAGATGAGACATTGTCGAACACTAAGCGGCGGCCCCCATTGTGTTACACTTGATACAGTTAGAGAGGATGAATATGCAGACTATCGATAAAGCAATTATTGGCTTAGGTTGTAGTTGGACACAGGGCGAAGGCGGCTATACAGAAGAAACATGGAAGAAACACAACGGAAAGATGAATTTTCCTATGGATCAAAGCACAGACCTTATTCCTATGGAATGGGAAAACAGTTGGGTTAATGTATTAGCAAGGGATCATTTTACGGATTATACAGCAGTTAATTTAGGTCAGCGAGGTATAGGTAACAGAGCAGCAGCAAGGTGTTTGTACTTGACAGATATAGATTGGGATGCAATGGAAGATTGCATTATTGTGTTTATGCTAAGTGGATACGAACGTTTTGATTTTTTTAGACAAGACATGCATTTTGACGAAGAGCCGCATTTTACAAGACACAGAGAACACCCTTATAAACGTGCTCATCATTATAACTTTAATACTGTATGGCCTAATGATAGTGACAAGTTTTGGAAAGCATATACAAGAACTTGTTGGAGCGAAACATGTGCAAGTATGGAAACTCTATGTAGTATTTTAGAAGTGCAAAATTTTTGTAAGGCCTATGGATTTAAATTTGTTCTTGCAAATGCATTTGATTATAGAGGAAAACATGATTTAGAAACAAGAACAGGCGGTTTGCACGATCAAATAGATTGGACAAAGTATATACACGATTATAGACATTATGATCAATTTGTAGATTTGCTAGTAGAAGCAGATGATTGGTTACAAGGTGAACATGAAAGATCACAATGGTGGGATAGATATCATAATTTAGATTATCCTAAACAGTTTCTAACAAATGATATTCATCCAAATATCAATGGCTACAAGTTAATGGCAAAAGAACTTGCAGAATTTATTACAGAAACATATGGCTTGACAACTGCAAAAAATCCTGTATAATTTATAAAAAGGATTTCGTATGAGCGATTATAATCAGTCTGCAGATATTGCAGAAAAGCAGTTAAAGAATATCAGCAAGACAATGTGTTATGCAAAATGGACACAGGTTTCTATGCATCTTACAAATGGTAAAACGCATAGTTGCTATCATCCGCCATTGCATGATATGGATGTTGATGCTGTAAAAGCAAATCCTAAAGCCTTACATAATACTGCACAAAAGAAAGAAGAACGTGCAATGATGCTCAAAGGCGAGCGTCCTGCAGGTTGTGCATATTGCTGGAAGATTGAAGACGTAGGAGGTCGCAGTGATAGAATATACCGTTCCGGAGAGTATTGGGCACAGAATAGTAGAAGTGATATTATTGATGCACTAGATACAGGTGACGTAGATCCACGTTATATGGAAGTTAATTTTAACCAAGCATGTAATTTTTCTTGTATGTATTGTTCTCCACATTTAAGCACAACATGGGAAGAAAAAATCAAAGAACATGGCGAATTTAAAATACTAGATGCAGAGGGCAAGGAAACAGGACATAACAATCTAGAGTATTTGCAAGAAAAAGGACTTATGCCTTTGAAAGTACGGCAAAGCGAAAATCCTTATCTTGAAGCTTTTTGGAAATGGTGGCCTAGTTTATATAACAAACTAGAAGTATTTCGTATTACAGGCGGCGAGCCGTTAATGGACATCAACACATTTCGTGTACTTGAATATATCTATGAAAATCCAAACACATGGCTTGAATTAAGTATTACAACAAACATGTGTCCTCCTAAAGAAGAACTTATGGATAGATTCTTATCTAAAGTAAAAAAACTTGAAGAGATACAAATTTGGGAAGATAAAAATCGTTGGAATCCAGGTAGCGGAAACAACTGGTATGTTAACATGGCATTGAAAAACTTTGCGTTGTTTATTTCAGTTGACAGCGTAGGCTCACAAGCAGAATACATACGTGGCGGATTAAAGTGGGATACAATGACACGTAATACTATGCGTTTTCTAACAGAAACAAAAAATACAACTGTTACATTTATTAATACTTTTAATGCTTTGTCTGTGCCAAAAGTAAAAGACTATTTAGAATACGTGTTAAAATTAAGACAGCGTTTTAGTGCAAGTAATCAAGGTGTGCAATATATTCCTATACACGACCCTTACACTAAACACGATGATTATGAAATACATCCTCGTCAGCGTATTTGGTTTGATATACCTCTAATTAGATATCCTGACTGGCAAACTATTCAAATTTTAACACCAGACTTTGACAAGTATCTTGAAGAAGCAATTGACTTTATGAAACAAAATAGCAATGTAAGCGATTTTGCAGGATTCTATGATTTTGAAATTGCAAAACTAGAACGCAATCTTGCTATAATGCGTGAACGTGTTGACATTAATCAAAACAAAATAGAATTAGATAGAAAAAACTTTGCAAGGTTTTTTGATCAGTATGACGAAAGGAACTTCTTAAAATTTGTAGAAGTGTTTCCTGAAATGGAAGATTTCTACAAGTTATGTAAAACTCTATAATGTATGACATCTTTTTTATTGGTGTAAAAAATGACACTTATGAATATCTAAAAGCAAATTTTGTTACAGCAAAATATGCACCTAATTTTTTAACTGCCCAAAGTCAATCCTTAACAGACTTTTTTTGGGTAGTTCCTGATGATGTAAGTATAGTAGAAAATTTTACATTTGACTATGAGCCTGATGATTGGAGCAAGAATTACAACCATGTGTTTCTTAATGACACCAAATATGACGGTGTGTGTTTGATTCCTAAAGATAATGAAATTACTCTAGACGAAATTGAAAAAAGATGTTATAATAAACAAAAACAAGTAGAATTACAAGTTAGCGTACCAAAACCGTATGATAAGTTTTATATTGAAACATACGATGATTATAAAGACGCACTGGAGTCGTCAAACACTGCAATGTTTTGGGCATTGTCATACAACTTAGAATTAAAGGAAGACTTTGACTTTGATTTACATTTTGCACATGATAACATATATGACAAAGAAACAAATCATGTGTTCGTTCACGAAGTAAATGGACAAAAGTTATACAATGGAGTAGCACTGTTGACAAAAGCAAGAATTTTAACAAAAAAAGAAATTGAACATCGTTTTATTGTAAACAGAAAAGAATGGAACATTGTAGCAAGTGGACCTGTAAAATATAATAAATTTGTAATTGATAGTTGGGAAGACTATCAATATGCACTTGAAAATTCAAATACAGAAATGTTTTGGGGAACAAGTGTTAATATCGATACAAGCGGGTTTGCATTTGATACTTATTTTACACATGACAATGAATATGATAGAAAAACAAATCATGCATTTATACATCGTGTAGATGATAATGATTTATACAATGGTGTATTTTTATTTTCAAAACATGCACCAGTATCGCAAAGAGAAATTGAGCATAGATTTATTGTAAATCACAAACCATGGGATGTAGTGGCAAGTAAACCTATACAATATGATAAGTTTCCTATAGACAGTTATCAAGACTATGTAACAGCATTAAATTCAAGCACAACAGAAATGTTTTGGGGTATTCCTAAAGATGTAGACGTTGCTGATGATTTTAAATTTGATCTATACTTTGAACATTCTAATACATATGACCGCAGTGTTAATCATGCATTTTTAAATAATGATACATATGACGGCATTATGCTTTTTAGTAAGCAGTCGCCGGTATCACAACGTGAAGTTGATTATAGATTCTATGCAAACAAAAAAGAATGGGACATTGTAGCAAGTACACCTAAACCGTTTGATGTGTTTAATATTGATACGTATGAACAATATCTACAAGCCTTAGACAATACAACAACAGAATTATTCTGGTTTAGTACAAATAATATTGCACTTGATGAAAAGTTTGTTAATAGTTTTTATATCAGTCATCATGAGCAAATTGATAGAAAACAAAATCATAGTTTTGTACATAAAGTAGAAGATAAAGACTTGCGTACTGGTGCATATCTATGTAGTATCCATAAACCTGTAAGTAAAAAAGAAATAGAACACAGGCATCTAGTAGAGCGTAAAGAATGGAATAATGTTGCTAGTGGACCTGCACAATACGATAGATTTAATGTTGAGTCTTGGGAAGATTATTTACGTGCAGTTAAGATGAGTAAAACTGAATTATTTTATGCAGATGATCCTAATATTGATACAAGCAAGTTTAGATTTAATATGTATTTTGATCATGCAAACACATATGACAGAAAACAAAACCATGCATTTGTACACAAAGATGGCTCTGAAACAGGTTACAATGGATTGTTTTTGTTGTCTAAACAATCTCCTATTACCAAAAAAGAAATTGAACACAGATTTGTTGTTAATCACAAGCCTTGGAATATTATGGCAAGTGAATACAAAATTTATGATGTTGTGTTTATTTCATATCAAGAACCTAATGCAGACGAAAATTATGAACTACTGCTAGAACGTGTACCAAATGCAAAACGTGTACATGGAGTAAAAGGTATTCACCAAGCACATATCGAAGCAGCAAAACTTTGCGAAACTGAAATGTTTTGGATTGTTGACGGTGACGCACAAATTGTAGATGATTTTAGTTTTGAATATCGTGTTCCACGTTGGGACAGAGACATGGTGCATGTATGGCGTACACAAAACCCAATTAATGATCTAGTATATGGTTATGGCGGACTAAAACTGTTTCCAAGAATGTTAACTATTAATATGGATACAAGTAAGCCTGACATGACAACAAGTATTACAAACAAATTCAAGGCTGTCCAACAAATATCAAACTTAACTTGTTTTAATACAGGACCTTTTGAAACATGGAAGTCAGCATTTAGAGAATGCTGTAAACTTTCATCAGGTGTTATTGACAGACAAAAAGACTTAGAAACACAAGAGCGTTTGGATATTTGGTGTACAAAAGGTGTAGATAAACCATATGGTGAATATGCTATAGCAGGTGCAAAAGCAGGTGCAGCATATGGTAAAGAAAATGCAACTAATATTGCTGCACTAAAACTTATTAATGACTTTGATTGGCTAAAGGATAAGTTCAATGCAGACACATGAGTTACTTGATAGATTTGAATTGATGTATCCTAGAGATACTAGATTAAGTGATTTACGTAGAGCATATATTGACAAAGATATGAGTAGTATCTTTAGACTACTTCCTACTGTTATACGTGGAAGTACAGATGATTTGCGTAAAGTAATGATGGAAAATAATTTACACAGTTTGTTTAGACTTGCAGAAGATGAAGAATTGCGTAAGTTATTATTAGAAAACAATACATATAAACTTTGGCCAGTATTGAAAAGATTTAAAGATACAAGATTTATTGATGCGTTTAAAAATCTACAAATAAACAATATTGAATACGATACAGATTGTTTTAGTAGAGGACAACTTGAAAGTAAACTTTGGTTAGTACAAGAATTACAAAGACAAAAAATTGATTTAGGCACAGTATTTCTTTGTGCAGGATGGTACGCTACACTTGCTACAATGTTATTTGAAAGTAACATTAAGTTGGATAAAGTTAGATCTTTTGACGTTGATCCTACTTGCGCAAACATTGCTGAAGTTTTCAATAAGCCTTGGGTAAAAGAAGAATGGCAGTTTAAAGCCTGTACACAAGATATTATGGAAATACAATGGGATGGGCATAGTTATCCTGTAAATAGAAGTGATGGTAGTGTTTGTATGCTTTATGATACACCAGATACAATTATTAATACTAGTTGCGAACATATAGAAAACTTTGCAAAATGGTATGATTCAATACCAGAAGGTAAATTAGTTGTACTACAAAGCAACAACTATTATGAAATTGAAGAACATGTAAATTGTGTAGGAAGTATTGAAGAGTTTGCAGTAAAGGCATCTATGAATAATATTTTATATGCAGGTGAATTTGATTTGCCCAAGTATACGAGGTTTATGTTAATTGGATTTAAGTAAGTTTACAACTAGACAGTTGCAATTAGAATGTGCAAGAGCACTGAGCACAATGCAAGCAACTAATAACAACATATGGCAGTTTAACAAAGAAGCACACCATAACAGTTGGAATTGGTATTGTGCTGTCATACACTGGTATATTGAACAGTATGGTGATTTACCTAGTAAAGTCGGCCCTGGCAAGGATGTGGAGTTAGTTTACGATAATGTATAATTATGAAGATATTAAAACTATTCATTTAGAAGTTACACAAAACTGTCAAGCCAGTTGTCCAATGTGTGATCGAAACATGAATGGTGAAGGAATAAATCCTCATATTAACCTTGATGAATTGTACTATGAAGATTGCGTAAAGATATTTGATGCTTCCTTTATAAAACAATTGGATACTATGTACATGTGTGGTAATTTGGGCGATCCTATTGTTGCACAAGATACACTTGAAATATTCAAATATTTTAGAAAGCATAACCCTAATATGTGGTTAAGCATGAATACAAACGGAGGAGCAAAAAATGAAGAATGGTGGAGACAACTGGCTGAAGTTTTTGGAAGGATGGGTGCCGTTATATTTAGTGTTGACGGTTTGCGTGACACTAATCATCTATATCGCCAAGGTGTTGTATGGGATAATGTAGAACGCAATATGAGAGCCTTTATAGACGCAGGTGGCAGGGCACGTTGGGACTATTTGATATTTGAACATAACCAGCATCAAGTAGAAGAAGCAGAAGCACTTGCTAATGAATGGGGTTGCGAAAAGTTTATGAAGAAAAAGACTGGACGCTTTATTACACAAGATTCAAAAAAGAAAGAATCGCATCAAGCAGTTGATCGTAAAGGTAAAGAAACTACTGAACTAAAAAAACCTGATGAAAAGTACCAAAACAAAGCTTTAACTAAACAAGATAAAATTATAGAAAAATACGGAAGTATGGATGCATATTACAATGCTGTTCCTGTAATATGTAAAGTAAAAAAAGAAAACAGTCTGTTTATAACAGCAGAAGGACTTGCGTTGCCCTGCTGCTGGACTGCTGGACGTATGTACAAATGGTGGCATAAAGATCCTAAAATAGAACAAATATGGGATTTCATTGAAGATAAAACAAAATTAGATGCACGTAATGGATTAGAAAAAGTTTTTAAAACAGGTATTTTTGATGCTATACAAAACAGTTGGAATAAGCCGAGTTGTTTTGCAGGTAAATTAAAAGTTTGTGCTATGAAGTGCGGTGCGGAGTTTGATCCATTTGCGGAGCAATTTAAATGATATTATTTAATGGATGCAGTTTTACATACGGCGATGAATTAATAGATGCTGAAAATACATGTTTTGCTGCACTTGCAGGAAAAAAATTAAATCAAGATTTTAAAAATTTAGGAACACTCGGCGGCAGTAATCATAGGATTGTTAGAACTACATTTGCAAATTTAGATGAAAATATTAAAGCAGCAGTTATACAATGGACATCTCCTACAAGATTTGAACATTTTGTACAAGATAGTTTAGAGACAAACGATGGATATAGAAAAGTTACTTTACAAAAATTAGGACCTATAGGTCACCATCATGATAGGACTATATGGAGAATGTTTAATGCAAACCAGTATAGTAAAACAAATCTTGCACTTAAAAAATATGCAGTGCAAGTTAGAACTTATAGAGCAAACTGTATAGAATTTTTATATCAAGTACATCAAATTCAAACAGCCTTAAGATTAGCAGATATACCTTATTTTATGGTAAACGGAATAAAAGAAATACATCAAGATATATTTCCAGATAATTTATCTCATTTAAGAAATAGTTGTCCTGTATATAATAAAATTGACTGGAGTGACAAAGTTTGGTTGTTAGATCCAAAAACTGATAGTATAGAAGACTGGACTAAACGTAATAACTATGCTATAGGTAGCGGCGAGCATCCACTTGAGGAAGCACATGATGCTTTTTCTGATATAATACTACATAGATTGAAAGATAAAATATGATAGAGGTACATTCAGAACCGTTTACATACTATACTAAAGAAGAGTTTTTTAATGCTGCGGTATTTTCTTACTTAGATAAAACTTATCCCTACGATAAAATTTATCAATATGCAAAACTCGAAGGTACCCATGAAGCAAAAGGTATTGCTGAAAATAATTATGTTTTACCATTAGAAATTGCAGATTATGAAGACGGCATTGATGAAGGAAAACAAAAACAGTTTTATCCTGCATTTGACACTATACTTAATGAATTGCCTAAACTAAAAAAAGTAATTTTTGGTAAAGATTTTAATCATGATAGTTTTTATGTAAATTATCATCACGACCTTGACGGTAGTTTTATAGAAACGCACAATGATTTAAAAGACTTTAGGTGGTTGGTAACTTGTCAAATTTATTTCGATTACGGTAATCAAGGTGCTTGGACAGTAGACAAACGCGGAGAAATGCACAGTCAAGTACCTCAAAAACCTAACTTCTTTTATGCTATACCTGCTACTAATTACAGTTGGCATTGTGTAGATGACATTGTTGATACCAAAAGATCTATATTATTTAGATTTGCTAAACGCAGACACAGAAGTGTGTTACGACCAAGTAAAAGTAAATTAGCATTTGTTATCGATAATACAATTAAACATAGTGATAAGACTTATATTAAAATGAGTATGCGAATGGGCAATCTTACAGAAGCATGGCTTGCCTCAAAAGACTGTGAAAATATTTTCCATACAAAATGGAAAGATGAAGATCAAAAAGAACGATTATTATACCATCTTATAGAAAAAGGTTATGATCCGATTGTTATTCCGTCAGGTTGTTTTCCTAACAATCCGTTAAGTCCTGAACACGATGAATATAGAGTAATTCAAGAATCAGATGCTCAACAATATGATGATATGGTTTTTAGAAAAGATGATTCTGATCCTCTGTTTTGTAAAGCAGAAGAAATATTAGAAAAACATAATCCTATGGAATACGAAGACGTATGATTAAAACACTTGAAGATATGCGAAACGAATTAGAAAAGTTAGGATTAAATCCCGATACATTCTGTTTTGCACCTTACATTAACGCTGACTTGGATCAATCCGGTTCTGTATATACATGCTACAGGGGTAGAGAACGTGTAGGCAATTGGAAGAAACAACCATTTACAAAACTGTTTAACAATGATTATTATAAAAATATTAGGAATGACCTGTATTGCGGACAAAGAAATAAAAATTGCGTAAGTTGTTGGAATGCAGAAGATTCTAATAGTAAGTCGCCTAGAATGGATTTTTTTGGAGATTTTGAAAGACAAGTTGAAGATAAAGATGCACTTATAGATTTTATAAAAAATAATCCAGACGAATCTAGACTTACTGATCTTGAAAGGATAGAAATACGTCCTAGTAATTTATGTAATTTGCAATGTATGCACTGCGGCCCAGGCAGTAGTACACTTTGGGTAACAAGTTTAACTGACAAAGAAACTTTTGAAATATATGAAGAAACATCTTACGATGTTGGTAAAGAAGTTGATGATTTAGATGAATCTGTTACACATAATAATATATCTAAATTATTCAAAGTTGCTCTCAATAGCGAAAGCAGATATAAAGAAGACATAAAAGAATTACTCGCATCTGCTTCTATGATTCATTTTACAGGCGGTGAACCGTTACTTACTCCAGAACATATAGACTGGTTAGAATATATGACAAGTAAAAATCCGCAAGATCAAAAATTAGTCTATAATACAAATCTTAATGTCAAAGACATATCAAAGTATTTAAAGTATTGGATGAAGTTTAAACAAGTAGAAATTGTTTGTAGTATAGATGCATCGTTTGACACATATGATTTTTTTAGAATGCGTGGAGATATTGAACTTGTTAAAAGCAATTTACGCAGAATTAAAGATTTCAATTTAAGTAACATAATTCTAAAAGGCACTGTAACATTTAACATGTTTAGTGCTTTGCGTTGGACTGATATTTTAAACAATTGGTTAGAGTATGATTTATTATTTCATACTAGTCTAGTACTAGATAATCCTGTATCTAGTTTAGAATTACCAGATTCTATTAGACAAAGATGTATAAACGAAATGCAAGACAGTATAGAAAAAGCAAAACTGTCGACAAATAATAAAGATTTTATTGATAGGTGGGAATACTTTACAAATGATTGTTTGAATTATATGAAAAATAATTTTAACGGCCAAGAAAAATTATCTGAAAGATCTACAAAATATATTAAACTGTGTGAACGTATTAACAATAAAAAAATGTTAGATTATTTTCCTGAACTAGAGGAATATGTTTAGTGGATTACAGAAAGTTTGAAACATTAGAATTTAGTCCTACAACTTATTGCCAAGCAAAATGTCCTTTATGTCCAAGAACAGAGTTAGATGCAAAGGACAAATTAGTATATAGACATTTTTCCTTAGAAACTTATAAGAAGATGGTAGACACTGCTCCGAGTGCAGTCGAAGTAATTTATTTTTGCGGAGATTATGGAGATCCATTAATGCATCCTGATATAGAAGAAATGATAGATTATGGATGTGCTTCAGGTAAAGAAGTTCAAGTAGCAACAAACGGTGGCCTAAGACAGAAAGATTGGTATGTAAGTATTGCAAAACGTTGGAAAGATCAACTACGTTTGAATTTTGGTATAGATGGTATAACAGCAGAACAGAGTAGTAAATATAGAATTGAGGTAGATTTTAACAGAGCGTGGGAACATATGATTGCTGCAAATGAATCAGGTGCTGTAGTATGTTGGGATTTTTTAGTGTTTACATTTAATTATAGAAGTGTACCCGAAGCTATTGAATTAGCAAGGAAAAATAAATTAGAAATGGATATAAAATTAAATACTAGAGATTGGAAGTATAAAATTGTAGACAAAGAAATGAAAGAACAAGTTTTTGCTTGGGCAAATAAAGTCAGCGAATGGAAATGGTATGACAAAGATAAAGTGTAGGACAAAAGGTATTGTTATAGACACTGACGGACATGCATGGCCCTGTTGCTGGACACTTACTGAGCCAAGCATGTCTCCTTATCTAAAAAGTTTAGATAAAGACTGGAATTCTATTGCAAAAAATGGATTAGATGCTATAATAGATAGTGAAGCATTCAGTAAACATTTTAACACTGAAGGTTGGGAAACAGATCCTGATCCTATATGCAAAAAATTTTGTAAAGCGATAAACAATGAATACAAAACACACAAAGATTAGCGACACATTTTGTTTATTACCTTGGGTGCATCTAAGCACAAGACCAGACGGTAGTATGAGAGTATGCTGCACAGCAAATGCAAGTTCAGTTGGTGCAACAAATGATAAAGAACACGGGGGCCAAGTAGGCATTCTTAAGGATGATGAAGGACGTCCTAACAATTTAAATGTAAGTGATTTTCAAAGTGCTTGGAACAGCACATACATGAAGAATGTACGTAAGCAAATGCTTGCTGGTGAAAAGCCACCTAGTTGTTTAAAATGTTTTAAAGAAGAAGCAGCAGGTCATCGTAGTAAACGTATGTGGGAAACAGACTACTGGAGTCAGCGTGTTGATGTAGATAAGATACTACAAGAAACAAATGAAGACGGCAGTGTGCCACCTAATCTAGCGTATATTGATTTACGTTTCGGAACAAAATGTCAACTTGCATGTGTAATGTGTTCACCGCATGATAGTTCAGGTTGGATTAAAGATTGGAAGGCAATTTTTCCTGCTGTTAAAAATGAGTCTCTCAAAGAAATTATGCAATGGGAAAACAAAGGCAGTACAAACGGAAGTAGTTACAACTGGCACAAACAAAATCCTGTGTTTTGGGAGCAATTCTATGAACAAATGCCGAGTATGCAGCAGATTTATTTTGCCGGTGGCGAGAGTCTTATTATCGAGGAACACTATGAAATACTTGAACATGCAATTAAAATGGGTTATGCAAAAGATCTTGAACTACGTTATAACTCAAATGGAGTTGAATGGAGAGAAGATTTATTTGATTTATGGCGAGAATTCAAACTTGTGCGTTTTCACTATTCGATAGATAGTATTAAAGAAATGAATAGTTATATTCGTTATCCAAGCGAATGGAAACGTCAAGAAGAAGTGTTTCGTATTTTAGATACACAAACTAGTAATAATGTAGAAGTTACTATTGCATGTGCAGTTCAAGCACTTAATGTATATTATCTTCCTGACTTTATTCAATGGAAACTAGAACAAGGTTTTAAGAAAATAAACATGTGGCCATTTGGCGCAGGTGGCATTAGTCAGCATTTTGTATATTGGCCTGCCCATTTAAATGTAAAAGTTTTGCCTAAATGGTTTAAAGAAGAATGTAGACGCAAGTACGAATCATGGTATCCTTGGTGGGAAGAAAACTGGGAACTTGGTATTCCTAGATGGCACAAAGGTAAAGTTACGTATGAACAATTCCGTAGTGCAGAATACGGAATTAAACGTCTTAATGGTATTTTAAGTTTTATGGAAAGTGAAGACTGGAGTAGACGCTTACCAGAAATGAAAGAATTTTTAGATTTGTGCGATCGCCAACGTGGCATAACATTTGCAGAAACTTTTCCTGAAATGAAAGATATATTCGATGTTTCATTTGAAACACAGTGATATATTCACGTTACAAATAGAATTTACATCTTATTGTAATGCTAGTTGTGGTAGTTGTGATCGCAACATCGATGGCGGCAAAATAAATCCTAGACTTAAACTAAAACACTTTCCGGTAAGAGCTTGGCACAGTTTATGTAAGTCTAATTTGTCAACTGTTAAAGAAATAGTGTTTAATGGATCAGTAGGTGATTTTCAAATGCATCCTAGTGCATTAGAAATGATTAATTATCTTGCCGAAACTAATCCACACTTATATGTTGTTATTCATACAAACGGTAGTGCAAGAAATAAAGAATGGTGGTATTCTTTAGGTAAAACATTACAAAAGTTTAAAGCACATGACTTAATTTTCAGTATTGATGGATTGGAAGATACTAATCATATTTACAGACGAGGAGTAAACTGGCACAAAGTTATAGAAAACGCTACTTCTTTTATCGAGTCTGGTGCTAATGCTGTATGGAGAACGATTGTTTTTGATTACAATTTGCATCAAATAGAAGAAATAAGTAATACAGCAAAAAAACTTGGTTTTGTAGGCTTTCAAGTTAACAGATCTTGTGTAAAAGAAATTGATATGGTTGAATATAAGAGTTATACTGCAACTAAAATCAAAGGTATCGATTTTCAAACTGTAAAAGAATTACAAAAATTCAACTACAAAACTGTGTCAGTAGATATAGGAGATCAACCTACTTTTAAAACTGTATGTCCTTGGATGAAAAGAGGTGAAATACAAATAAGCGAAACTGGTCATGTATGGCCGTGTTGTTATAGTTTAAAATCTATGACATACGAAAATGAACAATACAATGATTTAAAAGAATTTATACATGCACCAGATTTATACGGACAAAATTTTAATAGTTTAAATAGTTTTACATTACAAGAAATATTAGAGCATACTTTTTTCAAAGACACTTTGCCAAAAAAAATTACTAATAACGAAATAGGCGAATGTAATAAATGTTCAGAAAGGGAATTTTTTTGAGTAAGAACAGTTGTGTATTACCATGGAAGCATATGGCATTAGGTGCTGAGAACGGGAAGCCTACTGTTTTGCCGTGTTGCAGATTTAAGGCATTTGGAGAAAGTGAATTTAAAGAATATAAGTTTTTACCACCAGAGGAAGCAGTTAATCACCCAGAATACTTTCAAAAAATTAGAGATAAAATGAAAGCAGGTGAAAAATTGCCTGAATGTGTTAAATGTTGGGAAGAAGAAAAACTTGGCGGTCGCAATATGCGTATGCACTTTAACCAACTTTACGGCTATATAGAAGATAAATTTGAACTAGATTACTTAGAAGTGTTTTTAAGTAATCATTGTAATCTTGCATGTAGAATGTGTAATGTAGATGAAAGCACAACGTGGGCAAGATTATATAATGCTGCATGGAAAGATGCTCCTAGAACAGACAGCATGATGCATCATGTACCAGATCATTATTATAATCAAGGTGCCAAGGTTAAACCAGAAGTAAACACAGTACGTGACTTTGATTTAACAAAATTTAACAAACCAACAATGATTAAAATACTCGGAGGCGAACCCTTTATGTCTCCTGAACATTCGCCTTTTTTACAAGACCTAGCAAAATACGATGATTTATCCGATGTATCTATAGTCTATCATACAAATGCAACTAAATTTCCTACAAAGGAAGATATTGAAGTTTGGAAAAAATGTAAAAGTGTTGAATTATGCTTTTCGATTGATGGCTATGGTTATGGTAATGATTACAATCGTACACTAAGCAATTGGAATGAAATTGAAGAAAATGTAAAAAAGTATTTAGATTTAGATGCTAATTTAATTTTTAGTGTTCATAGTTGTTTAAGTGTATTTTCTATTTGGAGTTTTAACGAATTATCTAAATGGGTACAAAGTATTATACACAAAGACAAGCATTCTATAGATTGTATAAGATGGCCGGAATATACTTCTATTGGTACAATGCCAGAAGAGTATAAGCAACACCTAATAGATAAAATGGAAACTTGGGATAACGTCCAGCCCTTTCATAAACGTGCAATAATGCAAGGACTTAAAGGTGGCGAGACAGATTTAGAGTTATGGAACGAACTTCTAGAACGGTCAGCGGAAATGGATGCCGTAACAGGATTAGACTATAAGAAGGTTTTACCTATTGACAATAAAGGAAATTTATGTTAGTATAGTACTAATAATGGAGAACTATATTGGCAACTTTTACCGAATTTCAAAAACTTACTGATATCATTGTAGGCGGCACTTATAACGCTGAAGATTTTAATGATGTTCCTGACTCAAATGCAAGAGATTTACTAAAACGTGTAAATGAAGAAACTGCTGAAGACTTAGAATCTTTAGTAAAAATACTTGAAGATTTAGATGTTACAGTACACCGTCCTAATAATCTAATGCAATATAGTTGGGATAAAGCAACTGTACAAACGCCATGGTTTGGTAGTCATTTTCCTAACCATCCACTTATGCCAAGAGATGTGTTAGGTGTGTTTGGCAACACTATTGTAGAGCACTATACAGCAAGCGGTGGTAGATTTTTTGAGAATCTTGCATATACTGACATTAGTAGACAATTCTATAATAATGGTTATAGATGGTTAAGTATGCCTATGGCAAAACTTACAAGCAAAGCACCTCCATATAATGAAAACGATCAAATTATGTTTCATGCTGCAAACATTATTAAGTGTGGTAAAGATTTGTTTCATTCTCAAAGTGGTAATAAAGATCTTAAAAAAGGCAAAGGTACCGATGTTGGATTAGACTGGCTGAAAAAAGAACTAGGCGATGAGTTTAGATGGAACGAAGTTGCTGTCGGCGGACACTGTGACGGCAAGATTGCACTATTAAAGCCGGGTGTACTAATGACATGGAATAAAAAATGGATACCAGAAAAATTACAAAACTGGGATATTATTGAAGTGTCTAGCGAAACAGAACTTCCAGACGAATTTGATAAAATGCGTAAGCAACGTTTTTACAAAGACTTTATTGATGAATATTTTAGTCATTGGACAGGTTACGTAGATGAAACAGTTTTTGATGTAAATGTGTTAAGTGTGTCTGAAGATTATGTTATTTGCACTGGCACAAACAAAGAAGCATTTGCAAGAATGGAAAAACAAGGTATTACACCTATCTACTGGAACTTTAGACACCAGTATTTTTGGGATGGCGGTGTGCATTGTGTAACACAAGACTTAGCAAGACAAGGTTCTCAGGAGGACTACTTTGCTTAGTAACTATAACTGCATTGCGCCGTTTAAATGCGTTGCTATTGATTATGATGGCAATGTAAAGCCTGATGCAATTTATAAAGTTCCACTAGGTAATTTGAACAATAATTCTTTAGTGGAAATATGGAATGACAATCCTTGGACACAACTAAGGAAAGATCATTCACAGTTTCAACAAAACAAAGGCTGTGAAAAGTGTTATAAAAAAGAAGAACTAAGTGGACACAGTCGTAGATTGTTTTTTGAAACACTATTTGTTGACCGAGCAACTTGTTACAATAATAAACCTATAGTAACAGATATTAACACACCTAGTTTTTTAATGCTTGATGTTATTCCTAGTAACAAGTGCAATTTAAAATGTATACATTGTAGCGGTGCAGTTAGTACAGCATGGGTTGCAGATGAAAAAAAATTATTAAAAAACAAAACAGGTTATTGGAGAAACAGCGATTACGGACATTTTGTATTAGATGATTCTGTTATAGACAACGTTTTTGCTGATACTAGTGTATTTGAAGATTTGTGTTATGTTGCTATACGTGGCGGTGAACCAATGTATGAGCCTAAAAATAGAGCAATTTTACAAAAGTTAATTGACTTGGGACTTAACAAACAAGTTACTATTGATATAAGCACAAATGCTACAGTAGATGATGAGCAATTGTTTGATCATTTACGACAGTTTAAAAGTCTTATATTTTATATTAGTATAGAAGGTACAGGAGAACTGTATAATTATACAAGAGGCGGCAATAATTATGATATATCTGTTGTTGAGAACATGATCGAAAAACTAAAAACATTTGATAACCTTGAAGAAGTGTGTATAACATTTACAACAATGGCTGCAAATGTATTTGCAATTAGAGATGCATGGAATTTTGTTCAAAAGTATAAAGATTTTTGTAGTTTTAGTTTTTCAAATACAGTTGTTAATCCTGCTTATCTTAGTTTAGATGTGTTAAGTGCAGAAATGAAAGAACAAGCAGCATCTATGATTGAAGACATAGACGATAAAATAAAATGGCCAGGCCAAGATAATTATTATTCTGTAGGTATAAGCAAATTGGCACAACAACTTAAAAAACCAGAACATGCAGAACAACAAAAATTGTGGAAATATTTCAAAGAATACATTGTTGATTTAGATAAAATAAGAAATACAGACTTTATTAGTGCTGCTCCGCAATTTAAGGAGTATTGGAATGAGTAAACAATGGGAATCACTATATAAAAAGTATTTAGGCACAACAGGAAATAGTGCTAAGATACATGAGTGTCCTAAATTCTTATCACGACATGTGAAAGAGCATGGCTGGTTTAATAGAGATTTTAATGTTCAAGACGAATATTTAGATTTTTATCCTAAATGGATTGAATCATCTGTAAGTACAAAGGTCAAAGGATTAGAAACTTTACCTAATCGTTATGTAAGTCTTGGTGTAACACAAACACTAGATTGGTTTCATTTAGAATGTGCAAGAAATGGTTGGCGTATGCGCTTGCTTCGTGGCGAATATCCTTATAACAGAGATGTGTTCGACTTTGATTGGGATACTTATATTGATGATGCACCATTAGAGCGTGGAGATGCTGTAATTATTAGTGTGCCATTTAGTGGATCTGGCAGTGTGCATCCAATGTACGAAGAGATTATGGAAACTTGTACAAAACTTGATATTCCTGTAATGGTTGATTGTGCTTGGTTTGGTACATGTTACGATTTAGAATGGAGTGTAGACTATGATTGTGTTAAGGTAGTTGCATTTAGTACAACAAAAGGTTTGCAAACAGGTAATTTTCGTAGCGGTATATGTTTTAGTAAATGGACACATGGCTCTCTTGCTGTACAAACTGAATGGCATCACGGAATACATGCAAATACATATGCAGGACTAATGCTAATGAAGGAATTTTCACCAGATTTGGCTGCAAATATATACAAAGAACACCAAAAACAAGTTTGCGAAAAATTTGGACTTATAGCTACTAATACAGTGCATGTTGCATTAGGAAATGAAGAATGGAATTACTTTCATAGAGATAAAGCATATAACAGAATTAACATTAGATTGCCTTTATTAGATGCAAGACAAGGAAAATTAGAAGATGAAATACATAGAATGCTGTGAATATTATAAAAATAATATAATACACAATTTTAGTCCTGCAAAAAAGATTGATAATTTTTTTACAGCAGAAGAAATAGAAATTCTGAGACTTTATCAATTTCAAAATGCAAGAACAGTAAAGTTTCAAGCATCTAGTAGTAATATTCAGCCATTAGCAAGTATTCCTATGCTATTTAGAAATGAAAAATGGTTAAGACACAAGTTTTTAGATATTTTTGGAGACTTTAGTGGTAATCATTCAGGTAACTATTTTATTTCTAATCAGCCGCACGATGCACACCTTGATTTGATTACTGAGGAAGAAGGCGCCCCTGAAGATCCATATTTTGATAATGTTATACCTTTTAAGAGTGTAATTATTCCTTTGTTTTTGACAAAAGGAGCACGAGCACATACTGCTTTTATGAATCAACGCAGAATCGGTTATAGTGTTATTTTAGACAGAGACGCAGAAAAAAGCCAAGATACAGCAATGTATGAAATATCAAGAAATTATAATAATTTTATTGATATAAATGGCGAGTCTATGAACCCGGAAAAAGATTATGGTGAATGGGATCCAAATAAATATCCACATATAAGTGAAAATAGTTTTCGTGGATTAAGTCATGAAACTATATTAGAACAGGATGTAGGCAGTATTTTAGTTTTTGATGCATGTCAAGTACATGCAAGTATTGTAATAGATAAAGAGCCTTGGTTAAAAAATGCAATTAACGTACAATTTTACAAAAGTTATAACGAAGACTGATTTTGACAGTTTTCAAAAAGAGTTTTTAGATTGGGTAGAAGAAAAAATAGAAAAGATTCGACCTGAAAATGGTTTTCCTATTTGTCCTTTTGCACGACGGGCTCGATTAGACAACAAAATACAATTAATAGACGGTAGAGAAAACTACCAACATGACATATACCAATTTGACAGACGCAACTATGATATAGGTGTTGTTTGGCTAGGACCTAATGCAAATCTTTTAGAAGCAGAAAAATTTGTAAACAGATTAAAGGGTAGAGAATTACTTTATTTTTTAAGTACACCTACTTCTGGGTATTTTGCTAAAAATCCATGTAATTGTATTTTTATACAAGACAAAGGAGATATTCAAGTTAAGCGTAAATATCTTGCGTCAACAGAATATTACAGAGATTGGCCAGAACAATACTTCTTTGAGATAATGAATAATGTCTGATACTTATTGCCCGTTGCCGTGGACTATGTTAACAAGCACTACCAATGGGTCTTATAGACCTTGTTGTGAATTTGTTTCTCAAGGTAACAAAAAACAAGTCTTGTGGAATCAAGATATTGAATTATACGAAGAATATATTGAACCTATAAAACAACAACTGTTAAATAACCAAAAACCTTTAGAATGTAAACGTTGTTGGGATAGAGAAGAGCGTGGATTAGAAAGCCAACGAACACGGCACTTGCATGAAAAAGGTCAAACGTACAATTCAATTGATTTAAAATTAGGTAATAAATGTAATTTAGGATGTAGACATTGCGAAGCAAATAGTAGTAGTGTACTACAATCAGAAATAAACAGAAATCCTAACGAAGATTGGACAGAAACACAAGTGTCTGATGCACGTATTAACTTTAGTGGAGACAATTGGGTAGATGCTGCACTAGATAAAATTACAAAAATGGAAGGAATAAAACAACTAAAGTTTACAGGCGGTGAACCTTTATATATTCCTAAAGTAAAAGATTTAATAAAAAATCATCCTAATAAAAAAGACATTAGTATTGATATTGTAACAAATGGTTTACTTTTTACTGAAGAAATGGCCAACGATTTAGATGCCTGGAAAAGTGTGTTAGTTAATGTAAGTGTGGATGCAATTAAAGATCATTACAGTTATGTTCGTTGGCCTGGTAAATGGGAAGATTTGGAACCTAAATTAGATTTACTTGCAACAAAAAAACATTGGAGAATTAATATTTGCATATCGGTTAGTGCATGGAATATTTGGCACTTACCTGAGACAATATTATATTTTAAAAAGAAAGGGTTTACCTATGATTTAAATTTTGTTGATGACCCTATTTGGCAGCATCCTTGGATATATCCTGAAAATTTAAGGAATCACATTATAAACAAATTTGAGAATTATAATAATCGATTATTAGACGATTTAGCATCAGTTGTAAGTTTTATAAAACCATATGATGAAAAGTTATACAAAGAATTTTTAAAACAAAAAGAAATAAAAGACAGATTAAGGAAACAAACTTTTGAATTTGGATAGTACATTTTGTATTTTACCGTGGATGCATCTTGCTACAAACGCAAGTGGTAATCTTCGTGTATGCTGTAACTCAACTCCTGGTAAGAATTTTGTAACGAAATCAGACGGCAAGCCTTACAAAGTTTATAAAGACGATTTACAAGAAGCATGGAATAGCGAAGTTTATACAAATATTAGAAAACAAATGCTAAACGGTGAACGACCTGATATGTGTCAGCGTTGTTTTAGAGAAGAAGATGCAGGTGTTAGAAGTGCAAGACAAGCATGGAATGATAAATGGCAGCAAGACAAAGAATATGAAGAATATGCACCTTTTGATATACAGTATGTAGATATACGATTAGGTAATTTATGTAACCTAAAGTGCCGTATGTGCAATCCTTATGCAAGTAATCAATGGGTAAAAGAATGGGCGTTGGTTGAGGATGCGTTAGAACCTAGTGAATATGAACGGTTAAGCAAAATGGACTGGCCTGAGAATGAAAAGACATGGGAAAATCTTTTTAGTATTGCAAACACTGTAGAAGAAATATATCTAACAGGTGGCGAGCCTACAATTATCAAAGAACAGCATAAGCTTTTAGATTATTATATTGATAATAGTACTGCACATAAAATTAAATTAAAATATAACACAAACTTAACAAATGTTCCGCAGCATTTAATAGACAAATGGAGTGAGTTTAAACAGATACAATTAAACTGTTCTATTGATGCAACAGACAATTTAGATAGATATATCAGATATCCAAGTAATTGGAAAAAAATTGTCGAAAACTTTGAAACAATACGACAATTGCCTAATGCAAATATAGAAATACATTGCACAGTACAAATGTATAATATTTTAAGATTAGATAAACTTATAGATTGGGCAGAACCTTACGGACATAAAATTTATTTTAACATTTTAAATCATCCTGAATATTTAAACATAAGATGTTTACCTAAAGAACTTAAAACACAAGCAAACATAATGCTTTGTAGATATAAACATTTAGAAAAGGTACAAGGTATAATTGATTACATGTATGCAGAAGACTGGAGCGATAAGTTGCCGCAGTTTTATGAATACACAGCACAGTTAGATAAAAGTAGAAATGAAAATTTGTTTGACATTATCCCTGAATTGCGTTATAATAAACCATGACTGAAGATTTAAAGTGGAGCGAATACGATTTTACGAAAATTCCGTTCGATGATATCGTTAGCGTCGGCCAACGCACTATGCTATATAGAGATTTGTTTACTGTCTCTTGGCTTCTTGGTAGATTTTGTAATTATCGTTGCAGTTATTGTTGGCCATACGCTCGTAGCGACAAAAAAGATCATAGACCTACAGAACTATGTTTAAAAACAATTGATGAAATAAAGAGGCAAGCCCGTGAGAATGGATTTAATTCTTATCATTTTAGTCTTAGTGGTGGGGAGCCTACTTTCCATCCTGGCTACTTGGACATTTTACAGCATTTGGCAGATGATGTAGATAATACAAATTATACAAGTGTACACATGACGTCAAACTGTTCACGTCCTATGCGTTGGTTTGAACAGTATGTAGAATGTGTAAAGCCATTTCATAGAGCAAGTATTACAGCAAGTTTACACACAGAACATTTAAATTCTACTGAAAAGTTACAAGACTTTGCAGACAAACTTATACTGTGTCAAGAGCATGATGTACAAGTTACAATTAATATGGTTATGGTGCCAGACTGGTTTGAAAGAGATTGGGAAAACGCTTTGTTCTTTCATGAGCAAGGTATCAACGTCACCCTTAAACCGCAGTCCGACCCTACGGCGTCGAGAGTTGTTGAAGGCTACACAGACGAAATGCTCAAGCGATTATGGAACGGAATGCCACAAAGAGCATATACAGAAGAAAAGCGTAAATGGGCAGAACGTCCAAAGCCAAATTTTAGAGTAGATAAAGACGATAAATATTTACATCAGCAAAAGAGTGTTCCTTGGCACATGCAAGTAGAGTTTAAAGACTCTAAAGGAAAAACTTGGTATATGGATCAAGCAGAACGCTTTAATGCTTTTAACTTTAATAAATTCTGCGGATGGGAATGTAGTTCAGGTTTTAGAAGCATTATTATCCGCGAACCAGACGGTTCTATAAAACGATCATATTCTTGTCATGATGCTCCGCTTGGCAATATCGAAACAGGGTTTAAACTGTTTGATAAGCCAATGCCTTGTACAACACAAAGTTGTGTAAGTTCAGCAGATAGTAAAATACCAAAGCGTAGAGCAGGAGAAAAAATCCCGTTATATCCGGGAGACAAGACATATGAAGAAAGTTTATTTCACTCAAATTAACAATGTTATTGCTGAAGCAACTTTTCTGCCTCTCAGTGTTGCCTATGTTTGGGAATACTGTAGAGCCAATGTTGAAGGTTGGGAATTAGGCGACATTATATTTGAACGTGATACTGTAGAAAATTATATGGAGAATATAAAAGATCCTGATGTATTTGCAATAAGCACATATGTTTGGAATTGGAATATTAGCCAAGAACTTGCACGAGCAGTAAAAAGCAAATATCCTAATTGTTTGGTTGTAATGGGAGGTCCACAAGTACCATACGATCAAACTTGGCTTTCAAAAAACAAAGATATCTGTGATGTTATTGTTACTTATGCAGGAGAAAGAACTTTTGCAGAAATATTAAATGGTAACTTAGATGCACCTGGTGTTATGACCGTAGAAAGTTATACACCTCCTAAGCCAGATAAAGATGTTACTGATATTCCTAGTCCTTATCTAAGCGGGCTAATGGACAGCCTTATGAAGCCTGACAGACAATATAGTGCAATTATTGAAACCAACAGAGGTTGTCCATATGCTTGTACATTTTGTGATCAAGAAGCATTATATTATAATAAGATTGCAAAATTTGAATACGCTAGAGTTATAAGAGAAATAGATTGGGTGGTTGATCATAACATTGACTTTTTGTATTTTGCAGATAGTAATGTAGGCATATTTGACAGAGATGTTGATTTTATAAAATACATTGCACATTGTCGAAAAGCGACAGGATTTCCTAGACAGATAGATTACAGCACTGCAAAACAACAACCTAAACGCATTGTAGAATTAGGACGTATATTAAATCAAGAAGCAAATATAAAACGTGGTGTAACAATTGCATTACAAAGTATGAATCCTGATACTCTCAAAGCTATTAAGCGTATCAACATTGCTAATACTAAATTAGAGGAAATGGTAGGAGAATACAATGCAGCAGGTGTTGATAATTATTGCGAACTCATAGTTGGCTTGCCAGAAGAAACACTAGACAGTTGGATACAAGGTATAGGAAAAATACTCGAACTAGGTAGTGATCATGCTTTAACTGTACACCCCCTAAGTATTGTTCCTAACACACCTTTTGCAAAAGAGGAGTATAAAGAAAAATACGGGTTAAAATATGTGCCAACACCTGCACCTGCAGGTGGCAATACATATCCCGACGCAAGTGAAGGAGAAATTGATTTTGTTTGCCACCAAAGCAATAGTTTTACAACACAAGATTATATAGATATGTATTTCTTTGCAAAAGGCATTGTTATTCCGCATCATTATCACGGAGTATCACAAGTAGTTGCAACATATTTGCAAAGAGAACATGACATACCATTAATTGAATTTTACAAATTATTATTTGATTGGAGTAAAAATAGTGGTACTGTGTTTAATAAAGAATATGAAAATCATACAAATAGTTTAAAGGATAGTTTGTTTAATATGAAAACATGGGGCAGACCTATTGAGGGAGGTGACAATTTCCACTTCCAAGATAATGGTGCTACTGCTGCAACATTATATAAAAATATAGATGATTTTTATAAACAAATTAAAATGCTTTGTTTAGCAAAATACAATGTTGATGTTGAAGAAGCACTAAAATTTAACAAACACATTTTAGATTTATATGGTAAAAAAAGGAATGTAGAAACATTTACAAAAAATTGGCACAGTTGGTTTTTTGATGGCGAGCCATTAAAAGATGTAAACACAAGTGTTTCGGTTAAGCCAAATGTATATCATAGTATAACTGATCATGCAAGACATTTATTTTGGTATGGACGTAAAAGTAAAAGATGTTTTTTAAAATCTACGGAGGAAATTAATGATTAGAGTAGGAGATAAAATACCTAACATAAAGACTATGCACAAAGTTGGTACAACAACACGGTGGATTGATACTTATGAATTATTTGAAAACAAGAAAATATTGCTGTTAGGTTTACCTGGATTGTTTTTAGTCGAATACGCTGCAAGTCAAGCAAGAACTTATGATTTTTATTATGATAGATTTAAAGAACTAGGTTTAGACGAAATTTGGTTTACAAGTATAGATGACACATATGTACAACGTGCATGGATTAAAAACGATGGTTTGCAAAATATACAAGCGTTGCCAGATCCTACAGGCAAATGGGCAGAAACCATAGGAATGGCAGAAGATATGAGCAGAGAAGGTTTAGGAGAAAAGCGTAGTCATAGATATGCGATGGTAATAGATAATTTGATTATGAAACATATGAAGTACGAAGATTTTACACACAACCCTATGACCTGTTTTCAAGTAACAGATGCAGATACAATGATAAAGTATTTTGAAATTATACAAACAAATTATGAAAGGTGGAACGATGACGCAAGAGACAAAGTCGATGTTCTCGGAAGAGACAAAGTCAACACCGTACTGTCGTGAACTTCCGACACTTTGGTACGATAGGGAATATTTGCTAGATCATTTAGAAAATATTGATAATGAAGATTGGTATCAATTTGATTGCGGCCATATTAGATGGACAGTGCATGAAGCGTTTAATCCAAGATTAGAATGTAAAAACTATAAATGGAGCGAGTTTCATTATGAACTTGCAATGTTGTTTAAGCCTGCTATTACACCTGACACAATGTTATACACAAGCACACCTATAGGAGGCACACCACCGCATCAAGACAGAAACAGACCTGCTGTGCTTAACTTTGCTGTGCGTGGAAAGTTTGAAGATGTAAGTCCGCAAACATTTTATGAAGATTTTGATAGAAGTACTAAAAAATATGTAATGCCTTATAGTGTTAGCGAAAAAACTAATGAATTTGCTCCATGGATGTTCAAAGGTCCAGAAATACACGGAGTAGATAATGATGCTGATGAAGATAGAGTGATTATTACAAGTTGCTGGCGTCATAATAGTTATGCCGAAATAGAACAAGGAATATTAGACGGTAGCATCATTGACTGGGATCAAAATGAAAAGAATAAAAGGATAAAATTTTTATGAATTGGTATCACAGAAAACTTAAATTACAATACGATCCTAAGATTTTTAATGATATAGTAGAGTATGCTAAATCAAAAGATTGGAAACAAGGCTATGATCAAAACGGACTACAGTGGAACGTAGAAGAACTTCCGCTTGACGTTAAAGACTTTCCTATACTTGAAGAAATTTACGAAGGGTTTAACGCAGAATTTAAACGTCCGAGTTTCTTCCTAAGCAGTGTAAAGCCAGGCGGCCTAGTAAATCATATAGATCATCGCAAGTGGGGAAATTTTGGCATACCTCTTGTAGGAGACTTTAGCAAGACTCCTCAGTATTACTATGATCAATTTAATCATCCTGTAGAAAAATTTGTAATGGATGCACCTACAATATTTTATACAAGGATGTTACATGCAGTGCCACGCAAACTTGATGATACGGAACCACGTTGGATTCTAATGATGGATTTGTTTGATTGGATTGATAATTTGTTTAACAAAATAGATGACAACACAATATGGAAAAATACAGAACATTTTAAATATAATGGATAATCTATATTTTATACAAATCCCACTAACAAGAAGTATGGCGTGTTTACCTCAAGCAGTAGGCACTATCTGGGGATATTGTGAACAGTTTAAAGAAGTTACTGATAGATATCAATTAGCAGGTGTTTTGTGGAAAGATAATATCGATATACAAAATCCTAAAGTTGTTGCTGCAAGTTGTTATATGTGGAATTGGAAGGAAACATATGATATTATAAAAAAAATTAAAAAAGAATATCCTGATTGTATAATAGTAGTGGGCGGCCCAGATCCAAAATACACAAGTGAATGGTGTAAAGATCATCCAGAAATAGATGCAGTAATTGCGTACTATGGCGAAGAAACAATGCGTAAAATTCTTGTTAGTGATACTTTAGACTTGCCTGGTGTAGTAACAAAAGAGTTTAACAATGCATTAGAAGCAGAATATGCTGATCCAAAAGATATACCAAGTCCTTATCTTAACGGGTTTTTTGATACATTGTTAAAAGGAAATAAACAAAAAATAAGAGTAGTTTTTGAAGGAAATCGAGGTTGTCCATATAGTTGTAGTTTTTGCGACATAGGGCATAAAAAGTACCAAAAAATACAAATGTTCGATACTGAAAGATGCTTGGCAGAATTAGAATGGATATGTAATAATAATGTTAGAGTAATTGATGTAGCAGATAGTAATTTTGGTATATTTCCAAGAGATGAACAATTAGTAGATTATATTGTAGAGCAAAAAGAGAAAGGTAATTTTGACGGTACTTTTATGCCTACGTGGGCGAAAACACATGGAGAAAAAATTATTAAACTTGCTAAAAAATTACAACAAAGTGGTGTTGACGAGGTATTTGGATTTAGTTTACAAAGCACAAATCCAAAAACACTAAAAAATGTTAAAAGAAAAAATACATACGATATAAAGGGCTTTGCTCCAATTATTAAAGATTTGTCTGATGCAAACTTAAGCTCTTATACAGAACTAATTTTTCCTATGCCAGGAGATACTATAGATAATTTTAAAAGCGGGCTACACGAGATATTAGATATGCCTGCCCCTTTTCAGATGCTACAAGTGAATAGTTTAAGTAGGTTAAGTAATACAGAGTTCAATACAGGATTTAAAAAACTTACCTGGGCAAACATAAAAGGCACAGCAAAACCATATGATAATGATGTTGTAGATGAAATATGCGTAGCAACAGATACACTTACAAAAGGAGAGGTGTTTGAAGGACTGTTTTACAGTAGGTCTTTTGTAATTCCTATGTATTGGTATGGACTAGCAACATACATGCTTGATGAGAATTATAAAATGCATAGCACTAGGAGTAAACTTATTAAAAACATTTATACTAAACTTTTTGAGATAAGTAAATTTCAAAAACTTAAACAAGAAATGAAAGATCATTATTTTAAAAGTATTGAAAAATACGATCATATAGGCTACCGTATTATTAATAGAGAACTATCAGACTATTATACTGATACAGCTTATAGCCATTTGTATTACATTAAAAATAATATATTTGATGTGTTAGTAGATATATATCCTCAATATAGTGATATTATCAATAAAAATAAAAAAGATATGAAAAGCATAGATAATTTAGAAGATTGGCTACAAGACATACATGTTAGAAGGAGATTTACAACAGCATGGAAAAGTTGACCCTTAACAAAAAAATGTTTATTGATTTAGACGAAATTATACAAGTTGAAAAGTGTCCAGATATAACAGATATGATTGTGGATAGTGTGAATCATATCAGACACAACTGTAATATTAGAACTTTTGATCTCAAAGGAAATCAAATTAAAGATGCTTGGTATGCAAAACAGATATTAGACTGTGACCTTAAAGATAATAAAAAAATATTACAAGCAGAACTAAAACATGGTGTTAGAAGTCCTTACTATGTATTAGCATTAAGAGAAGGTGGTCATGATAGTTATGTCTACGATTCGATAAACACAGATGATAATGTGTGGAAGAAGATAAAGTGGAAAGAAGATTTAAAAGACACTTTTGCCCCTCTAATAGAATATATAGAATCTTTACCTTTAGATAGAATAGGTCATTGTAGTTTTTTTATAAACAGACCAGACATTATTCCTTGGTATCATGTCGATAGTGGCACAGACGACGAACTAGAAACGTGGAAACCGAAACCACACAGAGAAGAGTTTATATGGATAAACTTTAGCTCGGACAAAACATTTTACGTCTTAGACGAAAAGGTACCTGTTCCAATAACATCTAGAAGTGCTTTTTTTAACACAAACAACTATCATGGATCGCACGAAAGCACACCGAGGTATTCTTTCAGTTTACGTATTGAATGCGTTTTTTCGGAAAAATTAAGACAACAAATGGGAATTGCTCATTTAGAAAGGTACTATTACGAAAATGTATAACAATAACGAGATATTTTATGTCGACTAAATTATTTGATTCTTTTGTGCATGATTTTTTAGAATGGAGCAAAACAAGTGTTGAACCAAAAAATGCTTGTCCATTTGCAAAAACTTCACGTGTCAAAAATCAAATACAATTTTTAGATGGCAGTTCTAATTTTGATGTTATTAAAGATTGGGATTCTTCTAAAGAAATGGGTGTGGTGTATCTTGGACAAGATGTAGACAAAGAAATAATAATGGAAAAAATATATAAAGCAAGGGCTAACGATCCTAGTAAAGTTTTTTTCTACACTGCACCTATTAAAGGAGTAAAAGATAATAATCCCTTTCAGTGTATAATAATTCATAATAAAAAAGAATTTATGTTGAAACAGCGTATTTTATACGAAAAAGGAGACTATTATAAAAATTATCCAGGAGAAAAATTAGACAAATTTATAAGTGTCTATCCAATAACAAAAACAACAAAGCAAAAAATTGGAACTGCAAAGCAAGGTAAAGTATTCCAACATTATTTTAAAGGACAAGGTAGTGTTTTAGATATTGGAGGCGCAGCAGGTAATTTATTATACTATGTACCTATAGCACAATACACATGTATAGATGTAAATGAAAAAGCAATCAAGTTAGGTAAAGAAATTTATCCTGAGCATAATTTTATACATTGGAATAGGTACAACAGATACTATAATAAAACAGGATATGCTCTTTTGGAGTTTCCAAAAGTCAGTCCACATGATTTTACATTTGTTAACAGTGTTTTTACCAGTTGTGATCACGACACTATAATGCACATAATGTCAAATATTCTTAAAATAACAAATAAAAAAGTTGTTTTTAGTGTATTTGATTATAACAACAAAGAATTAAAAAACAAGTTAGGAAATGCTGTAAATTATCATGACGTATTTAAATTAAAAAATGTTTTAGAATTTGAATTTAAAATAGATTGTAAAGTTTATAATCCTTGTAGTATAGATAATAATTTTGCAGTGTTTAGTATAGAAAGGTAAACATGTATAACAATCCTCTTAATAAATTAATTTGGGATAAAGTGCAAGAAATGTTTTATTGGAACATTGCACCAGAATCTCCAATATGCCAATTGCCGTTTACACAAGAATTTATTGACGCATGTGAACAAGAATTTTCAATGACTGTTCGTGATATGCATTATCCTATTTCCTTAGGAAAAGTTGATCAATGGTTTGGTAAACGTATGCAAGATTTTGTAAAAGAAATTGACGCACAATATCAGCACAATTATTTTGTCGGAGAAAATGGAACTAGCACAACTGGTGTAGTAGGAACTATATATGATGTTGACGAAAAACCTATTACAAACAAATGGAATATTAGAGGACAAGCACTTGTAGACAGATTACAGGCTATGCAAAAAGAAAATCCTAATTTAACAATTTTAGATATGGGTTGCGGAGTTAACGAATACAAAAAACATTTGAATAATGTTACTGGAGTTGATCCGTATAGAGAAGAAGCAGATATTTTGTCCAAGCAAAGTGATTTTATTACGCAAGGTAAAACTTGGGATATAATCATTTGCTTTGGCCCACAGAATTGGTATACTTACGATGAACAATTTAGAAACTTCAAAAAACTCAAAGAATGTTTGGCACCGGGCGGGTTACTTTTGTGGTCGCACGTACATCACTATTATAAAGTATTTCAGCCCGATCATCTTTATGCGCACACTTGGATACACGGAGACATGGATCATGCTCAACGTAATAGTGCTTTTTATTTTTATGATCGCGATTGGAAATATACTTGGTATTTCAATTGGACCGAACATGCCGTAGAAACACTTGCTAAACATGTAGGACTGTCTATTGATAAAGTAGATTATGATCATTGTAATTTATATAGACCGCCTATGTATAGAATATTTGTGGAGATGACACATGAAAAATAGATGGGACGTAACAGTAGCAGCGTCTAATTATCATTGGGATCCTAACGCAAACGATAGCAATACTATTAGAATAATAAGTAATGTGTTTGATGAATGGAATGATGAAATCGAACGTGCTATAGAATTACAAAAACCTGTTATTAGTGACGGAACAATCGAAAAGCACATATCTGCCGGAACGCACATGTATAACGGAGTTATAGTTGATACTACAGAATTTCCAATACTCGGTAGTATCGGTAAAAAACTAGGATTTGAAGAATATAATACAAGTATTCAAACACAAACTACTGGAATGACAACTCCATTGCATATAGATTCATCTTCTGGAGATAAAGAAAGAGTTATTGTTATGCTTCAAGACTGGTACTGGGGACAAATACTTCAATTTGGTAATATAGTATTACATAATTGGAAAGCAGGGGATGTATTATATTTTAGTATCAATGGTACACCGCATAGTACAGCAAATTTAAGTCCACATAGTAGAACTATAGCAAAAATTACAGGACGCACAACAGATGCATTTGAAAAATTATTAAAGGGAGAGTCTCAGTGAAAAATAGATGGGACGTAACAGTAGAACAAAGTAATTATGATTTTAATCCGTTTAGAGAAAGTGATCATGGCAAAAGCTTTAGAACAGTAGGAAATATAGAACCTACATGGAAAGATGAAATACCTATTGCAAATGCTAATCAATACGACTTTTATTGGCCTTCGCCTGTGTCTCCAGAAGGCGACAGTTTTAATTATGACTATGAAGAATTGCTTTGCAAGGATTGGGGTATACCTTTAGACTTTGTTGTATACAGACAGTGGACAACAACGGATGAAACACCAATACTAAACAGTCTAGCCGAACAAATCGGTTTAGAAAATGCACAAACAAATATTCAAACTCAACATACAGGAATGATGCTACATTTACATATAGATAGTTTAACTGGTTTACGAAAAGAACGTACAGATCAAACAAGTAGTAGAGCAACAGACGATGAATGGGGTAGATGCTTTGTAATGCTTGATGATTGGGCACCTGGACATATTATTCAATTTGGTAATACCTACGTACCACCTTGGCATGCAGGAGATGTAATTTGGTTTGATTGGGCAAACATACCACATAGCACTGCTAACACTGGACCATGGCCTAGAAACATTGCAAAAATTACAGGTAAAGTTACGCAAAGGTATAAAGAGTTTGTTGGAATCTAAACCTAGTTGTTGGTTTGCTTATAAAGGTTTATCTGTAGATTCTACAGGCAATCTAAATCCTTGCGGCCATAGCACTTATAAGTTTGGAAAATTTACTGACTACAACTCTTTGAATGTTGACAGAACAAATGCTATAAAAGATTTTGATCAACATGTTCCGAAAGGGTGCATTTCTTGTACAAATAGAGAAGTGAGAAACGAACAAAGTAGACGTTTATATCATTACGATTGGTTCAGTCAACAGGTAAATTTTGATATAGAATTTTTAGATATTGATATAGGTAATCTATGCAATCTCAAATGTAGAATGTGTAATCCTGGACAGTCGTCTAGTTGGATAAAAGATGGACACCTTAAAGATAAAGTTGATTTTACGTTAGACGATTTTGATAATAATAAGATTCTTGATAATATAAATGGCGATATGATAAAATTTTTATCTAGTTTAGATTCTTTAAGGTATATTATTATAAAAGGTGGAGAACCTTTTATGCATCCAAGATTCTTTGAGTTTATAGAATGTATTCCAAACAAGCATAACGTAAAATTACAGATTATTACCAATGGCACACATAAATTGACTAAAGATGAAAAGAGATTGTTTGCTAAATTTGATAAACTGAATATTTTCTTTTCAGTAGAATCTGATGGAGAGATGTATCAATACATTAGAGGCGGAAAATTTACATTTGAAGAATCATTAGATAATTGGAAATCTTACAAAACGTTTCCTAATGCAAATGAAATTGGATGGATTTATACTGCAAACATTTATGGTATCTATAATTTTGATAGTTTACAGAGTAAAATAGAAAACTCTATTGATTTTGGACATCAAGTTCTTGATCCTATGTATTTGAATCCGTTGATTACACCTTTACATATAAAACAAAAAATATTAGAAACTACAAACTATTCTCATTGGAAAAAATATTTTGCAACTAGTGCAACAGATTTGTTTGGTATAAGCATAGACAAACAATACAAACTTTTATGCAATTTGTATTCTTACACAACAACATTAGATAATATTAGAAGACAACACCTTTTAGATGTAGAGCCCAGGTTTGAGTGGATTTATGAATACAACAAATAATTAGTGTATAGGAGAAGGTATGATTGAAAAAGGCGTTACAATAGATTTACACGGAACCAAAAGAATTGGTATGAAATTGTCAGGTGGACCTGACAGTGCAATGATTCTTTATATGATTTGTAAAAAAATAACTGATGAGAATATAGATATTGAATATATTCAACCAATTACTGCTACAGCAGATGTTAAACCATACAATATAAAATTTGCCAGAAGAGTAATTGAATGGATGCGAAATAGATATCCTAATATTGAAATCAAAGATACACATTGTGCTGTATGCAGATATGAAGAATATAATTCTCGACAAGAAGAATTAGTAAGGGATTTAATTTTAAACAGAGATATTGATATTACATTTGCAGGAATTACAGCAAATCCTCCCGATGAAAAAGGCAGGAATTTTTGGCCTTGCAATCCTAAATACACTAGAGCAATTGAATTAGACTTTGACGAGCATCCTGAAGACATTTCAAATGCAGATTGGAATACAAGAGCAGTTGAAAGAGACGAACCTGATGTCGAAGTTTATTGGTCTACTTGGAGAGGCAAGGACGAAAAAGTTCCAATGGTAAGACCTTTTATTAATCATGATAAAAGGAAAGTAGCAGAATTATATCATCACTACGATATTATGGAATTGTTTGATATAACAAGATCTTGTGAAAACAGAGATGGTCCTGCGCTAAACGATTTCGAAGATCATTGCGAAACAGAATGTTGGTGGTGCTATGAACGTAGATGGGCCTTTGGGCGAGTTTAAGTATACAGGCTGGCACATTGAACTAACAAACAGATGTCCACTAGCATGTCCTGCATGTATTAGAACTATGCACGGGCCTGGTTCTAAGTCAGACATTGATACTAAATTACTTCTCAACTTTTTGCCTAATCCTGAAAAATATGATTACATATTTTTTCAAGGTAATTTGGGAGATCCTATATATCATCCTGATTTCCACAAAATTTCAGAACATTTTTTCCCAGCAAATGAATTACAAGTTACAACAAATGGAATGCAAACAAAAGAGTTTTGGCAAAGAGTGCTAGAAACATGGCCCGAGTCTAGTATTGTTGAACTTAGTATAGACGGCCTACAAGACACTAATAGCATATACAGAGTTAACAGTAATTGGAACAAAATACAAGAACTTTTTGAACTTATAGCAACTACTAAACGCAAATGTCAGATTATATGGAAGTATATTGTTTTTGAACACAATCATCATCAAGTTGAAGAAGCAATAGCCTTAAGTAAAAAAATAGGCATGAATGAATTTAAAATTAAAAAAAGTTGGACTATACATGATGACATGTCCAATAATGGCCAAGTTAAAGACTATTATAATCCAGAATGGTTTGATTATGTAAAAAGAGAAACACTTGACGAATTAGCACCTTTCTGTTATACTGGAGACATGCATTATATAAATTCGCAAGGTAACTATTATCCTTGTTGTTGGATAGATAACGACATAAGTTCTGTAGGACACATATCAGAAGGTTTAGATAGTATTAAAGATAAATTTTTAAACTTTAGTAACTTATTAATTTGGAGTAAATGTCCTAAAGTATGCAGAAAAATGTGTTGTAAAATTAGTGATAACGATAAAGAAATGATTACACCTAACAACGTTGTTGATAGAAAAATAATAGTAAATGATTGAATTAGGAATTTGGAGTGGTATCGGTTTACTAACTGGTCTTTTAGCCGGGTTAGTGCCAGGTGCTGGTCCATTTGTTGCTATTGGTGTCTTATACCCGTTTTTAGCGTCAACTAGTGCGGTTAATATTATGGCGTGTTATGTTGCTATACTCATTACCACTAACTATACTAATAGTGTTACAGCAATCTTATACGGTATACCCGGAGATGCTACTGCAATTAGCACAGCAAGATACGGACATAAAATGTTTCAAAAAGGCGCAGGCGGCCTTGCTGTAACAAGTAACGCAATTAGTAGCACCGTTGGTGTAGCATTTGCAATGTGTTTGTTTTTAGTTGCCTTGCCTAGTATTATGCATGTATTCAAATTTTATAACAGTATTATACAAACAATTGTAATACTAGTTGCAATATGTATGATTACATTTTTTACAAAACAGAATAAACTTTTGACATTATTACTGTTTTGTTTTGGAGGATTAATATCACATCAAGGAATTGATCCGATTACATTTGATCAGTTTCTTGTTTTTAACAATTTTTATCTTAGTTTAGGAATACCTTTTGCAAGTGTAATGATTGGATTGTATCTGTTTCCTGAGATACTAAAAATTCATAACATTTCTATTTCCCAACCTAGCAAGATAAGTAAGTATGCAATAGGAAAAGGCACATTTGGTCCAAGCCTGTTAGGTAGCTTTATTGGATTTTGGTGCGGTCTTATTCCTGGCATAACGAATATTCTTGGTAGTTATGCTAGTGCAGGCATTGTAAAACGCTTTTTTAAAAAGCCTGTACTTAAAAGCATTGCTGCCGCAGAGGCTGCTAACAATAGTGGAGCATTATCCAGTTTGTTGCCTTTGCTAATCCTTGCTATACCTATTACGGGTAGTGAAGTAATTGTGTACTACTTGATGTTAGAAAGTGGTTATCAATTTAATATAGAAAACACAGTAGACAAACTGTCTTCTATACTTTACTTTATACCGGTAGTGACATTAATATGTTTACTTTTAAGTTGGTATGGTTTTAACCTGTTAGGTCAAATAGTGTATCTTTATAAACAATATAGAGTATATGCAAATACGTTGATCCTAACTACTATAAGTGTAATAAGTGTCGTTATCTTTCCTATACACGAATGGATGGTAGCATGTATACTGATTGCAATGGTACTAGGATATTTTCTACGAAATTACGATACGAGCCCAGTCATTTATGGATATTTCCTTAGTGACTTGTTCTATGAAAGTTTTGTAAGGACTGTTATAATATTATCTTAGGAGAAAAAATGAAAAAATTTATCACAGCACTAACAGCAATGTTTATTGCAACATCTGCAAACGCAGAAATTTTAATTGTAAATCCAGGTTCAGAAGAGGGTGCTTTTAGACAAGTATTGACTGAAATTGGAAACAAAATTGATCATCAATTTGTACAGGCAAATAATCCTGTAACAGCATCAACCTATTTAGCAAAAGGCAATGCACTTACTATTTGGAGTAGTGAATGGCCTGGAGATCCTAAAATGCCATCAGTAGAAGTAAGTGAAGACACACTTGTTGCTCTAATGACATATGAAACTATGATGTGTAGTAGAGAATTTACAACACTAGAAGATCTTAACGGACAGGAAGTAAAGATTGCAACATGGGGTAGCGCACCAGTAGCGAAATTCTTAGGAAACTTAGAACAAGCAACAGGAGCAACATTTACAGTTGTACCATTTGGTGGTAGTGGTAGTACAACAAAAGGTTATCTTGCAGGTGATGCAGATACAGTGTTTACTATTACAACTAGACAAACTGCTATCGAAGAAGATGCAAACACAACATGTTTTGCATTTAGTGAAACAGGCGATCTAGGTTTCCGTTTTGTTGATGCAATCAACACAGTTTGGCTAGACAACAACACTACAACAGAACTTCGTGCAATTGTTGGTAATTTGTCTATGACACCAGAATGGCAAGATAAGTTTTCAGGCACAAAAACTTATATTGGCGGAACACCAACAAATGTTGCTATGTTTGAAGAAGCGGTAGAAAACTTCTCACAATGAACTTCGAAATTAGACGCCTTTATGTAGATAATCTACCTAGTCAGATATATGACTTTATGCAGTCGTGTGCTGAACAAGGATTAGAAAACAATGTTTCAAAGGTGTCTATGAAGTTTGGTAAATGGAAAGATGAAGCGTGGTGGTGTACTTGGGTTGACAATAAAATTGTTAGCATAAGCGGCTGCCACGCTTTTGACGATTATATACCAGATAGTTACAGAGTTTGTTTGCGCACTGCAACACTTAAAGAATACAGAGGAAAAGCACCAGGAAGTATAAAAAAGATGCATAATGATTTTAATTGGGGTCATATACTTCCTTATCAAATTGAGTATGCTAAAAGCAAAGGTGCTAAAAGAATAGTTTTTACAACAAATAGTGAAGTTGACAAAAGTCCAAACAGTTTTAGGACCAACAGGGTTGTTGAAAAAGTTTTCATTCCGCAAGGATTGTGTAGACTTGTTGAAAAAGATGCAGAAGTCTTCTATACGAAGCAAAATATTTGGGAAGTGATATGAACGAACAATTGATTGCAATGCAAAGATTAGCCATGATGGGAGATTGGTTAGAATTAGATGTTTTTCATCATGATAATCTTATGAAAGAAATTGAACCATTCAAAGATGATTGGAAACCATACAATACTAGAAAACCTAACAATAGATGGGGATTAAGTGTTACTAGTTTAGATGGTGGTTTGAGCGGCATTCCTGACTTAGACAGTCTTTCAGAATACAATAAAAAATATAATACTAATATTACCAATCATGACATAGACAAGCCTACACCTGTATATGAGGCTAGTCCTACATTGCAAAGCATTTTAGAACCTTTTAAACCATGGCTAGGACGCTGTCATTTTTTAAAATTAGATGAAGGTGGCTTTTTTCCTGAACACTATGATATTAATAAAACAACATATGATTACGATGAAATAAGATTGATTGGTTTTGTTCATAACTGTAATAAACATTTTTTAAAATTTGTTTATGAAGATACAATACCACAGTATGATGATAGTAATTTATTCTACTTCAATGCTAATAAAAGACACACTGTTTTTAGCACAGTTGATGATTGTATTATGCTTGTTGTTTGTTTAAAATTTGATACAGGATGTTATAAAGCTTTACTTGACCAATATATTTGCTCGTAGTTTATTGTTTACTGAATTATAATTATCAAATAATTCTTTTTCATTTGTTCCTGTAATATCTAAATTTACATTAAAATTTTTATCTTGTAAATTTTGAAATGCAGGAATGCGTATGCCTGTCTTTATTTCAGTGTTTTGTTTATTTAGATATGGTGTAATATTTTCTAAATTTTTTACTTCTTTAATTTTTCCAGGTTGTAATACAGCACATCCCCATAATAGTCTTTTTTGTAAATTTATTTCTTTTCCTTGCAACATATTACTAATAATTTTGCCATCGTTCATTCTGTCTAAAATGTTAACAAATTGTCCTGGTCTTGGATTAAAGTCAATAGCAACCTTTCTACCATTGTTAAAATGAAAGTCAGGACCTGCAAAAAACATATCTTTGATTGCAAGTTTATCTACAATAGTTTGCAAGAAGAATTGACATAATCCTGGAAAATCTGTAGGAACTTCATCTGCGGTTACAATCCATACTGCACGTTCTCTAACAATATCACTTTTTTTACTTTTACTATGACTTTCTATTGGATTGCTATTATGATCTAATTCGTCGCCATATTTTATCTTACTATTTTTTACATAGAATGCAATGTTTACTTTTCCATCTTTTACATATCCGTAAGGACTAATACTAGGTTCTTCGCTCCAAATATATTCTTGAAACATAATTTTACACGGTTTAAAATTAAAACGTTGTGTATGTATACCTTGTCTGTTAAGATCAAAAAATTCATTGTGTATATTCTTAGATTTAATATGATCTAAGAAATGATGCATGTTATTCCATCTTCTATATTCTATTACAGGATTGCTTGCATCGTCACCTGGATAAAAGACGTTACTTCCTGTACCAATGTCTGGTTTACTAAACATTTCTTTGTTTTTAAATGCTTTTAGTTGGTTGTAAAATGTAGGAGTAATACTTTTTGGTACTAGTACATCCATACCAACTTGTCTACAAAAGTCATCAAACTTCTGTTTGTTGCTCAATATTTCTGCTGCAAATGCACTTATATTTTTAATGCCGTAAAATGATTCTAGTTGTGCTTGAATAGGAAGTAAGTTTTCGCTAATAGTATAAATTCTGTCTACACAACTGAAACGTTTTGTAATTTCAAGAATGTCAAACCCTTTACAAATAAACACTTCTTGTGGTAGATCTATAAAATGTTCATGATCTGGTGCAGGTTCAAAATCAGTTACAATACTACAATTTTTTCTTAATGCTGTAACAAGGCCTTCGCATTTGTTTAAACTTCGTTCATGTGCTATTATTAGTGTTTTCATTTATATCATGCTTTATCATATTCATACACATTATATACGCATTTTCAGAATATTGCAACCTAATTTTTTCTTCTTTGTACGGATATTTTTGTATAGTTTTTGACATGTTAAATGTATTTTGTCTAGTATCTTCTTCTAATGGAATTATTGGCTTGATAACTTCAAATGAATTATTTTTGTTCATAAAGCCGTGATAGCAATTTGCAAGCCTAATATGGCTGATGTTTTTTGCTTGATCGCAAAATTCAGTTATGTTATCACACCAATTGTCTAGTTCTGCACTGTAGACTGTAGTGTTTGAATAATCTTTTGATAAAGTTTCTTTTGTAAAACCTAGCATACCTGGATAAAATATATGATTACTAACAAACTTTTCTGAATGAACTAACCCTAAATATCCACCTAAACTTAATCCAATGTGTATGCATTCGTCCGGAAAAGGAATATCATAGATCATTTCTTGTAGTGTAACATCATGTTCATCTTCTAATGTCCAGTACAAGCAATCTATACCGTGCGGGCTAAAGTAATCATTTAAGATTACTTCATGCCCTAATTCTTCAAATTCTTTTTTAAGTTTTAACTCACAATTACCAATGCCCCCACTTCCGTGAGATATTACAATTGGTAACAATTATGCAGCCGTACCATCGTCTAAATTAATCCAAGCACCGTTTTGATAACCTTGGAATCTGTCTACTGATTCGTTGTAAATAACCATGCCGTTGACAGCAGTTAATGCATTTCTATTTGCTGTTGTGTATTGACCAAACTGTATGTAGCCACCTGATGTGATAGTATTTTCTACAGCATCTACTATAATTGTAGAATCGTCAGCAACTAAACTACCTTTAAACGCCGACGCTGTAACATCACCCTCAAAAATACCTGAACCATTAACATCTAATTCTGCACTAACAGTTGCTTTACCAATACCTACTTTGATTTGATCTGAATCGTTTGTTGTAAACATAACAAACTTTTCGTCAATTGTCAAATCGTTGTTTTTAGCAACACCTATGAATAATGCATCGTGTCCAGCTGTAATTTTGGAACTATTGATATCCCCGTCAATATCTGATATTGCGCCAAATTTTATTTCGCCTCTGATATCATAAACTCCGTCATCTAGTGCTGCATCTGCTTTATTCTTTTTGAGATCTAATTGCATTCTTCCTTCAAAAGAATTAAATTGAATAACTTGATCACCTGTTGTTTGCGATCTGTTTTCAAATAAAACTGTTAAATCATTTGGCAACCATCTAGTAAAGTGCATTTCTGATAGTTCTACTGATGTTAAACTAACAGATGCTTCGTCGTATAAGTCACCGAATGTATTACCAAATAAATCACCTTGGAAAACTCCTGTCGGTGAACATTCAAAAGCACCTATAAATAAATTTCCTGTAAAAGTTTTATCCGCTGCATTTACTATTACTGCTGAATCATCTGCAATAACATTACCTTGCACGTTACCATTAAGTTGATTACTTACACCATCAACAAGTATTGTAGAATCTTCGCCGATTAGATTACCTTGTACATCAATGGTATATGTTTGTCCGTCAACAATACCAATAGTAGGAGGAAAATTAAACAATCCGCTTGCATCACCCGTTACTCTATCAAAGTTACCAGTTGTTGCGTTAACTTCTTCAAACTTTGTTCCTACTCTACCAATTTTACCTGTTCCGCTAACAACAGGGACAACATCTTTGTTGTTTAAAAAGTTTACACCGTTGACGTTAACAGAGCCACTTGGTGCAGTAATATCTATGTTTTGATCTGGTGATGTAATAACACCACTGCCTGTGTATTCTGTATCTGCTCTTAATTTTCCTGCAACAGAATCTACCATTACAAAACTACTGTCTGAGAAAATACTACCTGTAACGTCACCATCTAACGGACCAAAAATTTGATCAGCTTCTATATTACCGTTGAAGAATGAATTTCCGGTAATTGTTAATCCTAAACCAGCAAACGTTTGATTTGTTGCATCTAACAATAATGTGCTATCATCAGCAACAATGTTGATATTATAGTTACCACCACCTACAACACCTTCACCGCCACCCCCGCCAGTACTTGGAAGATTTGTTAAAAGACTACCGTCACCTACAAAAAAGTTTGCTGTTACTGTTTTAGAGAACGTATCAACCATAATAGTTGAATCATCTGCTACTACATCACCTGTAATACTAATATCATATGTTTGGCCTTCGAGGATGCCTGTGCCTCCTCCTCCTCCGCCTGTTACTGGTAAGTTTGTAAGTCCGCTACCGTCACCTACAAATGACCCTGCGGTAACAGAACCAGTTGCTGTCATTGTATTTGCGCTAACATTAGCAGCAGCAGCAACTGATGTAGGACTAATAGTACCACCGATTGTGATATTACCTGTACCTACAATGTCAAAGTTATTAAGATCTAAATTTTGGCTTAGTACTGCTGGGGAACCACTTACACTACCTGTAACTCTGATACCGCCTAGTGTGCTGCCATCGCCCACGTAAATTTCTTGTGTATCAGTTGTGTAAACTAGTTCGCCTTCTGCAAACGTAACGCCCAACCTTTCAAGGTTTGTTCCGCGGCGAAGTCTCAATGTCATTTTATGTTCTCCTAAGGTGATAATAGTATTTGTATGTATTTATCACCTTAGGAGGTTTTGTTTATCGATTTAGTTTAAGGAATTTATGAACTCTTTTAGCAAGATCGCTTTTTAGTTGTTTAGTATCTAGCCTAAAATCTACGATATCAATTTGGTCTTCGTATTGCATAAACAAATTATCAAGGGTCTCTTCGATTTGGTCAATAGTTTGTTTTTTCTTACTATCGTCAACATCGATGTCCCATTGTGTACCGTTATGAAACTTAATTACAATTCTACTGAGGTATTCAATAGGCAGTACTTCCATTTCAATGGATTCGAATATGTCATCCCAGTGTGTTTCCGTATCTGCTTCGTAATCAATAAGTTTCTTAGGCACTTGTTGTTGTTTTTTTCTTTTTGGTAGGAACAAGTTCTTCTGCTTGTTCTCTTAAGGCTTTGGCTTCTTTAAAAAGCCTATCTGCTTGTGATCTATAACTTGCTGCTAGATCTTCATCAGATAATACACTATCTGCTGGCGCAGAGGTCTGTTGTGCAACAGGTTCTTGTACATAATCATCTGCTGGCGCTGCTTGTGTTTTTGCTTCTTTGAACTCGGGCTTAATAGCAATATCGTCTAATGCTACACCTTGTTGTTCAGCAATAATCCTATTAAGTTCATCTAACATAATCGATGTTGATCTGTCAGGAACCATCTCAATTTCATTTGTTGGAAATTTATTTAATCTTCCCGTTGAATGAAATGCTGCAAGCATATTTCTGCCATCTGGCAAAGTATCGCGAGCCATTGCTTCTGCAAGTTCGTTTGAGGTTTGACCTGCTGGTGATTCAACAAGTCTCATTAGTGCATCATGTTCGTCTGATGGTAGTGATTCGGTCATAACAACTAAACAATTTTCAACGTCATTTGGAATTGTTCTATATGCTACTACCACAGACTTCTTATTTTTTGCAAGTCTTCCTACGTGTTTAAGTGGCATCTTCTTCTACTTCCTTTTCTGGTTTTGGCGCATCTGGATCAGGTGCGTCTCCTTGTTCAGCCTGTGCTGCTTTTTGCTGTTCTTCAACATTTTTTAAGAACGCTTCTAATTTGTTGTATACTGTACCTACAGCAGCCATCTCTCCTGGTTTAAATGAACCACGCTCACTAGCGATGTCAATAATACCTTTCATAACTGCTAGATCTTGAATGTTTAGATCCATAGGATTTGGTTGTTGTTCTTGTTCAGACATATTCGGAATCTCCTTTATAATGTAATTATTTGATGTCTAGTTTCTATATTTTAAAAGTGGACAAGCAAGTGCAAAATAACTTAGTTCTTTTGATTCTTCAAACGCTATTTTAACTTTACTTGCTAACGGTTGTTCTGCTTCATAAACAACTTCTTTATCGATATAATATCTTCCTTTAAGATTTGTTTGCACCCATTCTTCTAGTGCCTTTTGAATATTATATTTTTGGGGAATAACCATACATTCCCAATAGGGTGGACAAAAATCCACCCGTCTAATATCAAAAACGTTTAAAGGGTTAATTTTGATTTTATCCATTTAATTCTTCGTAATGTGCAGTAAGACCAAATGGTGCTTCTAGTCCTTTATCATGGTGTCCATGGATAATAAAAATAGTATCACAGTAATCTGGATCACCCCAGCTACCGAAAGGATAGCCATCTGTAAACATAATAAACTTCTTAGGCGTAATATCGTTTGCTTTCATGTAGGTCCAGTTAGCATCAAAGTCAGTGCCACCGCCTCCCATAACTTCGTAGTCGGTGAGACTTTCGCCGCAATCGGCACTAAAATCTTGTTCATTGTATACTTTAGTATCAAAGCACCACAATTTAATATTGTAATCTTTGAATTGGTCCATAATGCCTTGTACTTCGCTTAGAAAAATGTTTGCTTGTTCGTTTCCAATGGAGCCTGACATGTCAACACCAATACAAACATCAATAGTTTCTTGAAAGTTCATGCCTGGCAAAATAACACCAGTATGCCAGCCTTTGCGTGAAGGACGCATAAATGTAAAATCATTTTTTACGGTGCTTTGGATTTGCTGACGGATGATTTCACCCCAGTTCATTTTAGGCTCAGTAAGGTCTTTAATAATTCTTGCAATTTCGCCCGGAGTGTTACCAGCGCCTGCGGCATTTGCTGCTGAAATCATGCTCTCTTTGATTTCGTCACGAATTTGTTTCATTTCTTCTTTTGAATATTTAGGTGCTTTACCCTTACCTTCGCCTTCTTCGTCTCCGTCATCTCCTTCTAAATCAAGGTGTTCGTCTAGCATCTCTCCTAATTGTTTTAGGAATTCTTGGCCTTGTTTTTCAAACTCTGGAAACAGATCATCGTATACTTCTTCCGAAGTCCACCCTTCGTATTTAAAGTCTTGAAAACAATCAACGATGCTGGGTTTAACACCAATACGATCGCGAACAAGTAAATTGTTAACAATATAATCTGCTGAAATATTATAAAGCATAGGATGACGATCATCTCTACGACCTAAGTGATCAAATACACAGTGTAGAATTTCGTGTGCAATTACAAACTCAATTTCTTTATTATCCATTGCATTAAAGAATTGAGTGTTAAAATACAAATTACGACCATCTACAGCGGCAGTCGGAATCCAGTCGTCAGCAGCAACAATTTTAAGACGTGTTGCCATATTACCAAAAAATGGATGACGGAGTAGCAAACCTACTCGTGCAACAATGATACGATCTAATACTTCTTCACGCATCACAGAAAGAGCATCTTCTGTAATATCTAGATCAGGTTGCCAATTTTTAAGTTTACTTGCAGTCTTGTCTGTAGACATTTGCATTGCAACGTATTGCGGTAAAAAATCTAACATGTCATTCCTCTTATATCAGTGCCTATATTTAATATAACATATTTAAGTTTTTTGTCAACCATTAAAAAGAAAAAATGGGCAGAGTATATACCCTGCCCATTCCTGTGGCACACTTACTGTTGTGCTGCCTTAATATACTTTCCATAACGATCATGGAACTCATCAAAACACTCAACAGCATCTGGATCGATTGGAAGACTGTATTGAGTAAGAGCAAGTTTGATACCCATAACAACCAATTCCGTATCGAAATTATCCATTGCAAAACGCAAAAAGTTATTCACCTTAGCATCAAACTTTTTATCATTTTTTGCATCTGCATCTTGAAGTTCGTAACAAAGTGAAACAGTCAAGGAATACATGGCACTGATTTCTTTTGTGTTCAACTCTTTTACTTTACCATCTAAGATGTCTGATGGATTTGGCATACTCGATGCAACTTTACGGTGTGCCATAAACTTAACAGCAAGTCCTTCGCCAACCGAACCCGCTACAAGATCTGTAATAACTTCTTGATCATCTTCATCGTCAAGCAATTCGCTCACAAACGTCCATGTTCGTGGTGTTGCAAACGAACGACTTGGACTACGAGGATCAAAGTCAAACAAATCTTTTTTTGCAAACTGAAGATAACCAACTACATCTTTGTGTATCTTGTTAGCAACAGCCCACTCAAACCAGTCATTGAAATCAACAGCCAGTTCCAAGTGTACAAAACGGTTAGCAAGCGGAGCAGGCATGCGGTAAGTAACACCTTTGTCTGCTTCGCGGTTACCAGCCGCAATGATTACTACATTGTCAGGTAGTACATATGTACCAACCTTACGGTTAAGAATAAGTTGATATGCAGCCGCTTGTACAGCAGGTGCCGCTGAGTTCAACTCATCTAAAAACAAATAAATTGTCGAGAATTTTTTAGCAAATTCTTCGCTTGGAAGTTCTACAGGAGGAGCCCATTTCATTGTGTTATCATTTGCACTGTAGTAGGGCATACCTTTGATATCTGTAGGTTCCCAAAGTGACAAACGAACGTCAATGAGATATGAATTAGGTGTTGAAGTTTGAATCTGTTCAACAATTTCGGATTTACCAATACCTGGAGGCCCCCACAGGAAGATTGGACGTTTTTTAGCAATTGCTCGCTGAATTCGTGATTTAGCCTTGTTAGGGCTTACAGTACGTGTAATTTCTGCAACACTCATCTGTGTATTCCTTTCAATGTTAATCAGTGCCTATACAACTAATATAGCACCAAACAAGAAAGTGTCAACCACTATTTTCTATTTTTTTTGATCTTTTTAAAGCTTTTGCTAAACCGTATTTTCTTATATCTCCTGAGAAAAGAGTAAGTTCGACTGCTTTCTTTTCATTTGTTACGTACACTGCTCTTGATGTAAGGTAATATGGACAATCTATAAAATGATCCAGCCAAATTATAATTTGTGTTGTGATAGGCATGTCTAACGGAAAAGGTATCTCATAGTTTGCTAGTTCAATACTTTGTACTACATTCCATCCTTCATCAGTTAAACGTAGTCCGCCTTCGTCTTTTTCTCTAGTATTTTTCCACCATATAGGCAAATGTATTTTTACATTACTAGAAGAATCTGCTTCTCCTATTTGTTTTAAAAATATCTTTGTATATGCTTCTTTCCATTTCATATGGTATTTAATCGTAATCTGCAAATCTATTGTGCAATAAGAATGCTTGATTGTATTCTATTATTTTGCTTATATCAGGCCAAATAGTTTGCCAATCTAATTTACAGATATAATCTATAGTTTCTACAATCTTTTGTAGTCTTTTTTCTTGATCTATTTCTTTATCATAATCTTCTGACCAGAAATTATTAAATGTTTTAAATCCTAATTTATGTAAACTTTTTAAACTATTATTTTTGCCTACAATGACAAAAGGATGTGCAGCAAGAATAGTTTTAAATATTTTTTCTGAATGAAACATTGCATCTTCATTAAAGAAAGTTTCATTTACAACACTAAACCATGTGTTAAGAAAAATATCTCTATTGAAATTGTTAGCCCAGTTTACATCAAAATCTTTTCTATCAACCACAAGGGGACTGTTTTCTAATTCTTCGTGCTCTGGATAACTAACAAGGTTGTTTTTTATAAGGCCTAGTTTTTTTAGTTTAATAATTATACTTAATCTGTGCTGTCTATTTTGCCTGTTTAAACAATTAAACAAATGTTTTCTTGTATTGTTGTATTCTTTAATTGGAATAGGAACATGATCAGTTTTTACACGCTCTGCCCAAACAGGTTGTGCAATTATATTAATAGGTGTTGTAAATTGACTTTGTGCCTTGAACCATCTTTTGTATCTTTTTTGTTCGTACAAATTGCTAGTAATTATATAAAGAGGTTTACCTCTAGGTATTTTATTGTGAATATATTTGTAGTGGTTATGTAGAGGAAATGCTTCTGACATTTGATCAATTACAAGGCGAGATCTATTCCAATGATCAATTAATTTATCTATCCATTCGTAAGGTCCTTCACTAAGCGTATATCCACCTAATGGTTGTGCAGAAAGAACGGTACTATTCTGATACAACTTCACCTTGTGTCAACTTTATTACTACAAATTTATCTGTTTTAAATTGTTGATTTAATCTTTTTGCAAGATTATGTGCATGTCCTGGATTAGAAAAACTTGTTTTCTTATACTTAGGACCTGGATAGTTTGTAATTGAATTACTACTTTTTAAATTAAAAGGCTTGCCGTCGTAGAATACTGCCCAGATTGCATCTGCATCTAAAATTTGCTCACATTTGTACGTTGCACTATTTGTAAATTCTAACAGTATTGTAGGCTTTGGTCTTGACATATACGTATCCTTTTAAAAACTACGTATATATTTATCTTTTTACCAACCAGTTCCGGCGTCTATATCAACTTTTATTACCTGATCTCCGAGTCCGCCGCTGTTTTCTTTTACATATTTTTCCATGTCGCCTTGTAATCTAGACATTACAATGCCCATAGTAAAAGCCAAGTTTTTTGCAGTAGTAATATCTAAACGCAAATCCTTGGCTCTACTATTCTCAGCAGCCTGTACTTGTTTAATAAATTGCTGTATAGGTTGTGTATTAAGAGGTTCTGTTGACATTGCTTAACATTAATTTCATTTCTAATTCAGTTTTGTATGGACCCATATACTTATTTCGCTCAAGTGTAATTAACTTAGGGCAAAAACTTTTTAACCAGTTTTTGTTAAATTTAATTAGATAGTATCCTGCACAATATACACTTTTAGATTTTTCACTTTTTGTAAAAAGCGGCAAGTTTCTGCTTATATCAAACATACTGTTATAAGGTTTGTTTTTTGTAGGAAAGCCGTGTATTTCTCTTGTGTCTTCATCTACATCGGGTGTTGTAATTTTTGCTGTTAAGAAACTTTTGCCAAATTCTTGTTTAATTTGTGTTTCACTATGAAATGTAACTACGCCTTTTTTTGTATAGATAAATTTATCTTCGTCTTTAGTAAGTGTACCTATACGGATGCCTTCATCCTCAACAATCCAAAATTTATCTTTTAATACTGGTTTTACATTCATTGTCATTTAATATACCTCGCTTGTAAAGGTTCTGCAAATGTTGCTGCTTGATCTGCTACACGTTGCATATCCCACTTTGCACAGAATTTCATAAGGCGCATGCCTACTTGTGAAATATTTTTAGATTCTACAGTTTGAATAGTCGTATCAATTTGTTCTCTAATATCATCTGGTTGTGCTGTAAGATCACACAATGTAACATTGCGGTTGTAATCATCTAGCACACGATGTTCTGCACCTTCATGATCTACCCAACGTTGTAACATCATGTTGTTCCAGTTGAAGCCTTTTGTGTCTTTGTCAGCAAACGCTTCTAACAAACCTACTTTGTTCTTTGTGCCTTTTTTGCGTACACCTGGATATGCACTAAACACGTTGTCACTAGTGTCACCACGCATACATTTTTCAAACAACATAAATTCAGGGTCAGGAGCAGCCTTTGCTTCACCCGTTTTCTTATCAACTACCGCATGACCTTTATCGTCAAAGTAGCCTTTGTATGTAATAGTTGTGTTGCTCACACCGTTGTACTGTTGTACATTATGAGCAATAAGTTGTGCAAAGTCACCGTCTGTTGAAATAATAATATGTTTGTCGTTGGGATGATTTTGTATCCAGCCTGCAATTAAGTCGTCTGCTTCTAGTACAGAATTGTGTAACACAGTGCAGTTTGTTTTTGTATCTACAAACTGTTTAAAGTCGTCAAACACTTCAAAAAAGATTTTATCTTCTTCTGCTTCACGTGGACTCATTGCATCTCGGTGTTCTTTGCGATTACGTTTGTAAGGCTCATAATAGTCCTTACGCCAACTGCGTCCTTCTAAACAAAACACAACATGATCTGCGTCAAAGTCACGCCATGCTTTCTTTACACTGTTAAGTGTAATGTGTAGTGCCATACCGACTTTAGTATCGATGTCGCCACGCACAACATGACGAGCACGAAAGAATGTGTTAAGTGTGTCTACTAGTACATAGGTTGCCATTAAAAAGCCTCTTCATATCCTTCATTACTAATAGCATTATAATACAATTCTGTGCCTTTGTCAAGATCTGTTTCAATCGTTTGATCAAATTTATAATCTTTATAACAATCAATAGTTACACGGTTATGTTTACGACTTACAGCAAATGCCATCGAATCTTTGTTTTTTGTTATAATCATATTCTTTGCAACTAGTTTAGCCATTGTCAACCTCAAATAAATCATTGTCTAGTTCTGCTTTACGTTGTGCTCTTTTGTTTGCCCAGCCTTCACGCATTTTGTTACGCTTTGCAAGTTCTTCTGGACTAGGATCGATTGGAATAGGATCATCTTTTGGAGTAATTTGATCTAGTGTGGGTAAAAATGCATCATATGCATTTTTGTTTAATTCAAAGCCGATAAAGTTTCTACCATAACGTAATGCAGTACGTGCAGTTGTAAAGCCGCCACAGAACGGATCCATTACAGTTTCTTCTCTGTTACTACTGTATAAAACAAATTTTTCAATAAAGTCTTCACTCAATTGATTTTTGTTTTTTATTTGACCTGGCTTGTAATCACGTGGCATATCTTGTACAGTTAATCTATCATGATAACTGTCTTTTTGATCTGAGTAATATACGTTTGTATTAAATGTACGTTTTTGTTTACCTCTATTTGGCTTTTGCCAAAACAACACATGATAGTGACTGCTTACCCATTTCTTTTTAGTGCTTACACCAAATGAATACTTTGCAATTATATGATTAATTTCTTGTAAGTCTGTTGCGTGTAGTGCGTTCAATACATGGTGTAGGTTAGTATATCCGCTTACAATATAAATGCTACCACCTGGTCGTAAACATCTAGCACACTCTGAAATCCACTCTTTGCTGAATGTATCGTATGTTTCTAATGGAACTTCTACATAACCTGGAACTACATTGCTTTCATCTCTGTGATAAACAACATCAAGTTTATCTCCTTCGATGCCATAAGGAGGATCAGTGAATATCAAATCCACTGATCCATCTGCTATATGTTCACGCATACCAGAAATACAATCCTGGTTGTAAACTTTATAAGTCATTAATAGTCCTTTGTGTCTACTAATTTGTCACCTTCTAGTGCATGTCTATCTTTAATCTGCGGAACTGCACCTAGTATTTTCCACGGACGTTCGTCGCCTACTTTGCTTAGTGTCATTCCAATCTTTTCAAAAATTGACGTAGTTATCATATTATACGACAACTTGTATAAAGATTCAAGTGTTTTTTCGAAGTTTCTTACACCATCTCTTGCTTTTTTAGGATTGTATGAATTTGTAAACAATATAATTTCAACTGGGTCAAACTTTTTATTACATGCATCTAAAATATGAGAAAATGTTCGTAACGGGTATGTATCGTTATCTACACTTACAAGAATTCTGCTTTTATTGTTTATATCAAATCCACTACTTTTACACCAGTCTTCCCAGCCTTTGCGATTTTGTGTTCTAACAAGTCCTAAATCTTGTCCTGCTTCATATCCTGAAATAATATTATTGATGATTTTTGTAATGTTTCCGCTCTTGTTATTAAAAAACTTTTCAATATCTACATCGTTATATAACCACCATTCGATTTCTTCTGAGATAGGTTTTAATTCTCCCAATCTACAAAGCTCAATTCCTGCTGTCTCAAAGTCTTTTCTAAGTGTAGGAACTGCCGGAGGGTGCTCGTTAGCAATAAGTCCGTTAGTAACATAGTTACGTTCACTATCGTCTTCGTAATCATATACTGCTACTGGGAGCCATTTTTCTTCGTTGCGTTTTGCTGCAATTACACGACCTCTACCGTCTCTAAACTTGCCATCTGTGCCATAACATGGCGGTGCATACTTTGTTGAAAAGCCGTGGTAGAAAAAACTAGCCTGAATACTTTCGATACGCTCCTCTGTATTCTGCTCTTGTCTAATCGACATATTCCAAAGATCTGGATTGGTTTCGTCGACTGTATCTAAATCTAAAAATGTAAAATGTTGGAACTCAGCATTTTTTTGCTGACGGATATGTTCAAATCCGTATTCTCTTAAATTAATTGTTCCGTGATTGTTGAATCCTGTCACCGTTGAGGTGCCTGCGATTTCTGGTGTCGCCATAGTATATCTCCTTCATTGCTCTATGCGTTTGGGTAAACAGAATTTGCCTAAGCGTTTACTGTCTACATAACTATTTATCATTTTGCAATTAACTATCAAATACTTTCGATTAATGCTCTTTGCATTGCACGTTTTTGATCTTTATAAGAAACTTCTACTAGATTATTAGGTTTAATCTTAGAAAAAACAAATTCTACTGCACTAAATGGAATATGTGCTTCAATGCCATCTGGCACTGCAACTAGATATTGTTTTATGTCTTTACCGCTAATAATTGCAATACTATCTTGTTGCCCTAGTAGGTAAAAATCTGCAGGATTTTCAATCTCTACACCTTTGTTCTTACCTAAACTGTTTTTAAGTTTTACTTTGATAAATGCTTTTTCTTTGCCTGTTTTTGTAAACAGACCATTTGCCATATATTTAAATTCTAAATCTAAACCTGTTTTAACATCATGATGATCTCTACCAATATCGTCTACCCATTGTAGACGTCCTTGTGTATAAACTTCTAGAGATTGTTCAATAATGTCTGCTTTATCAAATCGATCCTTACGATCATTAAGTTGATCGCCTACACTTGCTATTAGTTTAGCATATCGATTAGATTGTATTACTTCGCTAAGTACTTTCGCATAAGTTTGTGTGTTCATTGTTGTGCCTCTATTGCATTATTAACTATTAATAATATAACACACAAACACCCAAATGTCAATCTTTTAAAAAACCAAATTCAGGATAAAGATCTAAGAATTTTGTTGCTCTTGTACTGTCAAAATAATCCAACATGTATCTAAAATAATCACGTTGTTTATCTGATAAAGTTTTTTGTGGCTCCGTTTTAATCCAATCTAACCAGTTGTAGTCGTCTATTAGGTTTAAAGTTTTTAACTCTGGTAAGAAAGTTTCAATTTTTTTTACAATTTCAATTCTGTAATCAATGGGTGAGTTGGCAAAATGTAATGGCTCTGGCCAATCTAAAAATGTTGTATTAAAAGGAAACTTATTTTGTTTAATAAAGTCAAGCAAATTTGGCAAATCTTTTAGATTTAGCAATTGTATTGTAGGCTCTAAGGTAATTTGAAAATTCTCATATTGGTCGCATATTTTTTTAGATCTTAAAATCTTGCTTTCCAATGCAGACCAAGAACTAGGGTATCGAACATATTCTAAAACTTTTCCAGTAGCATCCAAACTTATTGATAAGTTTACATGCTTAAACTTTGTAAGGTATTTTTCTATCCATGATTCTTTGATAATTGTGCCATTTGAAATTATGTGTACCTTTATATGACCGCTTTCTTTTCTATTCACTAATTCTTCTATCAAAGATGTAAATCCCTTCATCACAAACGGCTCGCCGCCGACTGCCATAATCTCTTGAGTTCTTTTTGCATTTTCAAGTATATGGTCAACAAATCGCTGGTTGAAATTATTAGATGATGTAGAAAGAACTTCTAGGTCTTTACTATTGGTATAAGGATTGCTTTTGCCGAATTTATTATATTCTAGCATGTTCTTTGCAATTTGATTGCTCAATGTAGGGTTACACATCACGCACTGCAAGTTACATTCGTTGCTCATTCTCAAATCAAAACTCAGAGGACTAGGAACAACTGTATGGGCATTTTTATAATAATAATCGGCTAATGATTTCCATTTATGATTTTCATACTGTCGGTTTGAAATGATTCCCTGTTCTTCACTTTCAATACAACTTTTACAGATATTTTTAGGGATGATTCTTTGATTGAATTTGTGTCTTAATTTTTGTAAAGTCTTGCTGTTCCATACTTCATCGACATCCTTGCCTAGAATATTAATATCGTCTGAATCTAATTGTTTTGCATAACAACAGGCTTTCATATGCCCTGTTGTTGTCACAAACATTTTAACAAAAGGATGGACACAAAAATTTTTGTATAAATCTTCTATTTCATTCGTCATGCACTATTATGATACTTCACTTCTTCCTTTATCTATAGGTACAACATTAATATAGCCTGCACCTCTGTCTGTATCTAAACCTTCATCTACAAGCATATTGTAAACAATATCTTTAAACCATCTATCAACAATTTCTTCTTCAGGATCAACATCTGTTCCATAACCTGCTTCTAAAAGTTGTTTAATAAAATATTCATTCCAATCTAGTTCAAAGAATCCGTTACGAATATTTTCTTCATTCACTTGCACATCTAAAACACTTACCCATGGCTCTTTTCTTTTTGTTGCATATTCTTTTGGATCTTTCTTTTTTAGAAACTCGAGTTTTTCTTTTTCAAACTTTGCCTTTTCTTCTTCGGCTTTTTTGTCTCTAACAATTTTATTCCACCATCCCATTATAAGTGTTTCCTTAGTTTTTTGTATTGTTCTTCAGTGACTATCCCACTAGCGTACTTACTAATTTCCTTATGTTCCCCAGGCATTTCCGAATAGGCTAATGTGGAGTCTTGGAGTGAACCTCCAGCCTCGTTCCATACAGAGCTTCGCCACCTCTTGTACCGTGATGTTGTACCCTTCCGAGCGACCGCCAAGCGGCATAAGATAGACAGGGCATTCCACACCCGCTGAACGATATTCACTAACTGCTCTACTAACTTCATCAACATCATCCATATCAGCAACAACAAATTTAAGATACACAGAACTGCTGTCACAACGAGCGTAATCACGCAAGACGTCAGGTTTGATAGCTGAATCCCAAGTTTCTCCGCTGACGGATAACTTAGGAGAACAACTAAATGTCCATTCAATTCTGTCATTGTTGTTGATGTAATTGAACAAATCATCATGTAAAAATTGTGTAGTGTTTGTTTCAAACGTGACATTTTTTAAATCTTTCATTTTCGGATGTTCAAACAACTCTACGTAGAGTCGTTGCCATGCAAGTAATGGTTCACCGCCTGTCATAATCAAATGAATATCTTGTCCATTATCTTGTGTCCATTTGCCTTCCGGCAATAAACTAATCAAATGATCTACAACTTCGTCTACTTCTGCAAGTTTGTTAAAGTGTTTAAACTCTGGATAGATACTAGCATATGTATCACAACCTGTGTGAATAATAGGTAAATCTTCAAATTTTTCTGTAGTTTCGTGTACGCCTGCGTCAAGTAGTGCCTTTACTTCTGGATTGTAACGATTGCCTTCTGCGTGTTGTTCCCAACGATTCTTGTCTTTTGGTAAGCCAAAATTCATACAACGAAAGTTGCAACCAAATGTACGTAAAAATACGCTAGGTACTCCTACGTATTTACCCTCACCTTGTACACTATAAAATGCTTCACTGTAACGTAATTTCATGTGTCTGTTCCTTTATATAATTTGCAATATTTGTACCAAACTCTTTATGCACTCCGTAACCTGGATGACGTTTGTCTTTTGCCAAATCACTATCTTTTCTTCTTCTCATAGTATCAATGTCTTCTACTGCAATAAAATCTATGTTATTCCATTTTTCGTGTTGAAAGTGCCAAGGTTTTGCATTAGCATGGTAATTGATTATGTTATGCTCGTCTAAGTAAGATTTTGCTACTCTCATGTATAAGTTAGTTGTCCAATTAGAATCATAATCTGTATAAAGATTTTTAAAATATGATTTAATTGCTTTATCGCCTTTCATACCCCACATCTTTACTTGTACTGAATTCATTGATATTTCGTCAGTTAGTATTGCATGTCTGTTATGAAATGTCCATAAACAAATAACTGTGTCACCTTCTTGGTATTCAAATGTCAACAAGTCGTTAAGTATTTCTTTATTTGAATAACCACTCATTCCTTTGTTAATGCATTCTAAATTTAACAATTTAGAAACAACAGAAGGCCAAGCAAGTTTGCTCGGCTCTTCATTGTGCGGCCATATATCTTTTAAATTATCACCGTATGTCAAACTACAACCAAATGCAATTAACCTTGCCATTCTGCTTTTGCCTTGATAAATCTTTCTGCTAGATCGTATTTAAGTTGCAGATTAAAAATGGTTGTAGTGTTATAAGGTTGTGTAAAAGAATAATTAATTTCAAACATTAGCAAGCAAATTCCTGTTGTAGTTTGATGTTGTCAAAGAACTCTTTCTTAGTTGTAGGATCATCTTTAAAACTACCTCTTAGCACAGTTGTTTGTGTAAGTGAACTATGTGCCATAATTCCGCGATTCTCGCAGCAGCCGTGTGTTGCTTGAATGTATACACCTAAGTGCTCGGCACCTGTCGCTTTTTGAATCTCACGTGCAATATCATTTGCAAGTTCTTCTTGCAGTGTGCCGCGTCTTGCACACCACTGTGCAATTCGTGTATATTTAGAAAGACCAATTAATTTTTCAGCAGCAATAATACCAATGTATGCAGTGCCAACAACAGGCTGGTGATGATGTGAACACATTGATTTAAGTTCACTGCGTACTACTAGCATACCTTCATAACGGTCTTCCGAATCATTTGGAAATGCTGTTGCATCAGGCTTAGGATCATAACGTCCTGCCATAATTTCATTTATATACATTTTTGCTAGACGTCTGCCTGTATCCTTTGAATTAGGATCATTTACAATGTCAATACAAAGACTTTCAAGAACGCTTTCGAACTTAGGTGTAAGTTCTTCTATAAGGGCTTCTTTGTCACCTTTTTGCATAACATATGATATGTTATCGCCAGCCCAGTAACGTTTACCAGCATCTTCTAATCGTTGTTTTAGTTCTAAACTTTTTGTCATTTATTTCTCCGAGTTATAGACGAGGATGTCTATTAATTTAATATACCATGTATTTAGGTTTTTGTCAAGATATTTCTTCAATATCTGTTACATCACTAAAAGGAACTACACGTTTGATAAATTGTTTCTCAGCATCTTTAATTTCGTACAGTTCTCTTTTGCTATCTTGAGATAATAGAACACCTTCTCTTTCTAGTTCGACATATGCATTAACCGGAAGATCTGCCATGCTATACATTCCACCAAGTCTGCCAAATTTGTCTACAGGCCATTCTGCTTTATACTTGCATTTATATTCTTTATATTCAGTACTCACTTACATTCTCCCAAGGATAAACTAACCAAACATCTTCTTCTGCTTTATTGATTTCGTGTGCGTAATAACGAACTAATCCGCAGTCACTTGCTAAATTTTCAGTTAAAGTTGCGAAACGAACGTTTTGGTCCCAAACTCTGTTCCATCGATCATGATCGGGTAAACAACCACTAGTCCAGTCTTTTACAATCCAGTTAAATGTTGTACCAGTGTCGTTAATATCGTCTACAATAAGAATATTACTTTTGTTTTCAATAGTAATAATATCAACACCTGCACTTGCTTGAATGTCTTGATTATGAGTTTGAATTTTCATATCTTCATATCCAAATGCATCTTCTGCCATCCAACAGTTGCTTTCGTTTCCGTAACCTTCATTGTCATCACGCAAACTAACCTTTAGTGCTTCGCAACGAATACCAGTCATGTTAGAAATAATAGTTGCAGGAATGTTACCACCTCGTGTAATACCTACAATGTAATCAGGACGCCAATTATCTTTATACATCTGCATGACAATACTTGCACACATCTTTTCTACGTCTTGCCACGAATAATAATGTTTCTTAATCATTCTTTTTCCACTCATCCATTTCAGTTTTTATATCAGTAATTTGTTCGTTTGCAATACCAGCAGCCATTGATTGAACTTGTTCTAGTAAGTGCCTACAAGTAGATTCGTCATATTGTTTATAACTAATTTCAGCAAATTCATTACGAATACGATGTGCTTGTATACACAAATCTTTCATTGCATTTATACGTCTAATCCATTCTTCAATTGGATGTTGCATTAAAATGGTACCTCTGCTTCTGGTTCGTGATTACCTTTATAGTCTTGATGAACCATTTTGTAAATTGATTCAAAGTTTTTAAAAGCTTTTTCTAAACCGGGATAATGTTGACACATATCTTTAATTTTATTTAATGAAGGCATTGTATCTACAAATTCAGTTTGTTCCCAAGTAATATTGTCACTCCAGTGTGTATCATCAATTGTGATGGTTAAATTACCATCACTAATAGTACTGGCATTATTAATATTAATGTCTGATATATTAAATGTTAAATCTTCGTCAGAAATAATGTCTATAGTTGCTGTTGTGATATCACTTATACTAGTTGAATATGTGTGGTCTGTACTTGTACCAAAAATAATATCATCATCATTACCCATCTGCAATATTCCTGTATAGTTCGGTTCCGTCAAAAAATTCTTTGTTAAGTTTAGTGCGCTGTTTTTCTAAACTTATAAGATAGTCATCGTAGTTTTCCATATAGTCAACAATCTTGGCAGCAATGTCTCCTCTATGTTTTCTATATGCACTATAATCTTCAGTCCATTGACTAGGATATTTAAATTCGGGCAATGCCATTTCTGAATAACTTAATCTATCAGGTACCATAGGAATAGCATCTACTAGAGCGCCTTCGTACCAACTGATACCTAGTGTTTCTTGTAAGTTAGCACTAAACACAAGTTTTGCTTCTCCTAACAAGTTGTGATATTCATTTTTAGTAAGCGTTTGCTCTTGACATACAACAAATTCATATTCGGGTAGTTGTTGTTTTAAATCATGGAATATATCAACTTGTTTTTCTGGAGCAATACGATGCGGGAAAAGAATTAGATCACGCTTCTCCATACCTTTGTATTGATCTAAACTGCTACGTAAATATTCCATAGGCCAACCTACACGATGTGTTTTATCTATATCAACTTGATAATCTTCACCTAATGTATCTGCAAACATTTCAATATGAAAGTCAGTTGCAAAAAAGTTATCATCATAACATTCAAACATTGACATTTCAGCATGTCTTACCCAGGGCTTATCTCCAATCAACCTGCCAAGAAAGTCATGAGGGTCATAACTACCAGCATGCCAAAGCCCGCCGATGCTAACATCAACGTCCAAGAGTTCTGCCATATAACGTAACTGAATAACAGTAGGGTTCCAAGCATCGGTATATAAGAAATAATCTCCATTTTGAATTTGCCCTTTACAAAACATTTCGCCTATGATTTCTAGTTGTTTTGATTTGTAAACATTGGTTCCGCCAAAATTGAGAAATGCCCCAGGCGTTGTTGCCTGAGGCGTCTCGCCACCACTGATGACTTTTACATTTTCGTTTGTAGATCGTGATAGTTGCTTTGGAAGGTAATCTTTCCATTGCTTAGTGTAGCGTGTATCAACTGCTTCAATATCTACAATATAAATTGTCATTAATGTCTCCGATTGTTAAAACTTCGACTTGCGTTACGTGACTTAGCACGTAAATAATTTTGATATTTAATATAAGATTGCCAAATAGGCGCATCTTTTTTATACAAATCAGCCTCGTTAAAGACTTTACCTTCAAAGCGACAATAGTCGCGGAACTTATCCAAATCATTAAACACTTTTGTATAAGCGTCACGATTGAACTTAATAGTCATTTACCTAATTCCTTTTTACTATGGGTAAACAATTTGACAGCCATTTTCGCCATCTTCGGCGACATCAATAACAACAAAGCGGCCGGGATACTTTGCGTTAATCTGTGTGTACAAGTCATCTGCGATCATTTCGCACGACTTGTGATTTAGTTCAATAACCTTGTCGTCATAAAGACTTTCTAGCCAACGCTTGAACTGAATAAATTCAATGTCACGATCATTATGTGTAACTTGAATTTGTACCTTAAAATGAAAGATGTGTCTATGAGCCACACCTAAAAAACTTACGTCATCCCAGCCACCTGTTGCTAGTGCTGGATCGTCTTTTGCCGCAGGATAAAGATGGATACCTTCTTTACGGAATGTTACCCAAATACTACGTTTTGCATTTTCTAATCTGTGTGAAATACTCAATTTTTTATCTTCCTGTCGCATTTTCCAAAGCATCCAATCATAATAACGCTTAGGTTCTTTGTCTCTACTCATTTACTATAGTACCATTTTCAATACTTGTCAACTCGATAATTTCATCAGATCCATAATTAGACCAGTCAGTAAATTTTTTCCTATCCATTAAGTCGTGTAAACTATGACACCAAACACCTGGATTAGTTGCCTTAAAATCTTTATCATCAATTTTCAACATAGTGTTATAATTCCATAGTTTGATATATGGAATAGGAACTCTTAGTTGCGGAATAAAATTTTCGTATTCTGTTAAACCACTTTCTAGAAATGCTTCTGCAAGTGCAATAGGAATATCTAAACTGCAATAATAGTCTTCATTTAGACAATCCTTGATCATTGATTCCCACCATTCCCAGTCTTCATCTGTATCAGGATTAAAACTATGATTAGCACCAAAAAACAAATGCTTAATTTTATTCAAATTAGCAATGCCCTTGATTTCTTCTAAAGGCTGTTTGCCTGTAATAAACAAAGTTTTTAAACCAAATGCAGGTGTACGTTCTACTTCGTTACCAATGAAGTAAACAGCATCATCTGCTGAACCTGTAGCATAATCTCTATTCATTAATATTGAGCCTCCCATTCGTTGCCGCCGTTACCATATTGAAGAACTTCTACTTTTTTAACACGATCATATCTAAAACTTCTAAAACCGTTTGATTCAATAGCCCATACAACAACATTTTTTTCATGTTTTTGTGTTGTATCTTTCTTTGGGTCTGGAAAGAAAGACGGCATAAGAGTACAAGGCATCACTCTTTCAGTGCCGTCTAATTTGTTAAAAGTTACTTCAACTACTTCTTTTTCTAATAGCGCAACTAATTCATCTTTTGTAGGAATACCCTTTAGGGCTGCTACTGTTTCTTCAACTTTTGCCATTTTTAACCTTATACATCTCGTTCCAAATGTCCCAACGTTTTTTATTGTACTCATTTATTTGTTCATTAGTATAATTGTTTTTATGCATACTGTCAATGATTTTTTCAATTTCTTCTAAAGCCATTTCTAATGCTTCTAATCTAAGTTCTTTTTCCGAGCGCAATGATATTCTCCAGTCTGTGTATTTCGTCTTTATACCAAAGTTTTTTTGTTTTTAATTTCCTAATTGCGTCATCTACAATGTATGATTTTTCAAGTTCAATAATTTCTTCATCTAGTTTTCTGTGCTTTCTTTTCAGTTCGACTAAATGTTCTTCATGTCCCATCATTACAATTCCTCGAATAGATTGTTAAATTGCGTTTGAGCATTTACAATACGCTTGCCTGTATTGCCTCTAGTACCTATAATACTATCCCAGTATCTAGAAAATTCTAAAATGACAGCCTCGGCTTTTTGTCTGTCATCAGTTTCAAAAATTGCATCAACAACATCTCTAAACGCAATTCTATCAAATTTTTCTTGTATCAACATATTAGGAATAATACCTGCGTCATATTGACGGTTTGCTTCTTGTACAGCATTAATGTGCATCCATACATTGTGACCCATCATAATTGCATACGAGAAACTATCCCATGAAGTTTTTCCTTCTTTACCGATCTTATTTAGATCGCCCGGACCGTATATACAAATTTCTTTTGCTTGTAGTCCTGTTGTTATAGGCGAATCTAAGAAACTAGGATGTTTTCCTTCTCTAACAAAAGCTTGTCCAAAAGCAGTTGTATCATTTGCAAGTGCTTTGTCGTCGATACTAGGTACCATTCTATATACCCACTTGCTTCTATCTTCTGTTTCTAGTTCACAGTAAATCTGTCCATTAGCAGTTGCAAGGAAAGGCGAAGCACAATCAAATGTAATAGTAAAGTTTTCGTTATGATATTTGCGCACTGCTCTTTGAATGTCAGTGAGCAGTGTAGCCCACTCTAGTTTTGAAGTTCCTAAGAAGTGCATGAAATCATGTTTGCCTTTTTCAAGCAATCCGTCAAAACGTAACGCAACAACACGTTTAAGTGCTAGGTGTACATCGCACATATTTTGTCCACCCATTGACCATCCGTTGAAATGATCTTCATATTTTTTAGGATCACAGTAGTCTTTCATTTGATCGTACCAGTCATCTGCGTCTGCATGATTCTCGCCTTGTAGTACGTTCAAAAACTTACAAGCACCTGTACGATGCTTCATCCAGTAGTCATTATTAATACGTGTTGCTTTAACTGCTTCTTGGTAAGTTGAAATGCCAGTTGCTTTTGCACCTGCAGGCGAACGTGCAACCCATGCCGGAATATCAAGGATCATACCGTAGTCCATATAAGCATCCATCCAACGCAGTACGCCATCACGTTTCTTTTGTGCCTTTGGACAGTTTGGATCTTTCCAGTCACCTTCCCAAACACCCTTACCAATCTGGAAGCCACCTGAGTCGCCAAGTAGCCAAGTGTTTGCTCTGTCTCTGTTACGCACCATATCTTCCTTAGGTGCATGTTTTGTAGTATCTAAGTCAGCATGTCCTGCTGAGTATAATGTCCACTTATATTGAAACTGTCCTTGATCTTTATTTAGATAGTTAAGACTTTCAACACCATTATTTAAATTACTAGGTATTCTAGCAGGGTCGACATAGTTTTCAAAACGCTGTTTGCCTACGTAAGTAGCATAAAAGCCACTCAACGCGGGCAGAAAAACAGCATAGTCATTTTGTGTTGCAGTTAAATTTGTATTCATTATTTACTTTGTGCTGGCAGGATATAGTCATACTTGGCCATACCACTGTCTACTGTAATCATCATAGCACCTTGATCTGTGATGCTAATTTTCTTATCGCCATCTAGCCCTAAAATAGAAATAGTTTGCGCAACTGGCCATGCCCAAGTATGTTGTAAGTTTCCGCCAACATCATGTTGGAATGTAAACTTACCCGCATGTGTATTCAAGTCACCAAAGTAAAAATTAAGATTTCCATCTTCTGTCTTAACTTGGAATACAGGTTCTTCTGAATGAGCACCGGCCATTAGTTTCATACGTGCAATTGCTGCAACACTTGGTTGAAATTCTACATCCCATGTGCTACCTTTAAATTTTACACTTTTTAGTTTTTCTTCAATAATCGCTTTGTTCATAAAGCGATAATCATTTTGGAAGTCTCCACCTTCATTTTCAAAATGAATGTGTGTTGGAATAGTTTCACCATTCCGATCTTCTTGCACTACGTCAATTTTTGCTTTATCTTGATATTCTGGGTTCTTCAAATGATATGCAAGTTTGTTAAGATCTGGCATACCAAATGTACCTACAAATTCTGACACTGGCGAATGTGTTGTAGCACTAAGTACAACACTTCTATCTTCCGCCATACTTTCAATACTTGTCTCTTGTTCTGCTACAACTTTTAATGTTGTAATAAAGCCGAGACTATGTGTGTGCGACACAACATCTTGTAAGATATCTTTCATACTGTTTCTCCATTGTTAAGTTCTATTATATTGCCTAGTGTGTTGTTTGTCAATAGTTTTTCTATCGAGTATTTAGGTTTAAAGCCTAATGTTTTAATTTTTTCCATATTTGCACAAGTCCATTGTCTTTCATTTGGGGTATTTAGACGGATGGGCAAATCTTCTGCAAAGTCACGGACACGAAAAGGATGTCCTGTACCTATATCAATTTCTCCTTTATACTTGCTATTCATGCACAATTCTATTGCATCACATACATCTTCAATATGTATAAAATCTCTATAATGATTTGTAACATATTCAAGTTCTCCGTCTAGATACTTTTGCATAAACATTCCTTTGCGTGGAATATCTGAATACACTGTATGAAATCTCATGCATAGTGTATTTGAATAACATGATGCTGCTTCTTCTACAATATATTTGCTGGCTGCATATGGATTTAGATGTGGTTCATATGCTGAACTAGAACTTGCAATCAACATACGTGTATCTGGATAGCGTTCTAAAAGTCTTTTGGTAACTTCTACATTATTTTGCCAATAGCCTGCAGGATCATTCATTGATTCACGAACACCACTTTTTCCTGCTAGGTGTATAATTAAATCAAATTCTTCTTTCAATTCACAAGTTGTCAGATCTTGACTGTTGTTAAGTTTGTCTCTATCCCAACCGTCCTTAAGATCAAACCCTACAACACTATGTTTTTTTGTAAGTCTTTTTAGTAAATGACTTCCAATAAAGCCTCTATGGCCTGTTAACATAACTTTCATTTAAGATCTCCATTGTATCCTTCCAGTCTTTGACATGATAGGATTTACCATTGCCTCTTTTGGCAATTGCAGTTGATAATGGTTCGTCATTACCACCAGGTTCTTGTTTATCGCCAAAAAAGATTAGTTTGTCATGGTCGTTAAAATCATTAATAATTTGTGATTTGTCACAACCTGTAGGATAGATATCAATACCTGTTTCTCCTCCTACTTTTGCTGTAATGTTTTCAAATTCTGTGTTAATTTGATAAGCAATACTTTCACGTTCTCTACTTTCGAGATCGTGTTTAATATATAATTTACGTTCGCCTAGTGTGCAATTACGCCCTACAATTGAAAAGTTTACACAACCTGGACGTACTTCGATATGGTTTCCTGTGCGTAAAGGAAAATTACTTGCTTGTAGCCATCCATTCATTAAATCCATAAGTTCTTTTGGTGCCGTCCAGTCGTTAGTTTTTACATTTACACCGTGACTCCAAACATCATTACCAGAACAATTATAAACAACTTTTGCTGTGTTAAACAAAACATTTCCAATTTGTTCAACTGTTTTATCTTTGTCACTACCGGTAATCAGATAAACATCGTTAGTTGTTACAAAATCAAAAAAGAATTTGTTAAACTCAGGATCAATAGTTTGTCTACTAGGAGTTAGTGTTCCGTCGACATCAAAAATAAACTTATTCATTTATGCATACCGCCTTTTCTCCTTCTGTAAACAATGCTTCAAGAACTGCTGCATTTATACTGCATTGCTGCTGTGTATTATACTCGTTAAATTTTGTAACTTTATATTCATCAATATCTACAAGTGAACTAATTATCAATAGTGTCCACATCATCTTTTTCCTCTCTTATTATAAAGTGTACTTTTACAATACCTTTCTTTTCTTTTTTGATATAAAATTCTAACCCATTCTCTATAAAAATTTTTCTAAGTTCATTAAGTGTTGGATCGGTATCTCGTATCATCCTTGTTGCGCCTTATGCATTTGATTCCCTTTCGCATACTCGTTTTCTTAAATCGCTGCTTGAGAAGCGGTGATCTCTTTTGTTGAAATGTAGCTGGATACCCCGCTTCTTGCAAATATCCTTGCCAGTAAAATCCTTTTCACGATACTCTTCACCTAGTATTCTAACATCAATATGATACATTGTCAAGATATCTTCTAGGTCCTGTTCAGTTGCATAAGGAATTATTTCATCTACATAACTCACTCCTTTGAGTTGTGTATAACGTTCCACTATAGTTTGTACAGGTGGATTCTTCTCTGGCCTATCTACACTGGGATCCATTTGCAATCCGCATATAAGATAGTCACATTGTTCTTTTGCTTCACGTAGCATTTGTACATGTCCTGCATGTAACAAATCAAATGTTGAACAAGTAAATCCTACTTTCATTCGTACCAATGCCTCCTTTTTCTATTAAAACCCATTTCTTCATCATACTTTTTTATTGCATGATTTATTATTGTCCATTTTACCCAACTTTCCCAACAGTGATCATTATTTCTAAATATTATATTAATAATATACACTAGATTTATTTTATTGTCACGTTTTCTTTGCCAGTTCCTTGCACTAAATGTTTGGTTAATTCTGCCTCCAAGTATAACATTTATAAAAATACTAAATGCTATAGAAAGTCTTTTAAGATACTTCTTCATTGCTCCCTAAAAGTTTATCGTCATTATTTGCTAACATGTTATCTTTAATATCATAAATCTGTTCATGTTTAATCATAGTTATTATAGTATTAGTTAGGTCGACTTCTCTACGCAAGTATCCAATCTTAGTTTGTAATTTTTGTAGTTCTTCCAAATAATACTCTAATTCTTTTTCTTTGCGTAACTTTTGTTCTATAAAGTCTGTGATAAGAATAAGTTTTTGTTCTTCACTCATTTAATAAAGTACTCCATTTTTTTAATTTTTCACGTTTTTTGTTGGAACGTTCAGCAACTTCAACATGAGTAACAATTCCATGATCAATCATAAGTTCGATCATACACTGCACATCGCCAATTTCTTCCATCAATTTAACACGCTGATCTTCTTCAATTAATTTAGTTGTAGCGTATTTCCGCATAATCTTACTACAACGTTGTGTAAGTTCTCCACATTCTTCCATAGTAATTGTCATTAGTTGTTGTAATTTGTTAATAGGACTTTCCATATTATACTCCAAATTCAAATAGACTGTTAAATGTAGTGTGCTGTTTTGTATCTTCTAGTGGATAGTTTAGCACACCGATTAAATTGTCTAGTTTGTTGTCAATAATAGTTTCTGCCATTGCTGCATCATCAAATGGCAAGTCTTTAAACCATTCTGGGATACGCAATTCGTCTGTTGGATACGCAACACTTGTATAACCTAGCGGATTCTGTTTTAATTTGCATACGATAACCTTCATACCATCTACAATTTCCTGCGAATACTTGTCGCCATTCATACGTTTAAGTGTATTCCAATTAATACTTGCTCTCACATGTCCGGGCATGTTTGCTTTGCCTTGCTTTTCTTCAAGACGCTGATAGTGTCCGATCTTGTTTGCACGTTTAGGAGCACCCTTTTCCCATCCTGGACGTTCTGAAAATTCTTTTCTAAATTCAGTAATACGATCAAGAATTTCTTTTTGAGTTTTTTCTTGAAGTACCATCATAAGAATTTCTTTCAAAAAATCTTGCATGTATACCGGAGTATCTGATCTACGCAAATCTAAGCCCATTGCTTTTACTTTGCCCGGCTTGCCATCTGTGTCGCTTCTAAAGCCTTCTACGTCATACACAAGTGCTGCGTAACGCTTCTTAGTAATATATAAGCCAGACTCTGCAACAATTTCTCTACCTGCTGCAATAACGTCTGAGCGGCTCTTAGGGCAATGGAATGCTTGCATCATAAAATCTGGAAACGTTGCATTTGCTGCTTCGCACACTTGATCATACAGTGTAATTACATTGTCTTTGCTCCAAGGAATATTACCCGCATCAATTTCTTTACGTAGTGTTGGATATGCACTAAAGTAACAAGAGTCAGTATCACCATATATCATTGCTTCGCCGACATGATCATATTCACCTGTAATTACTTTGTTTACTTCTGCACTCATGTGCTTAACAATAGTACGACCAGTAAGGGTAGTTGATTGGCCAATACGTTTATCAAAGAATCTACAACCTGGATTCAAAATAGCACCGTACAAACTATTCAAGTTAATTTTTTTAACAAGTTGTCGTTTATCCCAGTATTCAATTTCTGCTTCGTTTTCTGCTTCTTTTGCTTTCTTAAGCATCTTTTGCATATCTTTGCGTTCTGCATACCAACGCTTTAGGATACCAGGAATAACGCCTTCAAACTCTGTAGTAAAAATAGTACCGTTTGAACTTAGCATCCAAGGCATGTTTGAATCAAAAACAAGTTTATGTATTTCAGCAGCACTTAATACATCTGAACGACCATCTTCCCAATCAACTGTTAGTGCAACATCTTTACGTTGATCCATGACTGCTTCATATTCTTCTGTACTAAAGCGACCTTCCCAACTACCTGCAAATGACTTTTTCTTTAGCCCCATATCTTCAGTAACACGAGCTTCACTTATTTCTGGACGTATTTGCCCTATGATAGTTTCTGGAGCCATGTTCAATGCACGAATCACACTTGGATACAGACTGTTTAAGTCCATTGAGCCAATCCATTTGTGTACACCTTTTTTAGGAAACGCAACATACGCACCTGCTGCCTGTGTGTTTTCGTCATCACGTTTTGGACGATTAGGAACACGTAGATCTCTGTTGTGTGCTTCGTTAATAATGCCTTGTTCTGTAACAGCAACCGCACCCATAGTTGTTTGCAGTAGCACAGTGTTTTCGTGTGCAACTGTGTTGCTTAGATCGATAAAACGTAATTTCTTATCTAGTTTGTCAAGTAGTGCAACGTCTTGTCTATTATATTCGATAAATGTTTCAAAGTCTTGATTATACAATTGATCAAGTGTACCTTCATAAACAGTTTTGTTTTCGCCTACTTCAATTTCACCAATTGCATCTAGTCGATAAGTGTGTCTTTCTTCATATGTGTACTTGCGATACAGTTCAAGACTGTCTAAATGCACACGACCTACAAAGTCATATGTTTCTGACGTTTTACCAAATTTTTCATATTCACGCTTCTTGGGCATTTGCCCCCAAAGACAAAAGCGTCTGCAATCGTCATTACTTAATACACGTTTGATTCTATTTACAGTATAAGGAACATCATAGCCTTCTGAGTTCCAACCACTTTGTACATCTGCATCTTCAAGTAAATCCAAAAAAGTTAGCAACATCTGACGTTCGCCGTCACCGTCTTTGTCGTTAGTGAAAAGTATTACTTCGTCTCCCCAACGTTCTTTACACATAGCAACAGCATCTTCATGCTTCATACCTTTAGGCGGAACAGCAAGTGTAATTAGCGCACTGTCTAGCCACTGTAAACATACAGTGATAGCAGTGATCGGCATAAACGGATCTTCTACCGGAGCAAAGCCTCGCTCTGGATCAAAGTCAGTCTCAATATCCCAAAATGCAATGTTTAGTTTAGGTGCGTCTTGGTTAAGATAGTTTTCACTGAGACATTGGAAGATTGGATTAATGTCGCTTTCAAACAAGTTCTTGCCTTTGTTAATAGCAACTTCTTTTCGAAAGTCTTTTGTGTTTTTACACACAATACGTGTAAGAGGATCTCCATAAACACTTTTGTATTTGCCTCTTTGATCTTCATAATAAAATGTATATTTTGCTTGATATTCGTGGAAATGTCGCTTTCCATCTTTGCGTTCTACAACACGAATGATATCTTGATCACGGTCAAAGAATGCATCTACATAACTCATTTATTCTCCTTCGTTGTTTCTGGCCAACGGACCTTCTACATGCTCGTAATGTGAGCGACTCATTATTATATATTACAGCAAGAATAATTGCACCATTGCTATTGAGTTCATTACAACGAACCATGCACATAATACTATTGCAAATGCTGCTTTACGAATTACAGTGCTAATAACTCCAAGTATACTTCCGATTAAATACATCGGAATAAAAATCTCTGTTGCTGGATCTAACACTGTAAATGTAAGTACAGCACTTGCAGAAATTAAAATTAATGTTTCTGCCATTTCGCAATAAAATGCTAGTGGAGAAAGTCTATAACTTTCTTTACAGAAATCAATTATAGATTTAATCATTTATCTTTACCAACAGTAACAACAAGTGTTTCGAGATCTTCAAACTCGTCTTGGTGTTTATCCCAATCTCCTTTTTGTGCAACTTTAATTGCCTTGTTGATTAAACTTGGCTTAATGTTAAGTTCTTCTGCTACTGCTTTTACTGTGTCTTTTAAACCTGCTTGTAAGTCTTCAATTTCTTGAAGCACAGTCACACCTTCATTAACTAGGCGTTCTAGTTTTTGCTTTTCTTCAGAACCATATACTCGATCACTCATAAGACTTCTCCTTTATTTGTATTATACAGTTTATAAGGAAAAAGTCAAGAGGTAATTACCACTTTAATGATGTTCTTTTTTTGTAATCTTGTTGAGCACGGATGGCATTTATACATCGAAGGATTCTATTTTTCTTTTCACCAGGACGATGATAGTTATTTTTTTGTTCCCAAGTTTTGTCTCTTTCGAGTTCTTTGGCAAATTGCTCGCCTAATAGTTTTTCTAAATACGTCAAGTCGTCGTTACTAAGTTCTTGTATCTTCTTTGAAACCATTTTGTCTGTCTTTCCATGCTTGTTCAAACTGTTCACTGTAGTCATACAAAGGAGCGCCATCGGCACCATCATACCAAAGGCGTTTGAAATAACCTTCAGCACTTTGTACAACTGTTTCAGGGGATGCGTCAAGATGACCCTTGACCATGTAAAATAATCTGTATTCTTCTTTGAGATCATTTCTTAACATACTGTATTTACATATTTGTTACAATAGAGCGCTAACATAGTATTTTATTCAATCTGTTTTGTTGTATATGTTTAATTTCATTTTCCGGCATTCTAGCAATGACATCCAAATAAAATTGCGGAACAAGTGATTTATTTTTAATAATGTTATATACTAAATTTTTATTGTAGTCAATCTCTTTTTGATCAATTTCTTTAGGAAAATTTTCAATACTTTCTATAAAAAGATCAACCCTGTTGTCAACATCTTCGTCATATCTATAATCTACTCCAGTGTATGGTTTGAATCCTAGAGATTGTAAAAATTTATTGAATCCTGGTGCAGCAAATGTAATGAAAGGTTTGCTACAAAGTAAAGGTCTAACGGTCTTTTCTGTAATAAAAATTCTCTCTACAGATGTTTCTAATACAACATCAAATCTTGATCTTAAATATTGCATAGGTAAACTATATTGCTTATCGATATCTGTCCATCCTTTATGAAAAGTTAGAAATGCATTATTATGCAAATTTTTACTTTTTATTTTGTCTATAATTTCGATTCTATGTGGCCTTGCTATATTATTCATGCAAGCAAAATTATATTTTATTGGTTGTTTAGAAATTCTATCTACCAATCGATAGGCTGTGTAATTAAACCAATATGTTGGCCAATAGTATATATTCATATTTTTTATAGGATATAATTTTGTATAATCGTACCCAGGTGCAGATCCTAATACAATATATACTTCTATGTTATTATCATTAATTATTTGGCAACAGTTTTTATATTCTAACCAACATTGATCCTCATGTTGGGCAAATATTACAATATGCTTTGGCAACTTTTTATTGTTAAGTAGGTATACAATCCTATCAATATCAAAGTCGTGCCAAACATCAAAAAACCATGTCAATACAAGTACCTCTGAATTTATCTAAATGTTTTTGGTAACTCATGCCTTGTTCAAAGTGTTTTATATTACGTTCTCGAGTAACTGCCGGTAAGCTTCTTTTAAGATCTTTATACACATCGCATAAGTCTATATAAATTTGTTTATGATCATCAGGTGCATGACACGGTGCAAATTCTTTAGGACTGTTCACAGGATAAACTTCCCATCTTTCAAAATTATTTGACATAATCCATTCACCTAGTGATTCCATATGTTTTACGTTAATCCAACTTACAGTTGTACAGACATCACTTGTACCAATTTGTTGTGCTTTTGCAATGTTTTTTATAATTTTATCCCAATTGCTAGGATACCTAATATATTCATTTATTTCTTTATAACCGTCAATGCTAAAATGCCACTCCACATCAAATTTTTCTAAAATTGAAAGTAGTTTAGTGGGTAAATTGTTTCCGTTTGTAGTTATACGTAAACTAGGTTTGCTATCATATACTAAAAGATATTCGCAAAACTTTTGAAGGTAATTGTTTACAGTTGGTTCTCCACCTGTGAAACGTATTTCATCTCTATCGTGTAAAAATTCAGCAAGTTTTTGTAAATTGTTTTCGTCTTCATACCATACATCAAACGAATACTTGTGTCTTTGTATTAGTTTATGTTGTATACCTTGGCTATCTAGTTTTGTAAGTTCTGCATCTATAAGACTGCTGTTCACAGGACCGCACATTGAACACGAAAGATTACATTTGTTTCCAAATTTTATTTCAGCGTCTTTACGATTGTTTCTATACTTTCTTTCGCTTTGCAATCGTAAACTTTCAAAGCCGTAAGATTCTTCTTCTTTACAATCTCTACATCCTTCGGGAAATATTCCATTATCAAGATCTTTCTTAACACTTGCTAAAAAGTCACTGTCTTTGTATTTTTCAATATCTGAAACTTTTACAAGATCTTTTCTGTCGCGGTCGTCCCAATTACAGCAAGGGCGTAAATTACCCAAAGTATCCATGCTGATGTGATTATCTAGCCATTTACACTTCTTCGGAGAGTTCGAAGAGTTTGTCAATTTCTCTGACTTTTCCACAGGATTTTCCGCACTGGACCCAGCATTGACTGATTGATTTTGATTGCCAACTGTCTGAATAAACTGCAAGTACGCCTCCGTCTATAATTTGATCAAGTCTATGATGATGTAAATTGTTAGCATCACCTAGTGCTTTTTGTAGTGTTTGCATTTCTCTTGCTTCAGGAACATATCTAGGACCTTGCATTTTATTTCCTATAAAGCAACAAGGATGAACTCTTCCCAATGCATCTATATATAGTTCAACCATTGGTTCTTCATGGTATGGATATGGCAAAGTTCTAAAACTATTACAGGCAATAACGCCTTCTTCTTTAACAGGTTCTGGCAAATCTGCTTCCCAACCTAATGGAGCAGGTGTATAATGGTCATGTCCGTAATCAGTAGCATGTTCTAACACATATTCTAAGTTATAGTCTTTGTCGTATGCAGGCATACCTGTTCCATCTACACCAAATGGATTTTTTAACACAAAATTGATACCATTTTCTTCTGCAATTTTTCTACTGAGTTCAACTTGATGTTTGTTGTGTTTAAATTGTAAAAAGTCCCAATCAGTATGCGCACCTGTATATGCATAGGCAATCATGTTATTCCATGCTTTATCCCAAATAACATTTCTTCTGTATATATGGTTAGTATCTTCTAAGCCGTCTATACTAAATGTAATTTTACGCATTGGTTTTGGATCTAAACCATTTGTTGTTTCTATAAACAGTTCTCCTATTGCACGGAAATGATCCGGAGTACGCAAACCACCATTTGTGTTAATTTGTATAGTTGCTATACTGTTAGAGCATATATAATCTAATATATCATATATGTCATTACAGGCCAATGGATCTCCATGTGTTCCGCAAAATATCCAACTTTTAGATTTTTGTACAAGATCTAGTGGAAACCATCTTTTAAACAAATCAATTGTAATATCAGTCTGCACAACTTCCGGATCGACATTAGTGCTATTACGTAAGAATCTTGGACAGCCTGGACACGCTGCGTTACAACGTGTACTTAATTCTACGTGGAAAGCATTTAAATCGTTATAATTCCATGCATTATACTTCATATAGTATTTATCATAAAGTGCGTATATTATGAAAACGCTAAATGACTATCTAAAGTAATGTGTTCAAAGCCTTGTAGTTCTTGTTTATAGGAATACAAATCTCCCAGTATCAAATAATTTAATCCTTGATCTCGAAAATAAGCACATTCGCTACGCAAGGATCTGTATCCTAATTTTAATTTTGGTGTTTTATAATTCCATGCAAATTGATCGGCATGTGCTGTGCTCTTACTAGGATAAACCATATAGCAACTCCATGCTGCTAGTTCATCATTATCGTAATAACCAAAAACTGTACTCCTATCCCAGTCTTCTTTGAATATAGGATAAATTGTATCAAATTTTTTATATATTATATATTGTTTGTAAATTTGTTCACATTCTGCAAAGTGTGAACTGTCTAGTAGTTTAAAATCAATTGTTTTGTATTTTGTATTTTGTAAATCTATTCTACTTGTCATTCACCCACAACTTCGTTATAATAACCTTGGTCCCAATTCACGTAATAGTTTTGTTTACGTAAAGACTTTCGTGCAAGTTCAAGTTTATCTTTTTGCTGCAAGAAACTTACAGCGTATTTACCGTTATTAAGAACTGTATTTTGTACCTGTTCTTTTTCATTTGGATGATCTTCTAAAGCAATAAATCCTCTATTGTGTAGGAATTGGTCGTTTGCATGACCAACTGCACGTGATAGTTCTTCTGATGAAATTAAAGTAGGGTCACAACCTAATATAACAACTTCTGTATTTTTAGGCCAATGATAAGAAAAATTTTCAAGTTCTGCTATAAAATAAGAACTCATACTTATATTATAAATATCTTTTAATTCTACACACTTAATCTTGTCTTCTAGCATTGCTTGTTTAGCAAACGGACAAGGAGGAAGGTTATTAAATGTTTTAGAAGGTATGCTGAGAAAAGTTTCTATCCAGTTTTGTATATGTTGTTCAAACATAACATTACTTTGCACCTTTAGTCATTGACTTTTTGCGGATAGTGGCATAGTAAACATTTTCCCAATCTTTACCATACTGTTTTTTCATATTCTTTTTCATATCACCGTCGTCATACTTTTTCTTAAGTTTTGTTTCCTTAGACTTTTCAGCCCCGGTCATTTTACGTTCAGTGAATTCGTGAATACGCATTATTAATCACATTTACATGAGCCTGGTTCACCGCGTGGTACGCCTGCTACTTTACGACAACCTTTCCAGCATTTATCATAAATTTTACTGTTGCCGTGACGCTTACCTTCTGGCAGATTTGCTAGTTCTTTTTTCTCTTGAGCAGTAAGCATTGTCTTGCCACATTCGTTACAAGTTTGTTCTTTCATTTTTTCAGCAAGCGTTGTTTTATAATCAGCTTTTGCTGCTTCGTCCATATTGCCTTTGAATGTTTTCTTTGACTCTCCCATCATATCATAATCTAGTGTATGATATACTGAGCCCATATAGTCTGCTGCTTTTGTGATTTTGCTTTGCATCCAACCTTCGATGCCCTCTGCCTCTGAAACACCTTTTAGCATTTCGTGTAGTTTAATTGCATACTTTGCAATTTTATAAAGTTCTGCACGAGCCATTTGTACTTCGTGATCACGTTCTGCAACACCTGCCATATCAGCCAAACCTTCTGTAACTGCATTGCAATTACAGTGTTTGCATGTTGGAGGACATGTGCAGTCTTCTGCTTTTACGTCTGAACCGCAGCATTTATCTGAACAATGTGTATCTTTTGCTTCAATCATGCCTTCGCTAGTACCACCTTTAGCAAGAGCAACTAATTCTTTAAAACGATCTACAGTAAACTCACCTTGATCACGCATTGTTGTATATTCACTCATCGCATCTAGCAACTCTCTTGCGGTTGATACTTGCTGATTAGCAATTAGTGATCCCATATGATCTAATTGATTAAAATCAACATCATTCATAGGTGCGTTCTTGACGTTTTGAATACGTCTGCGAATCATTGGAAGCAGTGTCTTTGTCATTTGAGCGAACTGCATCTGTGCTTTGTTTTTTGCTGCTTTATTCATTGTAGGCATCGGTGGCTCCGTTTTCTCTTGTTGTAGTATTTATCGTTTCAGCAGTGATCCGCCAAATAATGATACACCTTTCATATCCAATGCATTATCAGTTGGCTTTTGTTTTTTAGGTTTTCTTTTAGATTTTGCAACAGTTGGATTTACCACTGTTGATACACTTGATGTTCCCATTCCTGTTGCAACTTCATTTACTATAACATCTTTTATCTTCATTGTCAAGTCCCTCCTACTAACTTTCCTCTTAAAGGATGTTTTGTTGTAGGACCTTTACCCGGCTTTGATTTCTTAGGCATTGGATCTTTGCCTTTAGCATGATCAGCATGTTTATATTCTTCATATGCCTTGCCTTTATGCTTTTCTTTCCGAGGTAGTACTTTCTTTTTATCTTTGTGAGCACCTGCTGCACCACTTTTGCGAATATCCTGCATAGTTTTACTGCTAGGATCTCTCTGTTTCACTGCTTCTAAAATATCTTGCATCTTCATTTGGCTCTCCTGAGGTCTGTAATGCCTGCGTTTTTACCGTATTGAGCATAAATGATGTTACGTGCTTCTCTGTTATTTCTTGCGCTAACTTGGACAGGTATCCATTGTGTGTATGTACGCTGGCGCACTCGGACATTTGCTATCCAAACAGAAAATTGACTCTTTTTGACTTCTCTTATTAGCATAATGTATTTATCTTAAACCTTTTAAGTTCTTCACAGTTCTTTCAAACTTGTGATCTTTGTGTTTAAAGCCGATGCCGCCTGCTTCAGACCATTTGTTAATGTTAACACCATAATCGTCGATTAGAATATTTGCAGAACCGTCTGAGTTCGTAGCATACTGTGCTTTGTCGTGTGTTAAAAATATTCTTCTAGGTGGAAAAAATGACAAATTTTTCTTGATCCATTCCTTTTTATGTGGAATACTTTTAGGATCATCAGCAAGCGGACTGCTTAATATATTATAACTGCCTTTGACACGCTTGATTAACATTAACAAAGGCTTTGCATTTTTTGTAAGAGGTAAATTTAACCAAAAATCATCTACTGTTTTAATTTTATTAATTGCATTAGCAGGATCTTCGATATCAGTCCAGTGTTTTTTGTTCATTAATTTAGCCCAATCGCCAAAAAAGTCAGCAAGTACACCGTCCATGTCTACGTAAATTTCAGTATTAGGACCTATATTTTCTAGTTCTTCTACTAGTTCATTGTTATATGCAAGCCATGCGATTTCACTTCCGTGTCCTTTTGGCCATGAATGTTCTTCCGGTAGGCTATGCCCGCCCTCCATCAGTGCAAGTTCATATGCACTATAGGTTTTTTCTGCTAGTCCTAAATTAAAAAGTACGTTAGTAGATTTACCTTTTACTTTAGTTGATAGTGTAGGTGGACGTCCGTTTTTATCTACAGTATTACCAAATTTTGCTGCTTGCTTTGGTATTTCGTCTACGTCTACATCAGGAGTAGTGTTAACTCCTTTTACAATACGTCCATCTTCTTTTAAAAATTCAAATAGTTTCATTCACAATTACACTTCGTACATACATCGTTTACACAGTCTTTACAATCGGGTTGATAGCAATGGCATTTATGCCCACAACTTTTGCAAGTTCTTCTTTCGCCCTTCATTTCTTTCTCCCTCTAAATTGCACGGGACCTGTCATATAAGGTTTTGAAAACCATAGTTTAAACCAATCTTCGTCTCCTGGCTTAAGACCCATTTCGCGTTCTTTCTTTTTTAGAGCAGCCGCAGTTTTATCTGGACTTTCTATTTTATATTCTGTATAGCCTTGGAATTCATTAATTCCTGCCAGCTTCTTTAGATCTTCTATGTTCATCCCAGTATTTGTTTCTTTCGTTTGTGCTTGTTCTGTTTTCTTCGTGTTGTTTATATTTGGCTATATAGTGTGCCCATTCTATGTCATCGATACTCATATCTTCGTGTTCTCTCCACGTTTTGCTATACCCATCTGGGTATTCTTCTGCCCAGTCTATTTTTTCTTTTTGCCCGACTTCATGTTTGCGCACCAATGATACATCCTCGCTTTTTCACCACTACTATTTTTAGCCCTCTTGCGTAGTGCTGTAACACTACCATTACAACTAGCACCTGAACGCTTTACACGCCCTGGTCTGCTTTTGCCTTTTACTTTACCATCAGCAAAGTTTTCATTCATTCCAAGTTGATCAACCATTATTTCTAACGCTGAATCTACATCATTTAAACCATTTTCTTCTTTTGTTTTCTCATACCAACTTCTTACAAAGTTTGATGCTGCGTGTCCATAAGTATCTGGCGCCATCATCATTTGATAAAGAACTTGATCAGGTGCTTCTCGTTGAGACCTAACAAATTTTCTAAGACTATCTAAGTCTGTACTTTCATTATATGCTATATTTGTTGCTGCTTTTGCTTTTGCACCGTGTGGATGTTTAGGATTTATACCCACAGGTTCGCCATTTATAAGTTGTGAAATATCTACACTCTTGCCTAGTCTATCTAGCAGTTGATGTAATTTGTCAGTGGGATCGTAATTACCGCTTTCATAACCACTTTTACCACGCACTTCGGTACGTTTACCTGTAGCAGTATCTACAATGTGTAGTATCATTAGATCGCCGTCACGTTCTAATGTTAGTTTGTAACCTTCAGTAATTTTTTTTTTGGGTTTTGTCTTTTTTGGCTTTTCGTCTGAACTATGACCAAAATACTTGTGAACTAATTTGTCTAGTTTTCTATGGAATTCATCTTCTTCATCCGGAGAAGCATCTTCAGATATGTCAATTGATTCGTCGGCCATCTTTTTAACAAGTTCGTCACCTTTTTTCGTAAAGAATTTTTGTAGGGCAACACCTCCTAAGATCAATATTACTGCCATCATAATACTAAACTTGTTTGCAACAAGGAATTTAACCATTTCAGCACCAAGTATACTTTCAACCCAGTCCCATCCTTTTTTAGCATAATATGCCGCTGTGCCGCCTATTGCTATTTTGCCGCCATGCCGTCTAATTGCCCATTTGACTACAGGAACTGCGCCTCTCCTTGCAGCCCATCCTAAAACCCAACCTGCTGCTTTTGCACCTGCCCATAATACTGCTGGTGCAATTTCATTAACTTGTTGTTCATTGACATTATCTGCCATTCTGATACTGTGTTTTATGCCAATATTGTTAAAAAGTTTACTTGCATTTTGCACACTTGTTAGTGCTCTTTTCATTCTATCTTGATATTTAGGATTGTTATCAAACTTTGAAATAAATTTCTTTGCTTCATCAGGTTTAACATATATAAGTTTGCCACTCCATGCAGCACCTTTCCTATAAAAACTTAAAAAATGTTCTTTACCGTCTGCGCGATCTGCAATCCAACTTAGTACTTTAATTTTATTAGGATCTTGGCTTTTTATACTTGTATTATCGTTACCTAAACCAAATAATTCTTTAACACTTTCTTCTGCTGGTGCTTCAGTATCTCCTAATGCTTGATTAAGTAGTTTTACAGCAACAGGAGCACCATTACCGTACATAAGTTTTGCGGCTTTTAATTTATCTTCGTCTGACATTTCAGGCCATGTTGCTCTAAGTTCACTAGCACTCTTAATTTGTATACCTGAAAAACCAAAATCTATAGTAGGACCATAGGCCATATAGCCCATTTCATCACTAGTTCTAAGATTTTTTCCTTTGTATGACCTTAAATAACCAGGCTCACCATTCTTCTTTGTTTGATCTGGCAACGGTTGTTCGCCTTTGTCTTTTAGACTTCGTACAAATACTATTGCTGCATCGTCTCCTAACATGTCTTTATAACTGTTTAAGTTAAAAGGTGACTTGACTTGTATAAAACGCTCTGCAGGAACTCCTGCCATACTAGCAAGTTTCTTTTTTACATCGAAAGGAAATGGTCTAGTTTTAGTGTCTGCTGTTGCAGCAACATATACATTTTCACTGCCAAATGTTTTTGTTGCCCAATCATATAAACTTTTGTGACCAGGATGAAAAGGATGAAATCCTCCAGGCATAATTGCAACAATTCGTCTTGCCTGTGCTTCAAATAGGTCACGGACGAACATTAGTACTCTCCGTTGCGGAAGTTTTCTATTTCGCCTCTTAGTATTTGATCGATTACCATCATCTTTTCTTCTCTTGTACACATCTCTTCGGGCATTTTTTTGATTTTAAATTTATTAACATATTCTTTTATAGCACATTCGACAGTAGGAAGTAAAGACTTTTTATCGTATCTTTTGCCTTTTTTTACAACTTCTTGTACATCACACATTTTTGGATATAACTGGCGTCTATAAAATTCAGGATCATTCTTCATATACACCACTAAATCGTCAACAACGTTAAACGGAAGTTTATCTCCCGTTTTTGTATCCATGTCTTGGCTAAGATCGTGAAACTCGTTGATTTTTACCATTTGCGGCAACTCCAGTAACGTGCTTTTGTTCTTGGTCCTGGATTATCACAGTTATGTCTAGCACGGAATGAACGTCTACGTGCTGGGTTAGACTTTTTGATCTTCATGTTTGGATCACCAAAGTTAACTTTCTTAATATTTTTAGTCTTTGGATCTCTTACATATACTTTGAACTTTTTAACATCGCCGCGCATAGGTTTGCCAAGTTTAACTTTGCGTCCTTGATATTCAGCTTCGTCCATTGATTTTCTATCACGTCTTAATTCTAAATATTTTGTTCCACTAGTTGCTACCATACCCATTGCTTTTGCATCGTTTTGTGCTTGCATTTTATTTGTTATTGGATAGCTTTTTTTAACTTCTAGTGTTCCTGGATCATAGACAATATACATATTTCTATATTTTTCAAACTCTGATCTTTCTTCTAAACCTTCATCTTCATCTTCGTTGAACCACATGACACCGTAGTTTTCAAAAAACTCGTCGCCGTCATATGTTTCTTCAATATCTGAAATTTCTTCGTTAGCAGATATTTCAATATCAAAGTCGTCATAACCTTGTTCAAACATATAATTTGCTAGGTGCTCTGCATATCCATCTGCTTCTTCTTCTGATAATTCCCTAGATAGAGGAATTTCAAAAACTGTTGCACCCTGTTCTGATTCAAAAATGTCGTTGCCTGGAAAAATTGACTCATCTAACTTTTCAGCAATATCAGTTTTTTCCATGACTACTCGGATAAAATGTTCCATGATCGATCCTTTGTAAATTTACTAATACTATTTATCTAGATCGTGTTTGTAAATTAGTTTATCGATCCTTGAAATATTACCACCTGCAAGTAGTTCAAACAATGTAAGTGCTTTGTCGTTCTTAATATAAACGTATTGCCCTTTTATCCAGTTTTTGTTTTTTATTTTTTGTAACAGTTTAGTGCCGCATTTGCATAAATTAGGATTTTTTACAATCCAATTAGCCATTTCAGGATTAACATTCTTGCCACCAAATGTAACTTTATAATCAAACTCTGTTTCTTTGTTAACAATAATTACATTTTTATTATTTTGCAAATATTCTATCATATCAGGACTCGGCTTCCAAACTTTAATGTAGTCTGCTGATAAAGTATTGGCTAATTTGTCTATCAAACTCTCGTTGTTTGAATAAATGTTTAAGAAACTTTGCTCTATTCTAACAGTATAGTCTGTTTCATGCATTAGATTGGTAATGATTCTTTCGACATCTAATATCTCATTAGTATCAATAGAAATATGTGAGTGACCAAATCTTGCGTTTACTTGAAATGTTTTACTTCCAGGAAAAATTCTTGCTTTAAATGAATTAAGTTCTCGTCTTGCGTACTGAAAGTTTTTCCCGTGCTGTATTTCAGTACGCAATATATGTGCTATATAAAGTCTTGTTTCTAATTTATATAGATATTTGTTATAATGTAGTTTTGTAGTCTCAGCTTGTTGCAATTACAGTACTCTCAACATTTAAGACGATGTCTTTGCCTTTTGCGTTGATTGATAGTTTACCACCGTCTTTCAAATCACCAAACAATAGCATTCTTGACAAAGGACGTTTAATATCTTTGTCAATAACACGCTGTAATGGTCTTGCACCCATTTTACGATCAAAGCCTTTGTCTACTAACAAATCTAATGCTTCGTCTGTAACAGAAACTTCTACGTTTTTATCCGCAACTTGATCTTTAAGTTCTTTTAAGAACTTGCCAACAATTTTTAACATCACAGGCTTACCAAGTTTAGCAAACGTAATAACGCCATCTAGCCTATTTCTAAACTCTGGTGCAAAGAATTTTTTCAATTCGCCATCTTCGTAGTCAGAACCGTCTGATTCTTCACCAAATCCGATAGCATTTTTCTCTGCTTCTCTTGCACCAAGATTTGTTGTTAGGATTAGGATACTGTTACGTGCATCTGCTTCCTTACCGTTGCTGCCAGTGATCATACCGTTGTCCATAAGTTGCAATAAAACATTACTTACATCTGGGTGTGCTTTTTCAATTTCATCTAGCAACAACACACAGTTGGGATTTTCTTGCAGTTTGATAATCAACTGTCCTGCATCGTCTTCAAATCCTACATAACCTGGAGGTGCACCGATAAACTTTGCAACACTATGCTTCTCTTGATATTCACTCATATCAAATCGTACAAGTTGTACACCTAAATGATGTGCAAGTTGTTTTGCTGTTTCTGTTTTACCTGTACCTGTCGGACCCATAAACACAAATGATCCAATCGGTTTATCTTCTGGTTTAAGTCCTGCTTGCGAAACAAGTATTTTATCAACAATACCTTCGATTGCTTCGTCTTGACCGTAAACACTACCTTTCATATTAGTTTCTAAATTAGCAAGATTTTCTGTCTCACGTTCTGCAACTTGCTCTTTTGGTATTTTAACCATTTTTGCAAGTTCAAATTGAATACTTTCTTCTGTGACAATTTTATTTTCTGTCTGATTATTGACCTTGAACCTACTACATGCAACATCAATAACATCAATTGCTTTGTCAGGTAGTTTTTTATCTGCTTGATATTTGATTGTAAGTTTTACTGCTGCTTCAATTGCTTCATCTGTAATTTCTACAGTATGAAATTCTTCATAATATTTCTTAATACCATGTAAAATATCTTTTGTAATTTCTGCACTCGGCTCGTCAACAGTTACACGCTGGAATCTTCTCATAAGCGCACGATCTGATTCGAAGTACTTGCGGTACTCTTCCCAAGTAGTTGAAGCAACAACTTTGATATTACCTTTAGACAATGCAGGTTTTAACATATTTGCTAAATCATTTGCACTATTACTTCCACCTGCGCCAGCGCCACTAATCATGTGTGCTTCGTCAATAAACATAATAGTTTTGCCTTTTTTCTGTAGTGCAGATAACACAAGTTTAAAGCGTTCTTCAAAGTCGCCGCGGTATTTTGAACCTGCAAGCATACTGCCGATATCAAGTGCATAAACATTGTATTCTTTTAAAAACTCTGGAACATCGTTGTTTACAATTTTCCATGCTAAACCTTCAGCAATAGCAGTTTTACCCACACCTGGATCGCCGACCATAAGCACATTTGATTTTGTGCGGCGTCCTAGTGCAAGTGCTAGTGATTCTATTTCGTCTTCCCGTCCGATAACAGGATCTATACGACCTTTTTTAACATCGGCATTGAGATCGTCAGTAAATGCTTTTAATGCTTTGTTAGCAATACCAGCATTTTCCATGTCTTCGTCTGCTACTATATCTAATTCAAGTTCTGCACTCATATATTGGATAAACTTATCTTTCTGAATGCCTGCTTGTTGACATGCAAAGAACGCATAACTTCTTTTTTCGCTTAATGTACTAATAAAAACATCAGTAATTTCGATTTGATTGCGTCCTTGAAATAATACTTGTGCAAAAGCTCGATTTAAAACCCGCTCAACAGTGCCTGTCTTAACAGGTTTATATTTTTTTGCTTCTGTTTTAATTTCGTTTAATTTTGTTTTGAGATAATTTTCTACATTCTTTTTCAATAGGTCTACATCTGTATCAAACCCTTTTAATGCTGTAGAAAATTGTTCTTCACACAGCATTGCAAACAGAAGATGTTCAAGAGTAACATATTCATGCTGTAATTTCTTTGCGTCTTTAACTGCCTTATCAAATACTACTTGTAATGCTTGGCTAGGTTCTACCATTTTTGTTCCTTTTTGCTTGCTTTTTTAAACCCATGTTAAGTTTTAGTCTGCTAACTCTATTAATGAATTGTATTCCTTGTAAGTGATCATATTCGTGTAAAAATATTCTACTGTCAATATCATTAAATTTTGTCTCTACATGTATAACATCTTTATAGTCATTTGTCAACGTATCAAATTCAACAACACAACTAATTGGACGTCTTACTTTAAGTGTCAACCCCGGATGGCTTAAACACCCTTCAATTCCTTCTTCTAATTCTTTACTAATACCTTTAATGTGCGGATTTATTACAACGATTGTATCGCCGTATTTTTTATTTAACAAACATTTCATAACAAATATCTGCCCATTTATTCCCACTTGATTTGCTGATAATCCTAACCCTCCTTCCTTTTGCATTAATTCAATCATTTCAAATGCAAGAGGTCTTGGATTGTCTGTAGCCAAATCAAACTTTGGAACAGGATTTTCTAGTCTTGTATCAGGCGCTACGATTAATTGCATCATTTATTAATTTTACCTTTTCTAGCATATTAGGATCTTTTATTTTTGGTGTAATACCTTTCAACTTTACATATAAATTTCCTGTACGTCCTGTATTAAGTTCTGGCAAACCTTTTCCAGATATACTTAATATAGTACCTGGGTTTGTTCCTGCAGGGATATTCAATCTAACCATGCCTCCTTCTAGAGTTGGAATGTTTTTAGTTGTACCTGCTATAAATTCCAATAAATTGACCTTTTCTTCAATATGTAAGTGTGCATTATCCCTTCTAAACCTAGGATGTTTAACAATGGCTATTTGCATAATCAAGTCACCTCTAGGTAAACTATGTGCAGAGTGATCTCCTAATCCTCTGTATCTCATTAATTGACCATCCATTACACCAGGAGCAATTCTAATACTTGCACTTGTTTCTACACCATTCAACATATTATAAGTTGCAAGAAAATCTTTACCTCGTAAAACATCTTCTAGTGTGAGACTTACCCGCAACCTAATATCTTTGTTTCTGACTGCACGATGTTGTTGTGCAAAACCTTGTCCAAACATACTGCCAAAAATATCATTAAAATTACCGAAGTTATCAGTAAACGCATTACCTTGAAAATTATTATTAGTTGCAGGATTGTCATACAACGATCTTTTTTCAGGATCTTTTAACGTATCATATGCTTCGTTAATTTGAGCGAACTTTTTGCCATCACCACCCTTGTCAGGATGGTGTTGCATTGCAAGTTTTCTATATGCTTTCTTTAATTCGTCTGACGTGGCGTCTTTGTTTACACCCAGTACGCTGTAATAGTCCATACTATTACTTATTTACTACTTTGTTATTTTTTGCTAGTTCCGGTGTATAGTCCAAACCATGCTGCGCCAGCACCTACAATTACGGAAATTAGTGCAGACTGATTCATGCTAGGATCAGGTAGTTCCATATACCATAAAACTGTTTTGTAAAGCAAAAAGATATAAACTGTTAGGAATGCTCTTGGAAAAATCCTCCATGCATCTACTGCTTTTGCTAAATGTATAAGTTTAGCATAAGGATTTGGTCCTAGATCTTTTACAGTTGTATCAACTTCCAAATCAAGTTTTACTTTCTTTGTTGCTCCTTCAGAACTTGCTGGAACTGCTACTGTAGAATCATATGTAGGCATTTCAGTCATTTGTTCTGCTTTTGCTTTAGGTGCTGCTGGTTTTAAATCTTCTGGTTTTTTACGCGGCATTCTTAAGCCCTCCTTTTAAGTAATCAAACATTTGTTCCGCTATACGTTTATGTCCTTGAGGACTAGGGTGCGGATCTTGTTTTCCTATTATATCATAACTCATCGTTGGCATGATGTCTATGTCTTTATATAATTCTCGGTATTCTGGTGGATATTGTTTTGGTACAGATCCGAACTGCATCCACCAATAAGTTTTAACATTAAAACTTTTAAATATCCTATCTAATGATAAAACATGGCTGATACTTTCGTACATTCCTTGCACTTCGGTAAATGATCTTGTTCTGGCTTCGTGTATTGTTTTATTTGATGGAGGTAACGACTTATGAAAATCGTTACCCCATACGTTTACCCTAACCCATTTTTTATCATCGTGTGTATAAGTATAATCTTTTCTTTTCCAAAAACGTCCATCTTCAAACGGTACTTTAGTTTCTACATATTCATCCTTGCCTGTGTAATATTCCATCCTGAATGCTTCTGTAGTCTGTAAAACTGCAATTGTATTATCTAAGATTACTTGAGGTGTATTGACTAACCAGTCTATACTTGTCCTTACCATCCTTTGATTACTACCACAACCTTTAGCATGTTGAATCGGAGTTCTGTCTAACAATTGTGCTAGATAGTAAGGCCAAACTAGTTTTTCTCTATCGGCTTCTTTGTATCCGTGGTCTTCGTTAATACCGCCTCCCCATGTAAAACTACATCCGTTAGTGTAAAGATATTTCAATCCATGTTTCCTATGTGTTTAATATATTCAGTCATTGAATGATCGCCAAAGTTGTCAATTTTGCCCTGTTTGAGTCCCATCCACATACCGCGCCAACGATCTTTAGTACGTTGCCAAGGTGTTAATGGACGAAACTTGCCATATGCGTTTATGTAATGTTCTGTACCGTGATGTTTGTAAGCCATAACTGCTAATGGAACTCTTGTTACAATATCGTTATTATTAACAAATCTATGATGCTCTACACATAAACTTTTACAATAACCTTTCCAACCCACACGTGGAGAACCGAATGTGTAAAGTTCTTCTACTGGATTAATGCCTTCGTACAAATGGCATCTGCTTGCCATAATAGTTGCCATTGCTGCACCTAAACTATGTCCACAGAACCATAATTTTTTCTTTTCATTTGCTTTGCGATCAATATCTTCTAGTACCATTGGCCAAAGTTCGTCAACTTCTGCTTTAAAGCCTCTGTGTACTCTTGATACTGTTTCTGCCATTACAGGCATTGCTTTTAAATCTGCCTTAATATCATTAAATTCGCTCGGCTGTGTTCCCCGGCAAGCAATAACTAAATCTTCTTTATTCATGAAGCGCCAAGCTTGTGCGCCATCTTTATTATAAAACTCTGTTGTTGTAAAGCCTAGTTTTTTGGCTTCTTTCGTTGCATCATCTAAATATGCTATACTTGCTAAACGTGCAAAAAGGAGACTGCGCTCCTTAAAATTCATTTCACTTATCATTTTTGCCCTCCAAATCTGCTAAACGTTTTTCAATGCTATCAATTTTTGCAGTTATTTTTGGATATTTTTTACGCCAAGCATCTTCCGGTTGTTCTAACCAAGTAAGGCCCCACCGTTCTACCAGATAATCTATTGCTCTATCTACTTGAGCATATCCCCATAACCCTATACGAGTTGTGCTTATGTATGCAACAAAAATTGCACCAAAAACTGACCCTGCTAGTGCTGTGTATATCCACAGCCTATCACTGGCCATCCTTTCTATCATTTCCCACATCGTTAACACCCTCTATTAACTGTGTGTATTTATACCTACGTATACCTAAAGCATGTTTAGGATTGTATAAATCATATCTAACTTCGTTTTTTTGATTTCCGCCTAGTATTACCCAATACGTTTGTCCGTTTACTGTCTGTGTTTCAGTGTAAAAACCTACATGTCCTTGCCAACCTCTATCGCCTCTAGGAAATATTACAACGTCACCACGTTGAATATTTTCAGGTTCTACTGGATCGCCCCAAGTTAAAAAACTTCGTGCCATTAGAGGAACATCACTTACGCTTTCGCTGCCAGGTATACCGTCTAGTTCAAGTACAGCATTTACAAATGCCGCACACCATTCTGTACGAACAGGATCAACACCTACAAATTCTTTGATTTGTTTCCTATCTTGACGTTCTTCTAAACCTATGAAAGGCTGTGCTGATACTACTGGATCCGGTTGAGATGCATTACATCCTGCTAAGACGCTCGTAAAACTAATCGTCCACAATAACTGCTTTATCAAGTGCCTGTTCTGCCTCTTTATAATAACCTTCATAGGCTGCTATAATTGCTTGTTGTTGTTGAACCAACGCCCGTATATCTGAGAAGTTCAATCCTAGGTTACCGTAGCCTTCGCCCGTAAGTGCATACAGAGCAAATGCTTTGCCTTCGCTGTTTAGTTTGGCAATTACTGCGTCTACATTATTTTCATTGAGGACAATCCATTCAACATTCCGCATATTGAGTTCGTCAACAGGAGGAAGTTCCAGTGTTGGTTTTTCAACTGGTGATGTGGTTATTTCAATCTGCTGTGGTTTCGTTGAGCAGGCCGCGAGACTTATAAGTATCGTAAAGCCAAGGACACTCTTTGTTAAAAGCGATGCCATTTTCAGCGTTCCTTTCTTTGTCATTCAATTCTGCCCCCGAAAGCAATTCAAAACATCTGCCAGCATTTACAGTTCCTCTATTTACAGCACGTTCAATACTTTCAGCATTTGCTATTGCTGCTGCTGTTAAATCAATTTCCTGTAATTTGTCTGCTAGTCTTTGGTTTTGTCTACGTATAGCAGTGTATGCTTCGTTTAAACTAGCAAGTTCACTAGATGCTTTTTCATAGTCTTGTTCTAGTGAACTTATAGTTTGTTCATTTAATTCAACTGCGGTGTTAAGTTTAGCATTGTTTTCTTGTAGGATAGCCATACGTTCTTGTGTATCGTTATAATACCAATAACCTATACCGCCTGCTCCTAAGAGCAACATGAACATAACAATAGCTAATTTAGCACCCATACCACCTACCCTAGTAATTTTCCCAATGTTTTGGGTCCTACTATGCCATCAGCAACAAGTCCATTTGCACTTTGCCATTTTTTTATAATGCGCTCTGTACCAGGACCAAAAATACCGTCTGCTGGAGAAATATCAAGTTTTTCTTGTACTTCTGCAACTAGTGGTCCTCTGCTGCCTTTACGTATAGTTTGATTTAGATTTAATTCTTTTTCTTCAGGCTCTTCAAAATCACCACCTAACACATCCATTGCATGTAGATAATGTTTTTTACGATCGTCTAAACCAATTGTACCACCGTTGATACGTTTTGTAGCGCCTACTACATCCATATCGTCACAATATTTGTTAATGTTGTTTGTATCCCAAAACCAGCAAGCACTATCTAATGCACCTTTTTTAGTGCGTACATAGTCGACTGCTTCTTCTGGTGACATGTCTACTTCTTTACCAAATTTTGTGTAGTTGTAACGTCCAGTAAGCTGAAGTATGCCGCCTCCGCGAAAACGCCAGCCATCACCGCTTTCTGGACTTCCGTTATCCATACGATTTGCATAAATGACGTTAGCAATCTTTTCAGGCTGTCTATGATAATCATTTGCATCTCTTCCTGCTCTTTTAAAATACTTTGGGAAAATTGTGTTTAATGCTTTTGCACTATAATTTAAGTTTTCGCTTAACACTCTAAAGCCGCCACTTTCGTGTCCACATTGAGCAACAAACATTGCTACACGTTCAATAGTGTCTACTTCCCATAAAGGAAGAATTTCACACATTGCTTCGTACCATTCTTCCCAGTCATCTCGGTGGATCAGTTCTTCTGCCATCCACGGTTCAAAATCAAATTTAAAATTTTCAGCGCCCATTACTTTTCCTTATTTGGCTGGCAATCATTGCAGCGACAACAATCACAGACTTTTATAGCGTAAATTCTATTATCGTAATCTTTTTCATCACGATAGAGGGGAGTGTTACAATGTGCAGTATGTCCACAATTTTGACAATAGGTCATTATAATCTTTCTACTACTAGTGTATGTCCCTCGTTTTCAAAAGTTAAAGTTTTAGATCCATATTTCATAATATTATAATCACCGATATATTTTGTTAAAAACAAAATTTCTGCATAATCATTCATATTTACTTTTTCGTTAATACTTTCTTGTATTTGCTGACTTGGACCAAAGTCTTTGATAGCAAAACCTATTGGATCTGCATATGCTTTTTTGAGAATTAGATCTTCGTATTCATCTAAGTCACATTCTTCTAAATAACTTTTGTTAAAAAAGTTTTTAAAATTATTCATATTTGCTTCATTAACAGTTGCTTCGTATGCTTCATTATCTGCTGGAATAGTTGCTGCCAAACTTTCTAGTGTTGCAGGCTCGCTTTGAAATCCTTTGTAGTATCTATATCTAAAATTTGTTCCTGTAAGTTTGCCTACACCATCTAGCATCTCAACAATCTGTTCAGGTACATCTGAGTTTCTTTCCATCTCTACATATACTCTGTACATTCCGTCGCTTTGCTCGCCTGCTGTAACATCTGCATCTAATACAAAGCCGTAACCTTTTTCAATAAAATTAACTAAGTCTTCACCGATTGCTTTTTCATTTACTGAAAAACTTACTACAACGATCTCCGAATCACTGCCCATTTTACTTTTGTAAGCATCTACTTCAAATACTGGATAAATCATATCTTTTAAATCATTTGCTTCTAATGTCATACTTCTGTATCCAATGTCTCATCTGGCGCAGGTGCTGCGGCTTGTTGTACTTGTGCTTGTTGTTGCTGTAATTGTTCATCTGGTTGTGCTTCTGGTTCTAAATTTTCAGCACTTGCAGCATAAAAATCCATTAACATTTTTTTAGGTACTGCAATCTCTACAACCCAAATAGGGTTTCTATCTAATTTACCAAATTTTGTGCCAGGACGTAAATCTTCTTTCTTTGTAACTTTGCGTGGTTTTAGCAAAGACATTTTTTGATAGTTAACTTTGCAATCATAATCAAGAAGTCTCTTTGCACCCATTGGATCTGGCATTGTTTCTCTTGGCCACATAAACTTTGCAGTCACCCAATGCCTGTCAATATTAGGTCCTTCAGCAAGTTCACCGTCGCTCCAATTTTTGTAAACATATAGATCTAGTTCGTCTATAATACGCTCAAAGTCTTTTAGCACATTGAATGCTGTGTTACTTTCGTACATGTTTTCAATGTTCTTAATTACATCAATTTCATCTAGGATATTGGCCATTAAAAAAATCCTTTTTTGTTAATAGTATTTAGTCGATTTCGATTGTCAAAAGGTTAAATACTGTTGCAGGGAATGCTTCCTGCGTTGGAACATTCCCATTATCCATACAAGGAGGACTACATGGGTGCTAAAAGGGCCAAACGGCACAACATTTCAAACGGCAATAATATTGTAAAACTTAATTCATTCCTTCCAAAAAAACAAAAAACAGTAAATATTCTACCTAGAAATTACAATCAAGAAAATTACGTTATCAAACTACTTGACTCTGATAAGAGTATTGTATTTGGTATTGGACCTGCAGGTACAGGTAAAACTCTACTTGCTTGTCAAGTAGCAGTTAAGAAATTTCTTGAAGGAGAAGTAGAAAAAATTATTGTTACTCGTCCAGCAGTAAGTGCAGATGAAGATATTGGATTCTTACCAGGTACACTAGAACAAAAAATGGCACCTTGGACAAGACCTATTTTTGATGTATTTAGAGACTATTTTTATGCTAACGAGATCGAAGGCATGATTGCAGAAGGTGTGATTGAAATTTCTCCATTAGCATATATGCGTGGTAGAACTTTCAAGGACAGTTTCATCATTGCTGATGAAATGCAAAACGCAACCCCAAACCAGATGAAAATGCTACTAACAAGAATTGGTACTGGTAGCAAAATGGTGGTAACTGGAGATCTTAATCAAGCAGATAGGTTAAAAGAAAATGGATTAATTGAATTTACTAAATTACTATCCAAGCATAACAGTCATAGGATAGACATTGTAAATTTTGTCAGCAAGGACATCGAACGGCATCAAGCGGTAAAAGAAGTTTTACAAGTATACGGCGAAGTCTAAACATTCAGTAAGGGCTATTGAGCCCTTACACTTTTAAATACAGGTGCTCCTAAGGGGTGCTGGTACTTATTTTCGTCTTGTTTTAACAAGTACATTAGATACTCATTTTCAGTATAAATGAGTTTCCAACTTTTCTCTTTGATTGGCGGTCGACCCATTGCGTCATAATAAATTTCACCAACGTGATACTTTTTAAACCATATACGTTTTTTACTCCAACTACTGCGTACAGGCCACCATGCGTAGTATTCATTCCACTCTATGTCTACTTCAATTGTTGCTGGCATTATATTATTTCACCCGCCCTTTGTCCTTTCGGCCCAATTATTTCATTTTGATGCCAATGTAAATTTTGATTTATTTTTCCTGGATCTATATCCATATACTTTTTTACCAGTCCTATGGTTTTATCATGCACGCCTTTTACATATTCTTTTGTGGTTTCTTTCATTTGGTAGTCAAAAGTTTCTGTTAAAAATTTATAATGCTCACCAGGCAAAGGGTGAGTATCCCAAAATAAATCATGAATATGTTTTTTATTCCAATTCACTTTCCAAGTAAGATTATCTCTCCACAATGTATCGTAAAAACTTTTTCTCATCTCTTGTAATGCTGGTTTATAAAATCTAAGAAATTTATTATCGACTTTAAGTCTTTGGTCCATTCCAAGATGTGCTGTTTCATGCTGTTGATCAAACCATCTAGACAAATCTAACATTTGCAAAAAATGTACATTTGTTTTTAACTTTAACATTTCATGAACAGGTTGAATATATGCCATGTCACGTAGTAATAAATCTGTTTGATCAATTTTCTTCAAATATTTGCGACTGTAATTTTCGTTGTTAAAAATATTACCATTTAAATGCCACCTATCTTCTGTTGAATCATATCTATCTATTCTTGCAACATTAGTCCAACACACTATTACTAAATCATTTTTTGTAAATTTATGTTTTACATCGGCCATACCAACTCTAGTGGCAATAAATCTATTGCCAGCTCCGGATGCAGCATAATTATAAAAAGGAACTTGTAGGTCTAGGGCAAGAATATTTGCCCAAGTCATCCAGCAGTATTCTGTGAAACTACAACCAAATACAAAAAGTCTTTCTGGTTTATTTTTGTATAACTTAATTCTCTTCGCCATATGTTACTGCTAGTGGAAAAATTTCTGCTATAACTTTTGCACATTCATGTGCAATATCCATGTGTTCTTTTTGTGTACCATTTGCACCACGTAATTCAATGTAGTGTACCCAACTACGTAAAGTACCGTTCATATATAAACGTGTTTTGGTAAGTCCTTCTGGCAACACTTTGCGAGCAACTTCTTTAGCAATACCTTGTTTAATTGCCCAGTCATATGCTTTACCTGCTGTAAAACAAACATCTTGCTGTAGTTCTTCCCATTTTGTAACAAGTTCAGCAGCACCTTCTTGCCCTAGATCGATTTCAATAGAGTTTTGCCTATTTTTATGATCCTGTAAACGGGCTTCACTTGTAATAAAAATCTCGCCCATTTCACCCGGCTCGGCATAACGTTGTGAGAACTCTTGGAATGCAAAACTACGATGACGCACAATTTGATGTGCAATATCACGTGTAGTATCAATCTCCATACACACGTTTACCATTTCGAGCGGGCTCCAGTGTGCATGTTTAATAAGATATTTTACAAGTTTTTCACTTGTTTCTGAATTCATTTGATTAGCAGGATTTGAAACCCTTGCACAAAATGCTACAAGATCTAATAAATCATTGTCAGCAATGCCTTCGTTTACAAATTCTTCTGTTGGTTTAGTGTAACTTACTAAGCGAACGGCCATCCCGTTATTTCTCCTTTTAAATTAGAAAGTCTTTGACTCAAGAAACTTATTGTTGTGTTAATGTGTCCTGTGTCATGGGGTTGTAGTAATGTTTTGTAATATTCTATTTCTTCTTCTAGTACGTTTATACGTACAATATCATTTATCAGTTTTTTATTTTTAGTCACCACGGCCGGGCTCCTCTGAAAAATATTGCATTTTATTTTCTACGCCTTCCCATTCCTTTGCATCTGATGGAACATCTTCTGGACGCATTTCTGTAATATTTGGCCACACTTCACTCCATTTTCTATTGAAGTCTACCCACTGTTCTGTGCCCTCTACTGTGTCTGGTAAAATTGCATCAGCAGGACACTCTGGTTCGCATACACCACAGTCAATGCATTCATCAGGGTGAATAACCAACATGTTCTCACCTTCATAAAAACAATCCACAGGACACACTTCTACACAATCCATGTGTTTACACCTAATACAGGCGTCATTTACAATATAAGTCATAATGATCCTAATCTGATTAATGTTGCTGCAAGGTTAATTTCTGGATCAACAACTAGCGTATGATCTACTAAACCTTGCTTAATAATTAGCACTGCTTTGTCTTGTTGTTCCTCATCTCCGAACAATTCTATATTGTCATAAAGCCAACGATAGATTTCTTCCATTTCTTCTGCTCGCACAGTACCACATAATAATTTACGTGCATCTTGAATCTTACCTGCTTTGAACAGTTCTACCATATCCAGTTTCCAGTCTGCTTCACCTGAGTCACCTTCTGTTGGTGAAACAAGTTTACCGTCTACACTATTCATTTGCACCATGTTGATACATTTGCGCAAGTCTGGATATGTTGCTTTTACATATGTATCAAGTGTATCCAAGTCTGGAGTTACGCCTTCAGTAATTAGAATTTGGGCAACTCTTGCTGTAAACTCAGTTTGATCAATTTTTGCAATATGAAAACCTTGACATCTACTATGTATTGCTGGAATGATCCTATTTGGATAATTACAAGTAAGAATAAAACGTGCAGTTGTATGATATTCTTCCATAACGCCACGTAATGCTGCTTGTGCGTTTGGCGACAAGTAATCAGCCTCATCTAGTAACACAACCTTGAAGTCACCAAATGGAATCATTTGCACAAACGCAACAATCTTGTCTCGCACATCATCTACTGAGTTTGTGCGACTTGCGTTGATTTCTAATATGTCTAATGGATTTACATCAAGTTCATTAAAAAGTAATTTAGCAAGAGTAGTTTTACCAATGCCAGCATTGCCACTAAAAAGCAAATGCGGAATAGTTTTATCTTTGATCCATGTTTTAACTTGGTTTCTTTGTGCGTCATCTCTAAATACATAACCGTCCACTGTGTTTGGACGATACTTCTCTACCCATAGTTCTTTCATTCTTCTTCCTGTTCCCAATAGCGACTATACTTACTTGCTACATCTAACATACTATCTGGATATCCATTTTCTGTCAAGTATTTTCTAAATTCCATATCATTGCCTATACACTTTTTCGGAATAGGTTTAGGAAAGCCGTAGCGCCAACCGCTAGGTGGATCAAACATTATAACTTTCATTTTGTTAACCATCCTGCGTCTTCCAATCCAGGTATCAACCATTCTTTTACAAGATGTTCGTAACATTCATCAGACAAATGGTCGCCATCACTTAAAGCTTTATTACCATATTCTCTTATGTAATATTCTTGTGCTCCTTGTGGAATATCTAAATAATGTGCAGATTCCATTCCTCCTAAACTTTCTTTAAGAGATGTATCTTTCAGCCTTCTGTACTCCCAAAGCAAAACATTAATATCTAACTGCTCTGCTAGTTCTAATGTCCAATATATTTTTTCTAGTGTCCAAAAGTTCCAACTATGCATGTCTTCCATAACTTTGAATTTAACATAAGGCATTAGCCAATCTTTTTTAATACCAGGTATAGTTATATCCCAAACAGGATCTGTTTCTGATGGATCTCTATAACATGCAATGCTTTTTGTAATTTTCCTTAGTTCATGAGGATCGGTTGCAATCTTGTATAGATCTTCTGTATCTAAACAATCATATTTCAACAAGTCATCATAAACGTCTTCATTATCTGGCATTCTTGATATAATTTGACTACGGTCACTACACATTTCAAGCACAACTGTATCAATACCAAGTTTGGCTGCTCGTATAATCGATTTGTGATATTCTTCGCTGCCTCTTCCTGGTATAGCAAAGTTATGCACTTCTACATCTGCATGTTTTTCAAACCATTTATCGATAGGCTGACAATGCTCTCCAACATTGTCTAGTAACGGATTTGTAATTTTATGACTTCCGCTACTATAACTGCTACCAATGATTCCTAATCTTAACATAGTCCAAGTTCCTTGTATGCCATTTGCACACCTTTTGCTTGAAAATATGCATCTGCAAGTGCATTGTGTAAATCACTTTGCATTGCTTTGCGTGGATCTACTTTACAACAAGCAAACAATGTTCTGCTGTCACGCACTTGCCAAAATTGCCATGGAATAGGCTTGCCACGCTGTCGTAACATATCTTCAATAATAGTAATGTCAAAGCCATAACCATGACCCCAAAGCACATCAACACCTACCATCCATTTGGGCAAACTGTCTAAGAATACGTCAACATGTTCACGCCCTTCTGCACCGAACGCTTCTTCTTGTACTTTAGGATCTTGTTGTCCCCACCATGCGATTGTATCATCGCTTACTGCACGATCTTGCGTATCTAAATCTAGTTTATAGTAAAACTCTCCATAAGGTTCGCTATTGCTTTTTGGATCGAACTTTACACCCCCGACTGTAAGGACTGCTGCTTGAGGTGTAGTGTGCAGTGTTTCTAAGTCGATCATTGCATGGATCATTTTATTCCTCGCTGTTAGTAATAAGATTATAAATTTGCTGCCAGTTTTCAACCACAGTCACATCTGCTTCGACAAAGTCTAGATTATAGTCGTGTTGTATCAAAATAGGCTTGTGGCCTGCATAAAGTCCTGCCATTGCATTTTCAGGCTTATCTTCAATCCACCAATGACTATGTTCATAGGCTTTTAAATACTCATCTTTGTCTGCACCAGTTGCTATACATTGCACTCTACGCATTGCGCCTCTGCCGAACCAATGTTCTAAGTTCATTTCTCGTAATCGTGCAGCATAAGGATCATCTGACAAACTAGTGATACATTCAAAATGCCAACCTTCTGATACTAGTTTATGTACCCAATCTACAGCATCACGCAAAGGATTTAAATATCCAATCCATGCACTGTTATTAAAAATTCCTACTAGATGATCAGCAGTGTGTTGTTCAATACCATATTTGATTGACATTTTATATTGGGCTGGTGCTGCAATTTCATATCCTCGTGCAGACATCCAACGTTCAAATGCTTCTTCCCAATTAAGAAAAACACCATCAACATCTGCTAGGATCTTGCGATCCTTGTTATAATTCATAGTTGAACCTCGTTGTTAATTATGCTTAAACATAACACAAAACGTACACGATGTCAAGTAAATTATTCTCTATTACCTAATAGTGCTAATAAGAATTGGAACAAGTTCACAAAGTCAAGATATAAACTCAATGCCATTTGGACACCATATTTGTCTGCAACTTCCATATTAGGAGCAGAAAGAAATAAATTTTTTGCTGTTTGCGTATCCCATGCTGTCATACCGACAAAAATTAGTACACCGATAATACTAATTGCAAATGCAAATGCTGAACTTGCTAGAAAGATGTTTACAATACTAGCAATAATAATGCCAATTAATCCTACAATAAGAAAACTACCCATTGCGGTTAGATCACGTTTAGTTGTATATCCATATAAACTTGCTGCTGCAAATGTTGCACTTGTAATAAAAAATACCTGTGCAATACTTGTCATTGTATATACAACAAATATTGTACTCATACTAATTCCCATTACTGCTGTAAATGCGTAATAGAATCTTGTGATGCCTTGTAGTGTCCAATTGCCGCCTGCAAAACTATAATATAAAATCATACCTAGCGGCGCAAACATAACCACAAGACCTAATAATCCAGTTGGAATAAATCCTGTTGTGTAACATAGATATGCAACAAATCCACTTACTGCTAATCCTAGAGCAGTGTGATTGTACATATTAATCATAAATTTACGCAAGCCTTCATCATAAGCTCGACTTGCAACATTAGCAGTTCTTGCTACCATATTAGTCTCCTATAAACTGTGCAAGTTCTGGAGCCTTCCAACCTTCTGGCTTCAGTACCTTGCCATCTTCACGTTTACGAACTTTGCCAGTGTCTGGATCGATCTTAGCAAAGTTTGTATCCATTACTTCTTTCCAAGCACCTTCTCCGTCCCAACCTGCGGCACGGATAGCACCCATAGTAACAACTAGAATATCAACTAGTGCGTCAAGTTGTTCTACCTTATCGTTGTCTATAATGGCTTCTTCCAGTTCGTCTGTTTCTTCTCGAATTAGATCAAGATACATTTTGTAGTTTGCTTCATTAGGCTCTTGATCACACGCTGAGCCAAAGCGTTCAATATCTGCGAATGGGTTTGTCATTATGCCCCCACAAAATTTGATGGGTCTATAGTTGTTGATTCGCCATTCGCATATTCGTCACCAATGTAAACATCATTTGGCTTTTCATTACTATACCCTATAATACATTCTTGATCAATCATTCTTAGTTCTATTGCGCCATTGCCATCATCAACATTAAATGCTCTTGTCCAACGACCATGTTCAATTAAAATCCAGTCACCTACTTGGTAATCATCTTTGTTGTCTGGACCTTTTGCATGTACTTTACCCCAGCGAGGATAAATGCCTCTAGTATTTCCATCATCATTAGTAATAATTAATCCACTTTTTGTTTTTTGTTCACCAAAATACATATCAGTGACAAGAACTCTATCTTTAATAGGAGTTAAAGTTCCTTTAAAAACTTTTCCAAAATTTACAGCCATTATTCACCTTTTCTAATAAAATTGCCGTCTTCGTCTTCAATCCATTCGTCTAATGTTTGTGTTTTTGATTTTTTTGTTTCAACAGGCTTTTCAGGCACTGGTTCATTATCAAACTCATCAAACATTTCTTCTTCTAACTCAGTGATAGGTTTTGGTCTAACAACGGTTTCTTCTACAACACCTTTTGTGTTATAATATTCTTTAAGAACTTGTTCACGCTTGCGAACAATTTTACCACCTGGTCCTAGTTCATCTCCTCGTGCATTAACTCTTGCATTGCCTACAGCAGGAGTTAATTCATTTCTACTGATCAGAAGATCAAGATCGATATTTTTACCTTGGGCTGTTTTATAAATTTTACGCCCTGATTGTTGTCTTGCCATATTATTGATCTCCTTAATATGTACTACTTATCTCAAGAACTCTCTCCAATCCAGGCCATACTGGATTGAATCTATACGATGCACACCTATCAAATACAGCACATAACTTGCTACACTTGATCCACGTCCTACACCCCATACAATGTCATTCTCACGCATAAAGTCTACAAGATAAATCATATAGCGTAGTAGATCGTGCATACCACGTTTTTTAAATTCGTCTAGTTCTTCCCAAATACGATCTTGTACGTGTTGCGGGCAAGGTGTTTCTGCTTTACCTAGAACATATTCATATACGCTAATCGCTTTATATTCTTCAGGCATAAACCATTCGCTTTGACATACTCCGTCAAAAGTCTTTTGATCTACATCTAATGGAATATACTTTTGCAATGGATCCATACCTTGTTCTTCCATTGCAGTATTAAACTTGTCTATTTCGTCTGTAGGTGTACATAATACCACATGCACTTTATCCGCATGACCTGAATAGATCATATCGATTAAATCGCGATTTGTAAATCGAGGTATACCTAGGTCGTCTGTTCTCATAAGCATAAATGTATTTTACGATACATTGATAAGATTGTCAAGATCTGAATTAGTGTCTTCTTGTTCTTTTTTCTGTTGCTTACGTCTTTCTTCTATTTCTACTTTGTAAGAATCAATAAGCAAAATCATTTGGTGACGTACATTTTCATCCTGCGTCATGAAATACATAGAATTAAGTTTTAGAACTTTTTGTTCTAATTCATTCATTGTAAATTCTGATAAATCGCCTAGATTAGGATGTATCAACTGTAAGTACCTACATGTGTTAGATAATATGTAACACCATCTGTTGTAAAAACATCTACAATCATTGTTTGTGTATTAGTAACTTCTAGTGCTGTAGATGTCCATGCAGCATTTCCGTCTGTCTTTAGTGTTTGACCTAATCCTGCATTAAATGTAAATGTTGTGTTAGAAGTATTTGCTGTACTTATTACTACTCTTGCACTGCCTGCGTTTGTAGTAGGGAAATTTGTTAAAGTTATACCAATCGCACCTGCACTTGCATTACCTGAAACATTATATACTGCACCGTCACTCCAGTCAACTGCTGCTGATTCACCACCGTTCATATTTACGTTAGTGTTATTGTTATCAAGTGTATTTGCTACAAGATTTGCATTTGAAATTTTGTTTTCACCAAAGTCATTATCTACATTTAATTTTGCAGTTCCAGTTTTCAATGAATTTAATTCAGTATTAGCAACTGATAATCCTGTTTTAACCACACTAAAGTTATCACGAAAGCCTTGGCTATCGTTATCTTGTCCTGCGACTGGAAAGTCTGCATCAATTGTTGTATAAACTATTACTTCATCTGCCATTGTTATTTCCTTTACATACTATTTATGCAATGTTGTGTTTGTAATCTCCGAATAAGATAAATGTTTCTTGACTTGACCCTGTTACAGCATCGGCAATATATCTATCTATGTCATATTCAATTTGATCAAAATCAAATTCTGTTGTCTTTATATGGTTTTCTACGTTTTGTAGTATTCTAGTAGACTCACCCGGAAGTGTATATGCCAAAGGCACACAAAGCACATATCCTAGTTCTGCTAGGCTTGTTCCTTGTGCTGTACGCATCCATAACGGTAAAAAGTCTAGGGATGTTGAACCTAGTTCAGAAATTTTATCTCTCATATTATCAATATTAGAAATATAAAATCTACTGTGCCCACTTTGACTGATTTGTATTGCGTCTGTATCAGCAGTTACAGTTTGTCCATTTGGCCTAAATCTAAATGGTTCGTCTAATCTTCCAGTGCTATCCTGTGCCGATTCTAATTTAATACTGTCTACAGTAATTTTACTGCCGTTGTTTATTGTGTTAAACACTTGTCTTGTTTTGCCTGCGGCAGGTAATGCTTTATCAACAAGTTCTACGTATACTACTTCATATACTATATCGTTAGTCCCTGGAACTTTGGCTACTGCATTTTTAACATTTCCGAAGTAATATTTTCTTCTAGTATGATTTTTTGCAACAGCAATATAAAAATCATCTATTGATTGAGTTTGAATACCTGCGTATGCTAGAGATCTAAGTTGGCGAGGTACACCAAAGTTTGTATCACTTTGTCTGTAAAGTTTAGTTGGTTCAAATACTTTTGTATTACCTATAAATTCATTCCAAATAGATCTTTGTGTAGATTTCAAGAAAGGTTGGAAATATAAGTTACTGTAGAATAATTGATCTACATCATCTATACTAAGTGTAAATGTTCTAGATGTTGCACTAAAGCCAAATCTATCTCTTGCTAGTATTTCGAATGTATAATTTCTATCGTTTGTAGTTGTACCACCGTCGAAAGTTGTTGTTCCGCTGTCAAAGAATGTCAATCCCTTGCGCTCAGGTGTTCCAAAAATTGGTACTTCACCAATTATATTACCGTCATTCTTTAATGCTAGTCCGGGAGGTAATGATCCGCTGATTAGATTGTATTTTAACAGTGCATCTGGAATGGATGTTTCTGCTTCTACTTTAAGTGTACTAATTCTATTTGCTTTTAGTGTACCTAGGTCTGCCGGTGTTTTCCAAGTAATTGTACTTTCAACATCTCCTAGTATACTAACTGTAAAAGTTTTTGCCTTTTCTAATGTTTCGTTGTCGGCACTGTTGAATGTCTTACTAAAACTATCTTTGACAACGGCTGCAAATGTTATGTGTCTACCTTCTGATAGTGTATTTTTTAAATTGCTGTCTAGTTGTACTCTTTGATATTGTGCGATTTGTGTAGCAGTAACAGTATCGCTATCTGTGGTATGAAACAAACTTTCTATAAAGTTTTTGTTTCTTGATTCAGCAGTACTAGGAATAATTAACTTTACTTTAGTAATACCGTATCCACTTACTTCTGTTTGTATTGTAGCAGGTGCATTTGTTCTACTAAAATATGCCTCTAGTCCTTGTTCAATATCACTACTTCCGTCTATAGTGCCTGTAACATCTGTAACTAATTGCATAGCAGAAGTGCTATCGCTTGTGTCTACATCCCATTCTATATAGTCTACAACATCATTTATTACATGACTTGCATCTGTAAAGTTAATTGTTTTGTTTTTATAGAATGCTGTATCATTTGAAGAAAGTTGATTAATCCATAGATAGTTTTTTCCACCTGTTGACGTACTTCTTAACACAATTGGATTAACAGTTCTTAATGATAATAATGCACTTTCAAATGTAATTTCGTCATAGTCTTTATTTGTTCCATCAACACTTTCTATTTTATATGAGCGTCCATTAAGTTGTATAGTTTGACCTACTAGACTGTTTAGGTCTTCTATACCATCAGCAGTACCTGTCGGAAGTTTACCTACTCTTAGTGTTCTACCTCCAATTAATGTATCTTGAGAAACAGTTGCAAAAACTGTAACTACATCAATGTCTGTGGTAAAACGTATAGCATTAACAGTAAATTTATATTCTTTTGTAACAGCAGGTTGATATGGTACAACACCTGCAATTTCACCTGTAGTTTCATCTAGTGCCATGCCTGGCGGTAACTCGCTATCACTACCGTCGTCGTTTACACCTTCTAGTGCATATCTTACAAAACCTTCTACGAAATTTTGCTCTAGGATTTCTAGATAAAATGTTTGATAGTTTTGTGCTCTACGTCTACCTAAGTCTGCTGGTGTTAACCAAACAGGAATTCTTCTAAATGTTGCATCTGCGGTAAACACACCATCTGCTGCTTGCATTAGTGTGTTGTCTGCTCTAACATAATCATCACCTACAACATAAATTATAAATCTACGTCTTACACTAGTAACATTATCTGCTACTGTAACAAAAAATTCGTAATAACGATTAAGTTTTCTAGGAGTTCTTACAGGACTACTGTAATCATATGTTGTGATATCGTAAAAATAACTATCCCAACCGTTGTCTGCTCTTACATTAAAATCAAATGGATACTTAGAAAAGTTTGTAGTGTCATATCCGTCATCTACAACGTTGACATCTAATGCTAGTAAAGGATCAACTACTCCTTGCAATTTACCACCTGTTGTAAGTTTAATCCCCGGAGGCAGTTCTCCGTCTCCGTCAGCAATATAATATTCTAATATTTCACCTGCTGGTAAGTCTGTATCAGTTGCTTCTAGTTGATAATCAATAATGCTGCTATCTAGTATAAACAATACATTGTTTGGACCTACACCTAGTCTACCTTCGGGTGTAACCCAATTAGGATTATCAGGTCCTATAACTGTTAAAGAAAATGTTCTATCTCTTTTGCCAAAACTGTTTGTTGCTCTAATAACAAATCTACTTTGTGTGTCTCTTGCTACTTCAAATGGTGTTCCAACAATATTATTACCTTCTAGTCGCAAGCCACCTGGAAGACTTCCGCTAATAACTTCTGTTGTCAAATCTGTAGATGTGGTTATCGGAAGAGAAATTAAAACAGTTTCTCTTTCATTTATTGTACCTAAGTTATAATTTGTTTCTACATTCCATACCGGCAGTAAAGACATTCATTCTTCCTATATATTCCCAAGATCCATTGTAGCATCTAAAGGATTTAAGAAAGTTCCAAGATCAATTGGAGAACTATACATTACCCAATCAAGTTGGCTAGTAAGGACTTGCTGAATGCCGCCCATATCAAATCCCTCAATGTATCTACCTAGTGCATCGTAATATTCTACAGTATCAACACCTGTGATGTTTGTTGGTACAAGATTAGTTGTAGTTACCTTATTTCCTAAAATACTATTAGCACTAAAATTATTTACTGCGGTAATATCGTTACTACGAGCATCTAAACTTGCTTCTAATGCCGGTGTAGGATCTCTTGATAACCCGGCATTAAATGTAATTGTTTTTGTGTTTTCATCACCTGTGATTTCCACACCTTGACCGTCAAAAAAGTTGAGGTTAATATCTGTACCACCAATAACTGTTCCTTGAGGTGTTGTAATAGTAAAGTTAGCTGATGCAACAGTGTTTGTAATAACAACAGTATTGTCCAAAGTTGTTAAACTAATGCCTGTGCCTCCTGCTAGTGTTCTAAAATATAAAACATTATCAGCAGTTTCTTTATATACGCTGCCTGAGGCAGCACCTACGTTAGCACCACTTTGTTCTGCTATGCTTTCTAGTGTTTGGAAGTTTTGATTTACTTTGATAAATGCTTCACGTAGATCGTCACCCTGTCCATCGTTTGCTGCGTTACCAATGTTAATTTGTGCTAGTGCCATTTCCTAAATCCTGTCCTTTTTAATATTTATCTTATCCGCGTCTGCGTGTTCTCACACGGGGATACATCAATCCCGTTGTAGGACGAGTGTTTACGTCTTTGTTGTAGGTGTTAAACGCCATATTACCTGATGTTTGCCTGTGATTTTTCCACAGCACAATCCTATCAATGTCTGAACCATCAAGGCTGACCTTTGTGTCGGTATTCACCAATACAGCAT